AAACCATGCTTCTGCTACAATTGCTTCCGGGGTACCGGCTGTGTATGCAAGGTGTGCAACTCCAGCTGGATCAGTAGCCCATAAAGCATCATAGTCTTCCTGAGATATCGATTCACCACCTTCTTCCCCACCAGGAGATCCTTCAACGGCAGCCGTTATTAAAGCGTTGTCGACTGTGACGATGGCGGTATCAAATTGGCCGTCGCCTGTAGTATCCTCCATTTGCATTGATTGCAAGAAATTTGAAGTAGTTATGATGGCAAAGCTATCGCTTTCATCATATCCGCTAGAAAAATCATGGCCTGGTGGGAAAAGTACTACAAACCCTTCAGAATAGTCGGAAAGGGAAAGAGGTACAATCTCACTCTCATCACCCGCTAAAAACTCATCTGGTTCAAGGTTTTGAGGATTAAAGACCGGTATGGATTCGGTAGATATTAGATTTCCACCATTATCATTGTCAACTAACGCAAACGAAAAATCGGAACTATTGTTAATAATTAAAATCATTTTATTTTTTCCTTTTTTTTGACAACACACACGTGTTGCCTGTTCACATTAACTTAGTTAAACTAAACTGTGACTAATAAAGGAAAATAACTGGAACTTTAAAGACTAACGAACTTATCTAAAGGATGTACATGGAGTATCCTCGTTAACAACGTATAAGTATGTTAAAGGGATTATGTAAGCCTTTAGAGTTTCAAATTCTTGTTCATTATTTACGAAATAAACCACTAACCATCACGCATAAAAAAACAGTCATAAAGTATTGTCTTAAAAAAAACTAACTTTGACTGTTCTAACGGGAAACTAGGATGTTTCAACCAACGTATTCAACGACGATTAATGCTCGTCGAATATAAATATTCAGCTCATTACGATTTATACAGAATTTTTTTCAAATTTCTCACATTATTATCAAACTGACAACATTCTGAGCTAAGGAACTCTACTGATTTCTGCCGGCATTCATCATTAGGGTCATCAAACTCAAAATAAAACCGACCGTCAGACAAACGCTTACAATCAATCAACTTAAACCCATGGGTCTGTAAATACGCCGCAATTGCAATGTCAGACGTAACGAATGTTTTATTAGTACCTAAAGTTGACAAACCTAAACTCCTCTAGAAGTTTCTAAAAAATGCTTACGATACTAAGTATTGCGCATATTAGTATCTTGCCTGGTTATCTATAGAGATATCTAGCCAATTGTGATCGTAACAATATCATGCATTTCCAATGCAAAAGAAAATATAATTCCACCTGAAACTATCGTATAGTCAAGGTTTTCTCCCTCTAAAACCATAACACCATTAACGAAGACATCAATAAGTTTGTTATCATATCCGGAAATATTTTCTGAATTTTCGAAGATAAGCGTCTGTCCTGCAGGATAGGGTTCCACTGCAACAACAGATTCCTTAATACGTGAAGTGCGGCCTACTGTAAGGATGCCATTGCTCGAGTCTACGGTGACACCTGGACCGGGAACGATATGGGTTGACAAATAATCGTCTCCGTTACCATCCAGTAATTCGCTAGTCCGGACCTCAGGTGTAGAAACAGCGCCGATGACAGATATGCTAGCTGCATTAATAGCACCAGAAGAATTTATATTTGATGCCGCTAAATCTGCAACCCTAAGATTGGCATAACCCCCCTGGTCCGGATGATCAGGATCAGGGAAATCAGTTATATTAACATCAGCATCTGTAATTGCTAGTCTAAACTCAGCTTGATCATGATCCCAAAATAATGAAGGGTTCAAGCCAGATGCAGTAAAAATTAATCCCCGGTCAGAATCAGGCACCTCATCAGGCATGCCTTGCCCTAATGATATCACCGTATTTTCAACATTGAGATTATTAACAGCAACTTCATTATGATTTGTAACTGTTAAATTTTCAATGACAGCAGTCTGAAAGGTGTTAACACCAGAAAATGCATTATCCTCAGGTAGCAATGCTATTCCGATGTTAAAGCCTGCAGGAAGATCCTCAGGTATCAACCCTTGAAGTAATTCTTCTAACTTTTCATGTTCTACGTCGCCAGCATCTGGCAGTTCATCATGTTGAGTTATTACGATATGACCTGACATATTCTCTCCTACAGCCCTCTAATCTCTCTATAAGCCGAAACCGTTACAGGCCAAAGATCTTCTGCAATATCCAAGCATGCTTTAGCAACCTGCTGAATTTCCCACTGGGCACCATCATGGGTTCTCAACTCAATAAACTTAATTAGATTATTAAGGTTACATGTCCCGTAGTACTCTGTATAAAGATTTTGGGGGAGCACACCTCTGGCTTGTTCTCTACAGATACCTGCATTAATAAGTTCGTTATATAACTCTAGGCTGCGGGCATGATGAGACCGAACCATTCCGCTAGCGTATGTTCGACCACCATCCTCATACGCGCGTATACACGGGTCAAGCTGTTCAGTTAGGTTTGAAGCTTGACGGTTTGATTTATGCTGTGTACGAAAGGTTTTCGGTTCGTAGAACCGAAGATCTACATCAGTATACCTTCTGCTAATCTCGTTATAAGACCATGTTCGATGACGATGGTGCTGAGAGCGTATGAACAGAGGAACACAAAACCTGAAAGTAATAACATTGTGCTCCAGAGTCGAAGTGTGTCTGTGTTTGATAAGGTAAGTAATAAGCTTTTCATCTTTTTCATCTAATTCCCCTTTCTGCTTACCAAACGAAACTCTTGCACTATTAACGATTGTTAAGTCAGAACCCATATGTTCGACATATTCAACCGTACCGATTGAATCATTATAGAGATCAATTTTCTTACTTCCTGGCATCGCGGAGTGTGTCATCTTTAACCCCTTTTCCTTTCCAGCGTGCCTTGCGGCCCCGGACATCATAATGAACAAATGTTGTGTAAAGGCCAACGCCTCCCTGGACCATTTCACCTTTAGAGATTAATTCCTCTATAGCTTCCTTGACTTCCTTTGGTATCATACCTTTAATTTTTATATCGCCGGCCTTTGCAGACATATGCTGGCTTCGTCGTGCACCACCGATCTTCCTATTATACTTTGGTGACCTGTACCCGCTGATTACATGGATTGGTTTACCAAGATTATCTCTTAATACTTGTAGGTTCTCTGCCAAGCACTGGGCGTTTTGCATTAGCTCATCAGGAACATCGGATCCATCACGACACCTAAACTCAGAGAGATTAAAATTTTTCGTAAGTTGTTTACTCATTCTCTATATCTTTCAATAGGCCTACCACATCTAAGCCGGCACAGTCAATCTTTCTACGCGTTAAATTGTAATGATTGATGAAGCCCTTAAACTCTCCCCGTTCACAACGCTTGTCAACACCTGTAACAAGCTCTCCGTTGGAATCTGTAGGACATTCCAAGGGGATACCGGTTGCACCATGGATAGCTACCCAAAGAGCTTTAAGAGCCTCTAGTTGGACAGGGTAAAAATCCAAGTGTTCTTCTAGCTTACGGCCGTGGCATTCAACGTCATTAACAACAGGACGAGCACCATAACCATTACGAACATACCAATCCTGGTATTTCGTGTAGTATGCATTAGATATTTCAACTCCTATACTTTTTGTATTCCACATAGAGCCACCAGCTTGCCATGCCCTATGTTGGGTGTCTAGCAACTGGTATATTGTACCATCATTGTCAATGCAAAAATGGATTGATATCCCTCTCTTTGCAACTACCTTTGCACAGCTCTTTGCAGAAAGACAAACGTCCCAATGGTTTACAAAAAATGTAGGATCCCTATCTTCTTTGCCAGCCCATGAAGTATATGTTCCTGGCTTGCAACTAAGACCGGCTTCGTCGTCCCATAAAACAACTTGCGGCCACTCAATAGGGTAAAACTTTCCATTGTGTACAATGTTTTTATTCATTGCAGTAAAGCACATTTGGGCAGGCTCATGTTCTGAAATATTTGATTCTCTCTCAGTCCAGACCCTTCTGTATGTAGACGGGCCACAAAGACCGTCTGCAGTCAGTTTATGTTTGCGCTGCCACTTTTTAATTGCGTTAACTAAGTCATCATCAAAGTTTTGTGCGCCAAACCAGGTAGGATCCCACCCAAGCTTTGTTGCTGATGCTTCATTATAAAAGTTCTTGTCTATTGCCATGCTATCCTCAAGTTATTACTCAAAATCTATTTCAACGTCAACCTTAATATTGATCTTAGGAACCCTGACATGATTTACAATGCCATGCTTCTTTGCTTCTGCTGCATCCATAAACCAATCAGCATGCTTTTTCGTGAAAACCTTCTTCTTAAAATAGTCGTCTTTTTTTCCACAATTTCTTGCCATCATCGTAAATATCTTTTCATCTAAACGTTCAGCTTCTTTAACATCAGCCTTGAGCTCTTCAATCTTTCCAAAGCCACCGCTGCTAACGTCATGAATCATGATGGTTGCATCAGCATCTGCAAACCGCATGCCATCCTCCCCAAAAGTAAGTAAAACGGCCCCGCAGGACATTGCCTTACCCTCGACGATTGTTGCAACAGGAAGCTCAGAGTTCTTAATCGCACTAACCATAGTCATAAGACTATATACTTGACCACCATAAGAATCGATAATTACAGGAATTACCTTCTGGCCGGTGTTGTGTGCTTGAGCAATCTCTAGCTGAAACTTGTTTGCAGAATCTTCATCAAATTTATTGACCCTGATAATTACAGGTTGCTTTCTTAGTTCGATCTCCTTAATAAGAGGAGATATTTTTGTTGTCCACTTCATTAGTTCTCCGTCAACTACACTTACTATGACCACACGAAGTACAGGCTACGCAACCCTCTTGATAAACCAATGAATCTTCTGCGCTACAATGTTCACACACTGTCTTGCCTGGCTTGGTGCCGTCGATGATATAATTTTTAAGTACCCTTGCAATAACCTTCGAAAAGCTAAACAAATCTGCATCTCTATCTTTCTGCAATTGTTCTACTACATAATGGATAGGGGCTCCGTGGCGAAGTGCAAGGGAGATTGTTCTTGTAAAAGCCGAATGGTTAGGGTTGTCAAAAAGAGATACAACATCCCTTAAGATAACCTCATCTCCATTCTCACCGAAATGTAAGTCATATACAGAATTCCTAGACTTTCTTGGGTGCTTTACTATTTTTCCTGTTTTATATTTCTTTGGGATCTCAACAAACTTTGACAAGCCACCTATAATCTCATATGGTTGGTTATCAAGTTTTCCTACTAAGATTGTCCATGCCTCACCCTTAATATTTGCATTATGGATTGTACAGTCAACCTCAAGCGGCCGCTTTGGTGCTGAGTGGGGTTTGAATGCATCTTCTTTCTCTGTCTTTGAAACCAAAACGCCAGTCCGAGATCCATCCCTATAAACAGTTACCCCTTTGCAGCCAGTCTCCCAGCCTGTCATGTATATATCTTTAACTGTTTCTACCTTAGTTTCATTAGGGATATTTGTTGTATTTGAAATAGCATGACAAATCCACTTCTGGGCAACGGATTGCATCTTTACCTTCTGGACCCAATCAATCTCAGTTGCAGTAGCACCGGCATAAGGTGATTCTTCAATCTTAGACAAGCCGGTTATACTCATCCACTTTTTGAACCCGTGATGGTAAACATCATATTCCTGCCATTTGTCACCTGAGTCGTCAACAAAATCAATACGAGCATTTACATCGGTTTCTGTCAGCTTTTTTCTTCTAGTATATTTCAACATGTAAGCCGGCTCGATACCTGATGTTGTTTGAGTCAATGTTGAAACAGAACCGGCTGGGGCGGTTGTTGTCAATGCGATATTTCTTCTTCCTGTCTCTTTATTCATCCCATATATGTCAGGGGCCTCTTCCCAGATCCTATTCAAAAATGGGTGCTCCATTTCTCTTTCATGATCATGGACTGGGAAGGCACCTCGTTCCTTTGCCATAACACATGAAGAACGGTATGCATTAACTGCTAGGGTTTTATAAAATTGTTCTACAATTTCGATAGAGGCGTCAGATCCGTATCTCACCCCTAATGCTGCCAAGGCATCGCCTACGCCTGTAACGCCTAACCCAGTTCGGCGACCATTTTGCGCCTGAGATTTTATCTTGGTCCAAAGGTTTTTCTCAATAGCCTTAACTTCATCAGGCTCAGGATCATCCTTGATCTTCTTTAAGATCTTATCAACTTGCTCAACTTCGAGATCAACCATATCATCCATTAAGCGTTGGGCCTGCTGGGTTACCTCTGCTAACTTGTCGAAGTCAAATTTGGCCTCGGGGGTAAATGGAGAGCTAACGAATGAATATAAGTTAAGAAGCATCAACCGACAGCTATCATACGGGCTCAAAATAATCTCGCCACATGGATTTGTAGAACTTGATGCAAAGCCCTCGTCAGAATATAGATCTGCAGGAGTTAATGAGGTTGCAGTATCCCAAAATAATAAACCAGGTTCTGCGCATGCATGTGCAGAAGAAATAATCTCATCCCAAACTTCTCTAGCATTTTCGTTGTATGAAACCTCAGGCTCTGTTGAATCAACAGGCCAGCGTTGCTGGTATTCACTGTTGTTTTTTACTGCATCAAGAAACTCATCAGATAACCTTACTGAAATGTTCGCTCCTGTGACCCTGCTTAAATCCCTTTTGATCTTTACAAAATCCATCACTTGTGGGTGATGAACAGAGATTGTCAACATTAATGCGCCGCGGCGACCATTCTGCGCGACTTCGCGACATGAATTTGAGAACCTATCCATAAAGACCTCAATCCCGTCTGTCGTCCTTGCACAATTACCGGTTGATCTACCCTTCGGGCGGATGGTCGATATATCAAACCCAACGCCTCCGCGGCGCTTAGCAATTTGAACAAGCTCTTGATCTGTCTTAAGAATGCCGCCGTAAGAGTCATGGGGAGGTTCAATAACAAAACAATTTGATACTGACTGGATCTGGAATGGATTTCCAACACCCGACATAGGTGATCCTTGAGGCACAACGTACTTAAAGTCCTTGAACAAATTATAGATCTGTTCTTCTGACATAGGGTTTGGGTACTTACCTTCTATCCTTGCGAATTCCCTTGACAGGCGTCGATGCATATCATCTGGTGTGTTCTCATGTAAGTTGCCGTCACGATCAATCAACGCATACTTAGAGACGAATACGTTCGCTGCTAAGTCATCCCCATTAAAGTATTGTAACGACTTTCCAAATGCTTCATCAAATTTTACCATTTCGCAATTTCCTTAAATTTTACTAACTTCATTCCACTTTTTCTTTAAGAGGTCTTTCATAGCATTTTCATCTTGTGCCGCGGCTTCGCCTAGGGTCAATGAGTTCTCATCTAATATTTCAATTATAGACATTGAAGTGTCAATGTGTATGGGGAAAAGTAAACCATCTCGGCCCGCACGGTTCTTTGCAATAAATAACCTACCTGACCCTGTAGATTTTTCCATTGCTTTACGTGAGATAGACAAGACAACATCAGCAACCATTGCCTTACCATACGCCTCTGACATGTTCTCCAGGCCGACCACATCTGAGTTTGCGGATTCACGGTTTGCTTGTGAGGCAGTCCAGACTGGGAGATTCATGTCCATTGCCATATTTCTTAATTCTTCATAAATTAACTTAAGTTCGTGGCGAAGGGAATCATAACTCCTTGTAGAGCGCATAATATCTGCATAGTCAATAATAATTACATCAGGCTGAAAGCCTTTCAACAGCAGCTTTTCAATATGATTACGAATCGTGACAATTGAGGCAGCACCTGTAGGGTACTCCTTAATAATCAGTCTACCAAGCTCAGTGTTTTCATACTTCTCTAAAACCTCAGCCTTATTATCACAAACGTCGTTGCTTGCGATACCGCAGATATTTGAATCATACCTTAATCCCACCGCATGCTCTGTCAGCTCGAATGTATAGTGGACGACATTTTTCCCGGCCTTCATGGCGTTAGCACCCATTTGTACAAGGAAATGACTTTTACCTACGCCTGTATTAGCAGTAATAACACCAATCTCACCCCTACCAAGGCCGCCCTGCAAAATATCACCTGCATCAAGCCTATCTAGGCCGGTCGGGCAAACCCTTCTGGCTAGCTTAACAAACCTTGCATCGGCATCTTCGAAAAAATCATGGCCAGTTGAGGAAGGCATGCCGACTGCAACGGCTTCCTTCATGAGGGTAACAACACTTTCAAACTTATCAGTAGAAATAAGCTCTACTGCTTGCTCTAAGGCTTCCTTAAATGCCTGCCGCTTACAAAAGTCTAGCGACTTATCCTTGACATATTGAAGATCACCCATATCTGGGTTATGCTTAACCCTGTGTAAAAACTCTACAATCTGATCACGTAGAATAATATCATGCCCTTGTGATAAATCATCCTTAATAATAGTTATCAATAGTGACATCGTAGGAAAAGACTTATACTTAATATGATACGAAAAGTACTTGTCGGCAAGGTAGTTCAGGTATTTCAAGTCAAAAAACTGGGGATTCATAACCTCAATCATTTGCGCGGCCCATGAATGATCAGACATAAGACTTTGAAAAATCTTTTCCTGAAACTGTTTTCCGTATTGCGCAAAATATGGTTGTGACCCATTTGCTACCTGTAGTACTGTATTAGTATTGCTCATTAATTACTTCCCACTCCAAGGGTTGAACTTATTGACATATAGAACGAGTCAGCATCAAATGTTGACAGGCCTTCGCGTATAAGCGTTTTCATTAGTTTAATCTTATTACCGTTGCTGTTAAAAGTATCAACAATACCTTCAACTTTTTGAATTTGGCTAGCTGCAAGGTTTGAAATGCCTAAATACATAAGCTTCCAGTTCCTATATGCTATCTCAGAATTTTCATTAATGTTATGGAAAAGCTTTATCTTTTTCCCTGTTGTCATACTTCGCTCATGGCTTAACTTAACAACTTCATCAACAGAAATAAAATCCGGACTGCCCAACTCTGGAAATCTTTTTAGCATTGTCTTAAATCCGGCACCTTTAATTCCTGGTAACGAGTCAGAACCATCACCACAAAAACATCTTGCTACAAGAAAATTGTCAGGATACATTCCAAACTTTTGTATAACATCCTTTGCCGTAACAAAATCTTTCTGGCCGGGAGACCATTGAATGATATTACTTGAAAGCAGTTGATAATAATCCTTATCAGATGACACTATCACGCATCTATTATCTGAGTATTTATTCTTTGCTAGGTATGCTATAACATCATCTGCTTCACAGTCTGAAACGTAAATCTGTTTCACAGGCACCGTCTTTAATAACTCTATAGTTAGCGAAATTTGGTGGCTTCTATTTTCGACAGTATCTGGAATATCATCACCGTAAAATCGGTTTAACTTCTGTGGTCGGCTCTTTTGCTTATAGTCGCTATAAATTGCACGTCTTCTAAGTGAGCCTCCCCCTTCCCAAATGACGCATACATCGATTGGGTTTAACATATCAGTTAATCTTGCAATCGATTTTATAAACCCAAGTGTACCGCCTACATGACTACCATGAATAGACATTGCAGGGTTAGCTATAAAATGTCTGGTAAAAAGATTATATGCATCGACCAAGAGGACTGGGCGAGTAGATACAATTGACATATCAACCCTCCGGTAAAATTAACTCTTCTTCTAGCCCCATCGCGATGGTTCGGACTTCCTCATAAGATTCAGCATCAATATCAACATTTTTGGGATCAAACTCTTTGACTAGTGCTGCCTTAAGTAGAGCGTCGACGTATCCACCATACTCTTTAGAATACATGACTTCATCAAAATCTTGTTTATAAAACTTTTTCTCGATCTTGACTTCACCGGTATCAGGATTTGAAACGGTCAACGTTTTCCATGCACCGGTGCCTGATACTGTAACTTCTTCGTCGGCGATTACTTCACTTCCATGCTTTCGAAGTAGATCAAAAACCTGTTCATGTTCAACAATGCCTTTACCAAAACGAATTTCAAAGTTGGCACTTCTAAATGGAGGTGCTACCTTATTCTTAATAGTCTTAGCTGAAACGTGAATTCCAATTACTTCTTTGTCTTTATTTTCAATTCGCTGGCCGGCCCCCAACTTAATTCGTACAGACGAGTGAAAAGGAATTGCCTTACCCCCGGGTGTAGTAGTAGGATCTCCATACATTACTCCAATTTTAGTTCGGATCTGGTTAAGGATTACAAACAGCACATTTTGATTCGCAATTACTCCGGTAATTTTTCGCATACCTTTTGAAATTGCCCTTGCTTGTAGCCCGATAGTTTCCTTGTCATAATCGCCTACTAGCTCCGCCTTGGGAGAAGTGGCAGCAACCGAGTCCCACACAATCGTAATCGGGACATCCTTATCCATTGCTTTTGCTTTCATAATTGTTGCTTCAGCGATAGATAGAACTTCCTCAGTACAATGTGTATCAACATACACAAATCGTTGTGAAATGTCAACACCAAGTAATGCAAGGTTCTCAACAGAAGTTGCATTCTCAGTATCGATATAAACTACGATTCCGCCCATCTGTTGTGTAGACCTTGCAATTTGAATTGCAAGGTGAGATTTGCCAATAGATGGAGGGCCGAAGATCTCAATAATTCGTCCTTCTGGCATGCCTCCATTTTCCCTATTAGCAACAATATAATCTAGCTGTTTACATCCTGTAGATATCCATCTCTTTACATGGGTTGGAGAAACATCATATGCTAAATTATATGCAACCTTGCTTCCATGTTCTTTATTAAGAGATTGAATCAAGTCATTCGTAAAGTCATCGGTTGCGGGAAGGGTCTTCTTTTTCTTTGCCATATTGCAATCCTTTTGTAGATACTAGAGTATACACTTAAAGCAGCTGAATGTTCAAAAAGAAAGGCAGGGTTTCCCCTGCCTTTTTTAATTAAAACTCTAAATACTTTTTATAGATCTTCTAGATCCGCAAAAGCATCATCTAGACTTCTATACTTTGCCGATGCTTCGGTAGACTCGCTAGTTTCGCTCGTAGTTTCATTGCTAGCAGTGGTAGCCTTAGCTGCAGGTGCAGCCGACTTAGACTCGGTAAAGCTTGACGTTGCATTTCGAGTAGTGCCGTCGGTGTCTTCTTCACCATTGAGCCAATCATTTACAATCTTCTCAAGCTCTTCAAATGTCTTAAGTGTATAAAGATCATCTAGCGACGGGACATTATCAGTCCACGTCTTAATCTGGGCTGCATCGGAAGATAGGGCTGTTGCCTTTCCCCGAGGGCGAACCGTTGTAGTAGCCCACATTCGGCCAGGTGGCTTTGTACAGACAACCTTAACGTCGCGTCCTTCGGTAGGATCTGTGATATCGCCATAATCTTCATCCAACATAATGTTCAATAGAGACTGATACACAGTCTTTCCGAATGACCAAAGACGTACACCTTTCTCCTCTTCACCGCGGACAACAACCGGCGCATAACAACGCATCTTAGGATAAAGCTTCTTAGCTAGCTCGTATGATTCCTTTGAGCCGTCTTCACGTAGCGTATTAATAAGGTCCTGAATTGGGTCTGGTTCACCAAATTGCTTCGGTGCCAAAAGGCCAGGGTTGTTTCCGATATTATAATAGAACCACCGCTCCTTAAAGGGCTGCCCATCATTGTCTGAGAATGAGAGAAGACGTACGGTATGCTCCTCTCCTTCTTCCGGACGCCACATTACATTGCGACGACTGTTAGTGCCAGAAAGTTGTCCTAGCTTCTTGCGAATTGCATCAAAATCGATTGCCATTATTTTAACTCCTTAAATTTCGAACTGTATAAAGTTCAACTGTTTGTTATTGTGGTACAACCACATGATAAGAATACTATGTTATGCGCTCATGTACAAGAAAAACTACCATTTATCTAATGGGCATTTATGTTTTGGGGCGAATACGACAGCGGGAAAAAAACATGAACATTTTCCGCACTTAAACCTAAGGGGTGCAACAGACTTTGGGAATATGGTATGTTGTAACTCTGGGCACTCTATGCATATATTTGAACGATGCTCTACTAGAATCTTAAGTTTTGGATCCTGATGAATTTTAAGGAAGGACGAAAATAAGTTTGTCCAACCATCTTTTATATCTTTAAGATTCAATTTTTCCCCACTTCCCTATTGGGCAACGTTTTCTAGGGGCAAATATCATGGCAGGAAAACTACACCCGCACTTTTTGCATCTGCCTTTGGGTATACTGGAATTTACTTTTGATGTTATATTAAGCTCTGGGCAGACGACACAAATCTTCGCTCTTTCTTCAACAGCTATTTTTAGTTTAGGCGAGAGTGATCTTTTGTTAATACTGTTCAAGATATAATTGAACCACCCATCTTTTATATTTTTTAATAAGCCCATGGGTTATTCCTTATATGTACCGCCGCCAAAGGAACGAGAATTTAAGTCAGGCTTTTTCTTCTTTTTCTTCTTTTTCTTTACTTTGTCATCCGGATAAATACCAGTCGTACCAAGGGGTGCGACTGCTCCGCTTATTGACATCCCGCCTAAGGAAATCATCTCATCCTGCTTATCTTCATCTCGCTCATCAGGCTCTTTAAGCATATGGGTCTCCTTCTCAAGTAAAACCCTCAACGATTCGCGAATATATAACCTTAGTACATCATGCATATCTTTACCTCACGTACTATAATTATTATCCCCAACAGATACTAGTATAATGCGATCTTTAAAGCTACCTTTTTTTGAGGCCTTAAGGGTGGCCGTTCGAAAAACCTCTTGCATATCTAAATCATGACAACTACACATTGATGAAAGAACCTCCCATATATCTGCAGCTTCTTCATATGATGGGTTCTCTATAAACTCTTCAAGCTCTTCGCGAAGTTTATTATATAATGCCGATTTATATTCACTAAGATCAGTAGCTTGTGTAGTCTCGAAATTCTTACCGGTACTCTTAATAATGCTAGGGATCTTGTCCCTGACTAGCTTATTATACCGGATCATTCTTGTCCCTATGGATTGTTACAGCTTTTGCCTGCTGCAACAATAGTGCCAACGAAGGCTCACTATTTACGTAAAAACGATTCTCTTCAAAATGAAATCCTGCAGCTAACTGAACTGCTAACCACTCATCATTTGTAAGTACTACACCATAATGCTGTAATAACCATAATGTACGATGTGAGACTGACATCTTGTTTAGATCTTCATTGTACTTATAAAGTTGGCCAAGTTTTTCCCGGTGCCAGTTTGAATCCTGCTCAACAAAATATCTCTTTGAAAGATCACCAACCTTGCCAAGTTCATGTAAAAGACCAACCTTAAGAATAGATGCAGTCGCAATATTCATGTCTAACGATGAGTTTAGCGTACGCATTGTTTGGGTTACTCTTAAAGCATGTTCAATAAGACCACCTGGGGCACAACCATATTGATCAGTCCGAGGGGAGGCAGGACACATTATAAGCCTCTCGCCTAATGCATCTAATAGATTGTTAATTTTATCATCTGATAATCTTCTTAAAAGATTATCATAGGTTTCCCATCGGGATTGTAGTTCTTCGAAATCGACATCTTCTGACATGATATACTCCAGTTGTTCAAATAGATTATATCACACAACCTAGCGTTTTATAAGATTACTGCCAACGGTCGCTATTATTTCTTACCTGGTACATCATTGTACCGCCGCTTGTTGGCTCAATTCGAATATGTCCATCCATTTTGATAAGCCCGACTGATGCAGCTGCACGTACAGTATCAAAGACGAAAAGAGTTGACTGCCTGTCTTGTGGGAGACCGGCATTAGGATAAAAATACCCTTTCTTACCTTCACTATCTTCTTGATCTTCACCCTTACCAATTGCTTCAGCAAAGGTGCTATTTGCACGGCGGACACTCTCAACAACGGCATCTGCACGCTTAAGCGTCGAGTCCCCGCTACCTGTCTGTGCCCTAAGGGTTGACATCAACTTTCCTGGATTTACACTTGCCAGCCTCTTAGCTTTAGCAGTACTGCCATCCTCACCAGCAAATATTTCTTTTACCCACGCAGGATAATTACCTTGACCTGTTCCGCCTAAGACCTTACCACGGCCCCGGGATTTTGTTTCTTCTTTTTCTTCACGAAGGAGCATACGTTGAATATGACGCCTAATAAATAACTCTGCTTCTAAATTTGACATAAAAACCTCTTATCCTCTAATTAATTATTCGCCTGAGTCTCTGATAACACTTAGAGTGACAGGAAAATTTCCCAATGGTGATATATCAATCCCACCAGATAATAGCTCAGACAGGCCTTGGACATCATCCGGATGTACGTCTAAAATCATTGCGTCGTGGATAACATACGTTGGAACACATCTCAAATTAAGATTATCAATTTTTTCTCGTAAGTTAATAAAGCCTAGTAATGCTGCATCAACAGCGGATGACTGGATATAGTAGTTTATGATAGCTGGATCATCTGTCCTGTCAGGTTCTATATACCTACCAAAGTAATTTTGAAATCTCGAGTTTGTAGTAAGCTCAGGCTTTAAAGACTTTAATAGCTCTGGTACCCCGAAGAACTTTCTAATTTTATCAATAACAATCGATGCATTAAATTCTCTTCCAAGCATTTTTGATAACCTAGACTTGGATACACCATATAGGGCGCACAATACAGCAATTTTTGCTTGTTCCCTAGTAATCCCAGAATTGAATAACTCTTTTGAAAGCTGGAGATATACATCATCGTCTGACTCAAACCCGGCGGTCAATCGGGCTACACGAGGTTCCAAAGAAACAAAATCAACTTGTAGTATCTTCCCACCCTCAAACCGTGATGACATTATGTCTCTATATTTTTTTGGTAATGTTAATACTTGAGGACCTGAGGCTACCGTCAATCGGCCCGTCAATGTCGAAGACTGGTTATATGTTATAGCCGGTGCCGTTGAATCAGCGGATGGCCGAAATGACTTAAGAGTGCTGCAAACTGTTTGGTTTTGTTCACCCTGGATGTATGAAGCTAGTAGCGGACCATCCACGAATGCACGTGATAGGCTTAAGAGGAAGCTTCGCTCTTTGATGAATACTTCATTATATTCATTGTCGGAGAAGCACCCAAGTGCATTCTCGAGGCTAGAAATTAATCTAACTAGTGATTTCTGAAACTCAGCAGGGGGTAATACAGCATGCCATGGTATTTCCTTCATATTATCTTGCAATATCGACCTAAATGATCTAATATGAGGCTTTGATTGTACCGAAGGTTTCTCGAAACCAAACAAATCCATGAGAGCATCGATACTTTTGGTCGAGGAAGGTTTTCCATAGATCCAGGCATCTTCCGGAAATGTATTTGACCATGAGTATGATCCACCATGGTATACAAGGTGCTTTTTCGTGCCTAGCACATCTGAGCTTACGCAAATCATCATACATTAATAATATAAGGTATGATCTAAGTGTTCACGGGTTCTCTGAGATACTTCTTAATGACTGTGTCGCTAGATTTAATGTCGACTCATATGCACCGTATGCATCAAGCTGCGTCATCTTTAAGCTTGTCTTAAATTCACCCTGCACTAACGCATGAGAAATTCCTGTTATGGCATATACATTATCGACATTTGTGCCTGTTCCAAAGTCAATAAAGAACTGTTGTCCGAAGCCAACTAGGGGGCAACCAATTATCTCTAAATCTAAAGAAGTTGGTGCAACCTTAAGGGGTAACCCAGCATCTCGTGTCCCGGTAGGCGATCTAGCATCACCATGACCTGATCTCATCATCATAATTGTAGCCATTTGCGGGTCATTCTGGCTTGATAAGCTTGCATTCAAAACAGCGCTGGTCGAAGAGCCATATATTATACTCGGCATTACACTTCTTATAAAGTTTTTTATTCTCGGGAATCCACCATTGATTCTAAACATTGATGGCTGTCGGCCTTCCGATGCATTGCCATCTCCAGTAACTGCGACAAGTAATTCTTGTTCAGTAGCTAACTCTATTACTTGCTTATGAGCTGCGCTGCGGTCGGCTGCGGGTACGGGCTCAGTTGATTGATTTTCTCTAAGTGCGGTAGAGATCTGGCCCATTGTATCATTCCTAGCAGCAGTTAAAAGATCTTGCACACTTGAATAAGACGACTGGGCCTTGTCATACACATGTATCTTCAATATGGTCCTTACTTTTCCAGACACACCAGACTCATCTGAATTCATTGCGGGAACACATTCTGTATGAATTCCTATCCTGGGCTTTTTGAATTTCATAGATGACTCGGTCATTGTTATATCAGAGTGATAAGCATATGCCAGTCTTTTATTTTTTGCATCATGAAGAGCAGTAGGGCTTCCCTCTGTGTAATCCTTATGTAACTCTCTGTTACCTTCATCATTTGTCGTATACAGGTCGGCTAGCCCCCAGGCCTCATTATCTAAGCTACCCAAGAATTTTCTTTGAAGCATTCCTAAAAATCTACGTAAAGGAACGAATGCCGTCTGCTCTGTTAGTTTCTGGAGCTCAGCATCAAATTTTTCAACATTTATTGGAAACTCAGATATTTGCCGGTTTCTCATAAATGATGCATCTTTATTTATCGGGTAAAAAAACCATTGAATTTCATCAAACTTTTCATCCATTGCTAGCGGTCCGGCGACATACGTCATTAAAACCTTACCCAACGAAACAAATTGTGGGTAATTCCTAAAAGCATATGGTAACCTATTACCGTTTGCTGACTTATCATCTCTGCTTAAATGAGCATCAATGCGAGGATCACAACAATTAATCCTGACCTTACAGAAATTATGTTGATCCGGATGGATCGGTCTCCACCATGGATCACCTGAATGACTTGATTTAAGATGCTCTTTTTTCCATCCTAATGCTGCATCAATTGTTTGATCTAGCTCATGTAATGCGCCTGACTCTGGATCACCAGGTTCACCCAAGAGACCGTCTAACGCAGTTGCGAGATCAGATGCAGAAGGGCTTACACCATCTGCGCCGGCGCGGTTCTGTGTACGCCAGGTATTCATTGCTGTTCTTGTCTCATTATCCAAGCCACCTATACCAGACATTGACGTAACACTATTTAACCATGTCTCACCGGTAGCATTAGATGAACCGGATTCACCTTGGGGACGCATTGCCCTCCGGAGGCGGCGTACTGTATCAAAAAGGCGATTAATTTCGTTTAGTTTCTGAGAAACGCCCGGGCCCTTGGAAATATCAGATGTGTCAAAGCTTATAAGTCCCATCATGGAAAGCTCAACACCAATCTCGACCTGGCCGACTTCGTCAAAACTAAAATCAGAGTTTATAATCTTATATTTTTCTTTTACTCTCATTGAATTTAACAACGTTGCAAAAGGATTATCAGTATCATCTGTAGCTAAATGTAATCCGTCGGGATGCATCCATCCATATTCTACTAATAGCTCTGTACTTCCATAAAGATCAGGCTTTATAAATTCACCCATCTCTGCTAATCTAGACCGATCATGTAATGTTATCTGTATCTTTGCGGTCTTATGTGACATCATGCCGCCAGAAGGTGTAACCTCAACAGTGAACGATTGCAATGTTGCTAATGGCCGGAATTTATCTAATACCCTTGCAGCCCGTGAACTTCCTATTCCGCCTGGATCATTTGCACTAGCTGCATGTGTTGAATCGGGCAGCGTAAAATCCATATTATCAGCATCAATCATCATTTGTGGCGATGTAAATAACTCCATCCCCGCTGTTGCAATTTGAGATTCATCTTTATCCTCTGAGTCAGGATCATCCCGGTACATACCTGAGGATAGTAAACTAGCATTTGTAGACTTAGTAATAATATAATCTGCCGACTCGCCACTAGGATCCAGCGTCTTCAATTCGACATTACCCATTAAAAACTGCGATAATGAAACAGTATCAACTTTTTCGTTTTCCCCAGTAGTAGGTGGGCGCTTACTTATTATCTGAATGTCTAAGTAAGGCTGGCAGCGAGACATTTCAACAGTTGGAACAAAGTTCATAAATACTGCAACGGCACTCGAGTCCCTGGTCGCTGGGGAGAGATGTGAATCTTTTATATCAAAAACCGTAACTACTGGAGTTTGAGGTGTAGGGTTATCTAAGTGAGACTCGGAGTTGATACCAAGGCCATTAGCCATATCATCACGATCAGCATTTCTTCCTTGTAGATCATACTTGTTTATAGCATCAGGATCTTTCTCGACCATCGCTGCTATAAGCTCGTCACTCCAAAAAAGGTTTCTTATACTTGCGGTGTTAGGTGCATAATGATCTGTATTCATTGCCCCTGCATCCCAAGCCATCTCAGGATCTAAGAACGACAGGTCAGGCTTTTCGCGGAAGGAACCGCCACAATGACCAGCAGCTGATTCGTCAGCCCATTTAATAGGGATTGGGCGAGCAACCTTATCACAGCCCTTTGCAGCAAGTGCGGATGGCTCAAAGGTTACACTCAACATCTCTATTAGTTTTGATGCATGTTCCCCACCAAGCTCCTCCGATAGTTTGTCTAATAGTTCCATCGTAGATAAAGAGCCTTCAGTTGCCTGTAAGAATAGTTCCCCTATTTTATGCTCTGGAGGTTTCTTCGCTAGTGCAGCTAATTGCTGCTCCATTGTTGTATCTTCATCTGTTGCTGAGGAATCTTTCAATTCAATTAGAAGGTTCACAAATGCACTTTTTGAACGGATATTGAAATAACGCCCTAAGGCATCAATAGCCTTTGCAACCTCTGTATCCGTTTTCTTCTCAGCCATTTTTATCCCACAATAGATGCAACGCTATTTAAGTCCGTTGGTATCAATAATCTAGTACCCGGAGGTACTTGTAAAGCCCAGCCGATGCTAGACGCTGCTGCAATGACCCACCATAACTTTCCATTACCATATATTCTTCCAGCGATTGTATCCAGGCGCTCTGCATCAGATGTTACATATTCTCTTGTGGTAATTGATCCTGATCTTACAGCAGCCCTAATTGATACGACACCTCGAGGGGTAGCATACTGCTTATTGCCAAAAATTAATCTTGTTCTACCGTATCTATTCAAAGCCATTATGGTGCCTTCGCCTCTTTGTCCTTGGGTTCAATCTGTGCATCGTCCGTTGCACGTTCTGAGTTCCACCCCTTAACTAGTGGGTCGTCTTTAAAGTTTAATTCTGAACCGTGAACATCCGGACCTGATAGGTTATTCATTATGTCACCAACGTTATAAAGTGGTGCTCTATTGAATCCATCATGATCAAGTCCTGGTGGTAGATCATGGATTGGTGTAAATGATACGCTAACCTTTACCCACATTGGAGCTCTTGAGCCAAGCTTCCTAGTCTCCCATGGTGCATCAGCGTAATCATAGCTTAATGATGTTATAACGCCCGCTAAACCCCGGCCTTTTGTTGACTCAAATGCACGTACTATCGCATTCTTTTCTGGATCGAAAAACCCTCTATTTGTGCCATCAATTGGATCCGGTGTCTCCGGAGGTAATGCTGTGGTTGCACCTAAGTCTTTTTGAACTTGTTCAAAATCGTGCATCAACATACTGTGATCGACATAAAACTCGCCGTCGTATATCGCGGCGGCATCAGAATCTGCAGGAAACTTTGCAACATAAGCAGGCGGGCCTACCCGGGGTGGACCAAGCGATACTAATGGTGCACCAGGATACTCCTTTGTAACTATCTCTATGACTGTATTACTTTGTATCTCAACATATTGTGACTCACCATCAAGCTTGACAGGCAACAACCCACCAAGTTTTTTCGGTGCATTAGACATACCCTTGTTAGATCTCATTATTGCAGTTGCACCATCTTGCCACCCATGATCTGAGTCTGAATCTGTTTCTGGTGCAGTATGTAACTTGTCATAATAGTCTTTTAGCTTCTTCCCATATTCCGCAGGATCACCATCATTCCACTTTTCAGCGTCAGCCGCTTTTGAATTTCCTGCCTGATGATAGAAACCATCAGCTGCATCATCATGACCGATGCCGAATATTCTTGCTAGGTTAAATCTGCTATAGTTACCCTTGATCAAGTCACCGATCCTCATCCGGATTATTGGGGACGCTGCAGGGACTTGAGAGAATGGCATAATAAATGCTTTATCTCCTGAGTCTTTCATATGGGTACCTGCAGACCATTGTGGGTACACAAGTGATGTTAGCTTATTAATGCTCCACCACATTTCATCAAAGTCTTCTGGGTTCGTAGCCGCAACCATAAATGATATTGATATTGCTCTAGTAGTCTTATTAAAGATCTGTATTTGATCCATACGGCCATAGCCGCCCATTGCAGACCATTCTGGGGAATAGTCATCTGAAATTGAGTCAAGAAATGCATGAAACGCTAGTATCTCGTTTGTTCTTAGATCTTGAAAATAAAATGGAACGTATTCACAATCTAACTTGTTTTCAATTTCTAAAACTGTCTCAGGGGCAATCCTTCCGTTCTTAACACCTTTACCATATATTAACTTGTCCTTGAGTGGTAATAATGCTTCATGCCCCTGCCCTGATCTTAACTCATATTGTAAAGCCGCTGTTATTGTTGATTTCGGTAATAAAAACCTAGAAGGTAGTGCACCATGGCGTAGTACTGATCTAGCATTTCGTTTACTAATCCTACTTTTTGCAGTTCGGCTAGCTCCTGACTCGACAAGGTTATCAGGATCTGAACTATATGGTGAGAACGTATAACTGTCACCGACATACATTAGATCACCTAATTTTGCACATGTCATCAAAAACCGTACTGACGTACAAGCACCTAAGGCTTTTATTATGCCTATAACACCTGCTGCTATTGAAACAGCATTCCCTCTAATCTGTGCTGCGATGTTTGCAACATCCTCTAAATCTCGTGTAGCATGACGCATAAGATTAGCAATAAACCCACCTTGTTCCATTAATGCACCGAACATATCAGCTAAATCACCAAGGCCAGGAATTCCATCTAGGTTCGGAACATTAAATAATGATCCAATCCCTCTAAGCATACACTTAAATAAATCGTTCTCAGTCTCTAGCTCAGGCACGCCGAGCCATGTCAATATAGGCCCTACTAAAGCATTATACCCTCGAGGACTTTGACGCTTACCTTTGGGCATTTTCCATGGTGCTTCAGGATTTCTTCTCTCTGGTAGCGCTTCTGCACCAAGCATACACAACATTATAATCCCATAAATAACTGCTGCCTGGATTAATATTGCTAGTAACCCGCCCAAGGCTGCAGTTATCATTCCCATTGGTAAAGCGCCTGAGAATGTTTCAAAATAAGAGTTTAAGTGTCCGAATGTATCGTCTGAATCTATCTCATTGTCAGTCCACCCAATGCCCCCTATGTTAGTATCAGCTAGAAGGTATCCGCCACTTGTTCTTTTGTATCCGCCCACGACATCAGCGGCAAGATCTGTAACAGCAATTGTGACATATGGTATACCCATTTGCTGTAAACTAGGTAATAACGAGGCCATTGACTCGCTAGCATCAGCAGCGTGACCGACCCCTCCGACCATCAACATTCTACCTATTTCGCTTAATTTGCTAATTTCGAACCCAACGGCATCAGGATTATAAACACCCAATAGTTCTTGATGACTGCCCATCGTACCGGTACCAGAGCCGGTAGAGAATGCGCCGTCCAAGATATATGGTGATCCAGATGTTGGGTGAAACCGATTGTTTTGTAATACCTCAGATGTTCTCTGCTGGATTACATGAGGGCCAGGTGGTACAACCTTACCTAATACCCTATCTGGTGCTGATTGTGGCGAAGGAGTACCAGAAACTGAGGCTAATAAAGTGTGCCCTTCGCCGCGAGATCCTTGTACACCCTTATTATAAATGTGTGGTTCGTTATCTTTTAGTGCAAACGGATTAACTGTACCCTTTGCTACAGATGGGCTTTTGTATTCACTTACGCCTATATTTGTAAAGTCTTTCTCTTTAACAGCTCCATGCCCTAATACTTCATCTAAAAATGTCTGGTCGGTACCAGAATTGTTTATTGCACCGGCATTCTTGTAAGAATCATAAACTGGTGGCGCACCTGTAACATCGCGGTGGCTTACAGCCTCTGTAGAACCTGGGGACGGATGGTATTTATTGACCTTTGCAACACTACTTAAGTAATCACCTAACTTCTCTAAGGATGCGCCTTCTCCTGATTCAGGTAGATCATCACCTTCGACAAGCATACCATCACGGTCACCATGAGTGCCGGAGCCCTCAGGCCTGTATGTTGGCCCAAACTTATCAGTATCTAGTGGTTTCTTTGTTTCTGACATTTATTACTCTTGCTTTTTTGGTGCCTTTGTTGTCTTTAGCTTCTTCTCTAAATCTTTAACAACGTTTGGATCACTCAGCGCTTTTTCAATCTTAAATATTGTCTCGGACCATTTCTCAGCCACACCAGTCGCGTACTTTTTCATAGACTGCTTCTGGGCATCTGTCATCTTGTTTTCAGTAGAGTTATCAAACCCCTCAATATACCGTTCGATGCCAGCCATGCCACCGATCATATCAATAATATTCTTTTTATGCTTTTCTGCACCTTCTAATTCAGGTTTCTTATTTTCTTTATCAGACATTTTTTTCTCCTATTAAGTGTCTACAGACTGGCCGCCCTTTCTTGAAAGCTGGATTGTATTTGTCCCTCGGGGCCTCTTACTATCACTCATAGCTAGTGAAAGTTGGTCGGCATCCATTGTAACATTAAGATTAACAGTAACGTTAATCGGTTTATTCTCAACCGTAATCGTCTCAGATGTTAATGCCATGTTGTCGCCAAATTCCTGAAGCCTTGCACTAATATCTAGGGGGCCTATTGTTGCCAATAAGTTATTTAGCTCTGCATATTCTGTCATCATTGTTGTTACGGCATTAACTGCGTTAGTAAACCCGGTCTGGATGGATGGTTCAATTTTGCTAGAAACACCCTCTAGAGTATGTTGTATCCAGGCCGCAGTAAGAATAAGGCCATCAGCATTTTGACTCAAATAATGCCCTACATTATTAGCAGCTACGAAAGCTGGCCTAGTTCCGCCGAAAGTATGCATAAATGCCTCAAGCTCTTTTACTGCATCGGCACGGCCCTTAATCCTCCTAGTACTAAAGTCCCAGTTGCCGGAGCCTAGTTTCGTAAGTAGCGATTCAAGACTGTTTGAGTCATTTGCCCAGTTAACGCCGTTTAACTCCAAGAAGGCGGTGTCAATCGAATCAGCGACACCGGAAAGATCATGGCCTCCGCCAGAGGTGTCCAAACCTTTCATTACGGTCACGAATTCAAATATTGTTTTTAAGGCATCAAGTGCTGGACCGACCTTCTTCACGTTCCTAGATTGGGAGTCGGTTATCGATATATTCCCTAATTTTGTTACTAGATCTTGTAAAGGACCGTTTGCTCCAAGGACTCTGTCGGTAAATGCTGTCATATTATAAATAGCTGCACCCAGCATACTTACACGTTGGCCATTAACTGAGTACTGTACTGAATCTGCTGAGCTAACAAATGAGCTGAATACGTTACTGGTACTCGGATCAAACATTTGCATTAAGTTACCAACGGCCTCGATAGCTGTGGAGACAATATCAATCTTAGGGCCCATTGTCTTGGCATCACCAACGCCACTAGCTGCCTGAACTACAGAGTTGACTAAGGTGCCTAGTGAGGGACCCATGGTAGTTAATAATTCACCTACTGACCCAAATACCGTCTTCATAGAACCTGAGATTCTGTTTAACTTATTAACGTTGATCTTACCTTTGTTATTTTGTGCACCCTTAATAACTTGGTTAATGATCGGGAATACACCGGACATCATTTCGCCTAAGGCCGTGAAGATTGGACCAAGCATCGGGGCAACAGCCTTAAGGGTTTCTTCAGATCCTGGTTTGATATTATTAATCATGGTGCCAACAGATGCAATTACGTCTTTCATTACTGGGCCAAACGACTTAATCATTTTTCTCATTTGAACGCCTTGCGTTTGTGCAAAACGTGTCATTTCTCTCATAAAGTCATCATAATCGTCATCATCAATAGAGCCTTTGATAGCCTGGAATATAGCGGGATCTGGTTGCAATGCCTTGGATATATCAGCTATAGCTCCAAAAACAGGAACGATTGCTTTAACAAGCTCAATTCCTGGACCTGTTATTTTGTTTGCAGTCTGTATAAACTCATCGCTTAGTAACCCGCCAGGCTTTGTTAATTGGTTCATTAATTGATTTAATCCCTGGCTCGTCGTTGCTGTAAATTGGGTCGCTGCCCTCATAAACTCGTCGACGTCATCATCATCAATTCCTTCCATCACAGAGTCTATCATTCCCTGGTTTGGTTGGATGGCACCCATGATGGATCCGATTGCTGATAACACTGCACCTACTGCTTGGGCTGCCTGAACACCAAGGCCTGTTATATCTGTGCTCTTCGACAATGATATGATTTTTTCAATCACCTGGTTTATACCATTTTTAAGCATTGCATCCAGCAAATCTTTCGCAGCGCAGATATTTTTTGCCATCTGATCTGGTGCACCGTCTGGTGGAGGCTTAAGAGCCTCTAAGACCCTAGCAAATTGACCCGTGAAATTCGCGATAGCATCTATCACGCTGACAACCATATCAACTACTGTCTTTACTTTATCAGGATTCTCTATTTGCATTCCGGCGATGTCTTTGATTGCAGGTAATACTGCTCCGACCAATGCAGATGTTAATGTTCCTAAGACGCCGAAACCAGCTAATAGTATCGCAACACCTGCAGTACCGAATGGGAATGCCATAAGCATTACGCCCAACATACCTGCTATAGGTAACATAAGTGCCGTTGTTAATAACATTGTAGAGATAGCATTCATCATAGCAGCAATCCCTTCCGGATTACTAAAGACACTTAACATACCCCCGACTATTAAGCCGATGGCACCAAGCGCGATCATAACGATGCCAAGAACACCAAGGCCCACTGCAATTTGCATGCCGAATTTATCAGCTATCATCCCAACAGGAATTGATAATAATATTGCAACTAGGCCTGCAACCATAATTGCGCCCATCACAATGAAGAAGTTTTTGACTCCTTCCATCGTAATAGACATCTGACCGAAAGCAACTAATACACCTCCCATAATCAGGGTAAGTGCAGACATGGCAAGTAGAGCAATACCAAGTTTACCCATGGCACTCATCATATCTTTCCAGCTAACTGCCTTAAGCGCTAGCGCTGCTTGCGACATTGGCAGCATTGATAACATTAAACCGATTAATACCGCTGACATTATTGCTAGTTTTGTGCTATCAACCTGACTAACAATCGATACTGCAGCCCATAATGCCACAGCCAAGCCAACAAGCGAAACGCCAACGAAGATTATTAGTTTTGCTATGTTTGCAATAGCCTTATTCATATCAGACGACTTCAGCTTCGCGATATCTCGGATAACCTTCTTCATGGCATTAATAAATCCGCCACCACGCTTCATGGTTTTGGCGCCTTCTTTGCCTCCGGCATCAGCACCCTTTGCCATGGCACTACCAAAGAGCATCTTAAATCCCTTGAATAATACTCCCCAAACTGCACCAAGCGTCATGTTTGCAGCGACGGCGACAATTGTCTTAAAGATAATGGCACCAAGAATATACGGCCAGATCACTTTCCAAAGCTTACCTAAGGCAGGCTTACAAGCTTCCCATAATGCGCCGAATGCTTCAACCAATACTGGCCAGGTGTCAACTACATTACCCCATGCAGAACTCAATGCTTGTTGTAGGCCATCTCCCAATCCTGCAGCAGCATCTGTGAATGCACTGGGATCCCTGATAAAGTCAGCTAGCTTATGAATAAGGTTAGCCAGTCCTCTCATCATTACAGGTAGTAGACTAAGGATTAACAATGCAACTGTCTTACCAAAGGTCTTGAGGCCTTTCATGAACTGTTTGCCTGCACCCCCAGAACCATTAAAGAAATTAGCAAATATCTCTTTAATCTTCTTTGTAAAAGTCTCGACACCCGCCTTGGGGTCTGTCCTTAAGTCTCTAAATAAGTTTCTAAATGCTCCAAGCAAATCGCGTCGGAGCCTGTTAAATCTGGCGGGACTGAATAGGTCTGTCAGGCCCTTGACCATATCTTGAATGCCGGGAAACATTTCAACAAACATTTTTCCAAGATCGCGACCGAAGCGAGATGTCTCTTTAAGGGAACCGCGGATGTTTTGGAACATTTTTCTCATCCCCTTGCCACGCATGATTCCCTTTTCAAATCCAGAAACCAGGGCTTCCATAAAGGTCTTTGGACCTCCAGAACCACCCTTAAATGTTTGTTTCATTGCATCAGCAAGCTCTTTCATAGCCTCAGCTTGGGATATAGTCTTTGCTTCAGCATCTTCTGATCCTGCAAGGATATCATCATAATCCATGTCAGAAGATAATGCCTTCTTAGCAGCCTCCTCAGATAGTCCCATCTGGGATGCTAATAATTTCATCTCTTGGCGGCTTAGATCTTCAACAGATTTTCCTGTTGCCTGGAATGATTCTCTCATCATATCCATGCGTTTACCAGGGTCCTGCTCATTCATCATTGCCATGGCATCAATATTCATACCAAATGCTTGAGATAGTTTTGATGCGCCCTTTGCAGCATCCTCGAAATTATCCCATGCAGAAATCACACCAGATAATTCTTTTGCCTCAATTCCTAGCTTTCGTGTATAAACTGCTAATGAAGATAAGACCTTAGGGCCGAGTGTGCCAAAGTCTGCAACGTTCCCAGCCATTGAAGCCATATCGGAGGCAATTAGCTTTGATGATATCCCAAACTGCTTACCCATATTTATAGACTGGCTGCCTACCGTATCTAACGTTTCCTCTAAGGATCTGCCGGTAGTTGCAGCCATTGTTGCTAATGACTTAAAATTATCGCCCGTTAAGCCGAGGCCTCTTCGGTATACCTCAAATACACCGGCATTATTTTCAATCTCGCCAGAGAACTGTGACATCATTGGACCAAGGTCGGTCATCTGTTCGCCTACAGCCTTTAATGCTGCGGCTGCACCATCTCTACCTGGGCCGAATATTCGTGATAATCTAACCCCAGACCCGCCAAGGCTCTGTGACTGTTTTCGTATATTCTTAAAACCAGAGACAACTGCCTTACCTTCATTTGAAGACAGGCTACCAAACGTCTCCTTAAGATCCTCCATCGCTTCTCGAAGAGCGGACACACCTCCGCCTGCACCTGCCGCAAAGGAGGTGAGATTATTTAATAGGCTAAAAGGTGCCATCAGTATTGCTTTACCGATACTACCAACTATTCCTATAACTCTTTTACCGGAAGAAAGAAAACCACCTATCATATTGGTGGCACCCTTGAATGCGGACATCATTCCTACACCAAGGCCGGCAAACATACCACCCATGGGAGAAAAGACCTTAGACATCAGGCCGCCCTTTTCGGCACCCTGTGAAGCCATTTTATTAATTGCTGAGCCGGCGTTCTGTGCACTACCTTCAAGTGCAGCGGCTTCATCTGATGCTTCTGATAATCCTGCTTGAATCTCAGAGAGGCGTTCTTTCATGCCATCTAGACCTTCACAGTCTAAAGCATTACACATCTCAACAGCAGTTTGAGTTTGAGCCGAAAGAAACTTAGCTTGATTCTTCAAGATCGCAGTTCTGGCTTGCAGAACTTTATTGATCTGATTTTGAATATCTAATTGACCGGCGGCCTCTTTATTATTATCAGCCATTTACTGATTGGCTCCTCTTGCATTTGATAGGAATAAATAGGCGGTTGGCCTAAAATTCTAATACAATTATAGCAACCAGCGAATACCTGTAACCTGTTGAAACCCTACGGAGGCTACACGTTTATTCTCCAGGAGTCTGGTGACAGATTTTAGAGTTGCACCAGGATTATTTAGCTCTTCGAAAAGTGCCTTTGATGCATTAACGACTTTTTTTGTTGCAGTTATTCTTTCAGGGCTACCCTGAATCTTGATATTGGATTTTTCACCAAGAATATACGCGGCAACTGCAACATGAAAAGCCTTATAAGCAGCAGTTTCTTTTGAAAGTTCTTTATCCATATTTGCCTCCTAAATTAATTATGGCGTTCTAAGTAAAACGCCTTAGATTAGCAGGCACCTGGCTTCTATGTCTACCCATCAATTCTCGAGACTCTGCATCATTATGATGAGCGGCACGGGTGGCTGCACCGTTGCCATTGTTCGCATCATTTGATCTCTTAATCTCTTTATTAAGACGCTTCAGAAACCATATACGTTGCCATACCGGTACGTTATATGCTTCTACATAGGTAAAGCCCATATAGTACATCAACGTAAAAATATGTTCTAGATAGACTTCTTTATCATTCGGTGTCAGGCCAAAAAAACGAAGCACCCATCGGGAGACGCACCTCCGATGACTCTAAACATGCGGGACAGTCCATCCACGATTTCATATCGATACCGGGTTCTGCCCGGTCAATATGACGCCTCAGCTCTAGAGAGTCACGAGCTGGCATATTCCTAATAAACATTCCAATCTTAGTTCTATCAGTAATACCTTCAATAGAAACTAATGCATGCTGAAGTCTGGTCGTTACAAGATTTTCGCCTGATAAACCTGACTTCTTTTTTCGTTCCATTGTAATCATGATTTCTTGCTCATCACGACCGGTCAAAAACTTAAACCGCACATTCTTTTTAGATACTGGAAGGTGGAACTCAAACAAGTTAGCACCCTCAGCTACAGGGGCAATGTCTAGCCGCTTAATTGGAAGTTCTGTCAGGTTAAATGCTTGTTTTGATCTTTCGCCACATGCCGGACAATCAACTTCTACATTATATTCTGCACCATAACCCGTAATCCGGAGCGCAGTCATAATTGCATTTCTATCACCAGCTAGCATTCGGTCAGGCTCAATATTCTTATCAACTAAACAAGACTTAAGAAGATGAGTAATTACAGTACCCTTCTTAATAAGCGCCTTAGAGGTAAGAATATCTTCTTCCTTTGCGGTCATCGCTCTAATATCGACAGTCTCTGTATTAAAGAGGGGATCCTCGGCAGTGTAGGTAATACCTCTGGATGGAAGCGGTACAGTTTCAACAGGAATTTCGAACCCGAAATCGTCTTTCATAACGTTTCGGGTAGGCATACCTGGGTGTCTCGCTCCGGGATTGTCTCCCTTAAAGATCTCATTTTTTTCTGATCTTGTTTTCTTATCGTCAGCCACGTTTCATCTCCATTTGATATAGCACTATGCTATCTTCATATATCATTGCTATGCTTTAAGTATCCACCAGGAGGAAAATTCTGTAAAACTATTTTGCAGTGGAGATTCTAAAAATGACAAAAGCCCACCTATGGTGGGCTTTTGATTCGAATTATCGCGTTAAACGATTAGTATTAGTATATTAGTACTGTAATACGCAGTTGTCAAAACGGATAGTCAATGAAATCTCAGTTGGATCTTCACCACCATAATCCAGGTCACCGAATGACGCGGATGTAAGGAAGCAACCCTTGAGGTCCCAAAGCTCTACCACAGTTCCAACTGGATCCAAAAGCTTAAGTTGGCAATCACGCTTGTAGAAATCAGCATAACCTGCACGACCTGATACAGATTCGAAGTGGGTACGAACCCATTCCATAACCTGCTGTGCACCTGAAGGTGCAATCGGATCATGTAAGGTGCAACTAATTGCATCAAACTTAGTTTTACCTGCTAAGTAACGAGTGGAGTTCATATAAGAGACCTCCTGCTCAGCAGTATTAATTGTGGGGCGATTTGCAGTCTTCATTAAAAATGCATCAATACCCTCAACCGCAAAAACCCACCTAAACTTACGTTTAGGCTCAAACTTATTGGGTAGCATATCAGTGACGGAAAGTGTCTCAGCCATGTCTTTTAACTCCTATCAAAAAGATTCTATTCTAAATATTCTGCTGCTACAGAATTATACTTCCATACCGGCGTTTGTAACAACAAAATCAAGAGAGATGAATTCAACAGTCCTTGTGGGCTGGAGGAATATCTTACCTCTAACAGTATTGTTCTCAATATCCGCCTGTGTGGTAGTAGTAGTGTCAATTACAACTTTAAACTTATCAAGCCCTTGCTGCTGTTGGATTCTTTGCAGGATCGGATTAACAGCCGCAGAGAAGCGCCCTAATGTTTCTTCCCTATTAGGTTCGAACAATAGATTGTTTCCAGCTTTACGAACTTCACGACGAATTTCAATAAGAAGTCGTCTAACATTAACTCTGTCTAAAGCAGATTGTGCCTGCTGTAGTGTCTTCTGGCCCCATACAACAACTCCAGGAGTGTGCGGGAAGGCAGCCAGAGGATTCACATCAGACTCATATAAGGTATCAAGGTTCCTACGGCTTAATTTAACCTGTGTTTCAACAACAGATTTAAGTGCGCCTCGGGAGAACCCTGCCGGTGCAAACCATGGGTGAGCAATTGAGTCATTCAAGGAGAATGCGCCAAGTACTGCGACTGATGGTGGGCACTGTACATTTATACCTAATGCAGGATCGGTGATTACAACATCTGGGAAGTAGGCTGCTGCGAAAGATGAGTCGAGATTTCTACCTGCAAGTTCCTCAACTGTTAGACTAACGCTTGGCTTCTGTAATGAATAATCAATCATTAGATCATTATTCACTGCCTTCTCTTCGATATCCATAATATACATTGCGTCGAATCGATCTTCTACAGCATCGATCGCATAATCTGTAATTGCTTCTTCTCTCATGCCCGGGACGGCAAGTAGCTTAATGTCAACGTCAGCCTTCTCAGCCATGACATCTACTGCTTTTCTAAATGCAGCAACTGTGCTACCTTCAACGCCACCCTGGTCTGCATCATCCATTTCCCAAACAGCAGCTCTATTTGAAAGTGACCGCTTCTCTTTATTGAAGGTATTTGTTCCATCAAATCCTCCCTGTAAGAAGAATGAGAACTTCATGAATCTTCTGGTAGAAGAATCAGCCATGTCAGTTTGTGGATCAAGGAACCTTGCACTAACTGTGGGTGTACCTGAAATTAAGCCATCATCCGTAACGTCACCGGATGGTACCAGCGATACTAAGGACGAAGATGAATCAAATACATTTAAGCCTTCTAGCGTTGTAACATCTAAGTTTAGCTTCCCATCCCTACGATACTCAGCAACGGCCCATTGTTTATGATCAACCTTACCGGAAACGTTTGGATTCTTTGAGCTTACAACAGTTGGACGTTTCGAAACAATTTGGATTCTCTCAAGTGAGAAAAAGTTGTTGTTGAATCTATCGCTGTCTTGTACTGAGGTACCGTCTGCGATGTCTTTTACGCCGGCGTTATCACCTACAGAAACATCTGGTTGCGAGCTGGTTGAATTCTTCCGAAGGGTTGGGAAATATTTTCCATGTGATAAAATAGAATCATTAAACTTAACGTTTTTATTAGGTTCATCATTATCATCAACAACCTGGAAGTGTGTACCCCAGCAAAGTTGGGCCGAGGCTCTTTTCTTAGGCCCGGTACCCGTAGCAATTGTGCTTCTCATTGGTACTGGAGGCTCGACTGCATCATTTAAGATTGAGTCCTGCGCGGGATTGCTAAGGGAATCAATAGCACTAAGTCCGTCTTGTAAGAATCGTAATCCACCAGGTCCTGGTTGTCTTGCATCTGTGTTTAAGTGGTGATATCCACGGTAGCCCATTGGAAGTGCATCACTTGGCACCCCACCTGAGTCTACTCGAGGATCCATCTCTACGCGAATGAATTTTGAACGTGCGGGGTGGATGCCGTCAACAACAAGCTTTTGAGACCCAGGCCTTTTATCAAAATCATAATACATGTATTGATCACCAATAACTCTGGCGATATATCTGTCAGATTGTGGGTTCAAGTCTAGACCGAGGAACTTTTCATATACTCGAGGTGTATTGTCATCATCGGCAATGTCTCGAACATGTACATCAAAGGTCCCATGACCTCCTGAGGAACTCATTAAAACATTTGCAATGGTAATCTTAAACTTACCGGACCCTGCCATCCCATCATCAAGTGCGTGGAGGCGGAAGAGGTTCTTTGGTTTTGCACCATAAACTTGTGAAACTACCCATGGAGATTTTGCAGTGCGGAATCTGTCCCTGAAGTCTTCAAAGCATGGTTCATCGCCAAGCCCTGTGACATCGCTTGTTTTTCCATGGATCAAGAATACTGCAGCCGCTTGATCTGTTCCACCCATTGCTGCATGATTATCTTCTATCTCATGGCCAGAAACTCGAGCTGCATCGTTATATACATTATAGTGTGCATATACGTAGTGGCCGGCCTTCTCCGCACAAGCTGAATCATGATTTAGAATGTTCATGAAGTAATCTGGTGCTTGTGGATCTAGGCTACATGTAATACTGCTTGGATATTCATCCGAATCAATATGACCGTTTAATAATAGGGTAAATCTTTCTTGTGATTTGTCTAGACCAGTTACCAACCCTAGTTCACCACCCTGTGCGTTTGCTCCGCCGGCGGTGACGTGCGCGGCAAGTGGTGCGGACGGTGTTAATCCGGCATTGTCATCTGCATGACATACAAGCGATGCATGGACACCCTGGGGTGTCATAAGGACCGCTCTAATAATTGGTACCGCTCTATCAAGTGGAGCCAGACCAGAATCCGAGGTCACTGCAGAGGTGTTTATCCCTGCATCAAGCCAGTGCTTATGAGAAACATCACCCTCAGTTGAGTCTCCGCCACCAGAGAAATTTAGTACCGAACCTGTAAGCCCTGCCACATCTGTTCCGGGTGCGCCACCATCATCAGATGAATCATCATCAAAAGCCACTGCAGCAGTACCTGCTTCAACAGCAGTAGCAACTAAATCTGAGTCCCCAAGATTTGTACCCACTGTATCAGCAGGGGCAGTAGCGATACCTAAACTAAGATAATCAATTGTAACAGTAGCTGTGTCTATAGATGTGGTTACCTCTAGTGAGCTAGCTGCGATAAGAGCTTCAATCCTAGTTGCCATCTGAGCCTCTGTCTGAGCAGTAACACCACCCGAGAAGTTTACAGAACCATTTAGTGAGAAGTCATCTAGATCTTCAAAGTTTGTACCCACTGGAGTATTACCGCCAGAACCAGCGGTTCCTTGAGTAAGATCAACATTAGTACCATTTACTGCGGCACTGATATCGATTGCAGAAGCATTGATACATGTTACTAAGTCTTGGGCTGCACTAACTCCAGCAGCGGAATTAATATTCAACGTACATGTGAAGTTTGGTGATATCCCTCCCGCTACCTCAACAGGATCTCCTGGGAGGCCAGCAAGGGCGGTGATTGTAAGGGTATCTCCGGCTGTGTCCGTAATCGTAACAGTATCAGGGTTATTGGCTAAAATTGATGCGGGTGCACCATCTGTTATAATAGTTGCTGTTGCTACAGCATCCTCAGCACAACTTACCTCATTGGCACCTGGGGTCTCATCCTTCGTGAAAACAATTACTAGACTATTTCCAGCAAGATCAGTAACCGTAAATGACTCTGCAGCTGCAAAGGATGTGGCTGGGTTTGCAACTTCAATCGTGTGCTGTGCATGGCTTCCGCCTGAAGCAAGAGCACCTGTTTCGCCAAAATTTCCTGCAATACCATCCTTATCTTGTGTTATAACAAGGTCATCGCCATCTGCAGAAAGTGTAACCCCTACGCTCATAGCAGGAACTGCTGCAGCTGATGCTGCAACTACTCTTTCAGCTAATTCGCTTGCAGTAAATTCAGCACCACCCCAGCCAGATAAATTTTCTCTAATATCTGTATCTGCTGCGTCTAACAAGAGAAGGTGGCCGCCGATGAATGCGCCGCCATCTGGTTCATCAGATGGATTCCCGAATACATCAGTTGTCAAGTTAACATCTGCACCAACTGCCACAGCAGTTATTTGGATTGGGGATGCGGTAATAGAAGCTGCAATCTGTATTGCAATATTTTCCGCAGTATCAGGTGCGCCGGCGCCATTATCAATATCAACCACTGTAGGGGATGTGAAGTCGCCAACAGCTCCGCCGCCTAATTGAAATTGGGCTTGCCATTGCCTGGTATCAGTAACTGCAGGATCTGGATCTATATCAACATCTGTTAGTTCAACATAGAGACCCTCCATGGTGTTGTTATCAACACGTAAGACCGCGTTACCACGTGAACCGACAGAAACAAAGATGTTTTTTGCATCTTCAAAATCGTTTAGGTCATTCGTAAGTGCTGGTTGACCGGCTGATGTTAGGTTATCCGGGCCTTCATGGAACCAAATTGTTCCTAGACCCCCATCGGAATCGGTTATCGTAATTGCAAAACCTTTCTCATCTTGAGCAACTAGTTCTGCAGGTACAAATGAGGTTGGATCAAATGTTAACCTAGCAACAGCAGCTGCCTCGCCATCAGATGCATAATTTTCCCTCATCATTGCGCCGAGGAAGAATGTTCGGCCAGCACAAGGCTGGTCACCGGCATCGTCATATGCATATGGGTTGATCCCTAATTGCCCGCCACCTGGATTGTCAGTATCCTGAGGTAGCTCTGTACCAACAACGAATCCCGCGTTCGTAACCGCACCGGTGCTGGAATCTCTCTTCGCTGCATCACCGACCCCGAGTACTCGGACGTATGTACCAGCTCGAGCATTTTTCATCCACTCGTTCATAGCAAGAGGACCGAACTTCTTTCCGTCGGTACCTCCGAATTCTGCCACAAAATCTTTCCATGTGGCAACAGTAACAGGGACAAATGCTGGTCCCTTTTGGGCGGTACCAATGACCCCTGCCGGTACCCCTTGTGGCTTAATAGCCGTAGGTCCGCTTAAGTCTATTTCTCTGGTACTTACCCCAGCACTCTTAAATGTAAGTTCAGCCATTGTGTTTTGCTCCTACCTGTTCAAAAACTTGTCTATTATAGGTATTCATTACTCGAACATTACGCCGCTTCTAGTGATGATAAAGTCAATTGCAATGAACTCGATTGCTCGAGTCGGTACAACGACGATCCTACCATTTAGCCTGTTGCTTTCGTAATCCTCTATTGTGTTATTTGTATCGTCCATGACAACTTGGAATGATTCAATACCTGCCTGAGCCTGTACCAACGCGAGAAGCGGGGTAACAGAACCAACGAACCGAGCCCTTGTTTGTGGGGTATTAGGTTCGAACAGAATATTGTTAGCAACGCTTACAACCAGTCTCTTAACTTCAAGAAGCATTCTGCGTACGTTCACTCTATCAAGTGCAGATTTTTGCATCTGCAATGTCTTTTGTCCAAAGATAACGAAACCGGCATTTGGGAATACAGCTATAGGATTAATTCTAGAATCGTATAGTGTATCTCTATCACCAGCTGTTAGCCTTGTTGTTACGTTAGAAACCATTTCTAATGCACCTCGATTAAAACCTGCTGGTGCGAACCAGGGGTAAGCAACCTTGTCATTAAATGCCAGGGAAGCGAGGGCTGCAATAGATGCAGGAACTCTAACTTTAAGATTATTAATTGGATCATCAATCCAAACATCCGGGAAGTATGTTGCGCAATAGTTGTTGTCAAACGCTCTATTCTCAAATGTCTCAGCAGTATACTGTACATCTGCTTTCTTGGAATCCTGTAAAGGCTCACCCAAGAAGAGGCGACCTTGATTTTCATCATAATAAGGAATATCCATTAAGTAAATTGCTTTTGAATATGCCTTCGTTCGCTCAGCAGCTAAATCAGTTACAAATTGATCTCTAATTCCTGGAATACAAAGGATGTTTGTATTTACAGTCATCGTGTCCGTCATCATTTCTACTGCGGCACGATAAGATGCAATAACATTATTTCTCTTGCCAGACCCATTAGTGTTTGATACTTCATTATCACCGGTACTGTTGGTACCTGCTGGTGCATCAGAGAAGTGGATTAGCCCATCATCGGTCCAGCCTTCAGTTGCCTTTCCAACAACATCGCCTGAAGTTGAAACGTTATCTTGATCTCCAGACTCGGTAGAGCTAGCTCTATCATTCATTAATGCAACATCAGGATCTAGTATGTTCAGCCCATCGAAGCCACCATAAAACACAGTTGAGAATTTTGCCCAGCTGCTGAATCGGTTAAAAGCAACCTTATCATTTTGAAGTAATGATGCCAGGGTAAGACGTCCGGGTGCACCCAATAATGCGTCTTCAATTGTATAATCAGATTCATCAAGAGTACCATCTCTCATATAAGCAGCTGATCTCATGTGGATGCTGGCTGGCTCAGTAACATTTTCGCTAATGCTTTGTGCAACTGAATGTTGATCATGTTGTTCAAGCAATGCAACCTTTGCTAGTGAGAATTTGTTGTTTCCTAGCTCGTCTGCGTCAGCCCCAGTTACCACTGTACCAAGCTCAGAAATTCCTTGGAACTTCGTGTATGCTTTAACAAGTGGATTCGGTGAGGAAGAAACATTAGTATTTAACACTGCTGCCGATCCGGACTCACCTTCATTAGGACATCTTTCAAACTTAACTCCCCAGTAGAATCTCGAATCAGCTCTCTCATTCGCACCTAAGTGACCAACATAATCCTGGTCGCCTGGAATCAAAGGATCCACACCAGCAGAAATGTTTCCGCGGGAGCACTTAAACCTGAAGGGAAGGGGAGGTACTAACGACTGGACCGGAGCACCAGCTGTAATAAGGGTGGTACCATTCCAGAACTGTAGTCTGCTACCATCGGAACCATCTACTAATCCTTCGTTCATATTTACGACTGGTATACCCTTAAATCCAAATGGCAGCATGTCTTTCGGGATGCATGAATCTCGCCCATCGATTAGGGGGTTCATCACTACCCTTGCGACCGCACTGCGGTTAGGATACTTTCCAGATATTACTAATCTGCGTTCATCAGCATCATCAGCATCAAAATCAAAAGATACGTTATAGTCACCAATTTGACGTGCAACATAACGATCACTATCTGGATCTAGGTTACAGTCAGGGTATGCTTCAATAACTTCCTTATCTAAGTCAGTATCGCCGAATCTACGAATTTGAACTTCGAAAGTTCCATATTCATAGCTGGGATCTGTACTGGCTCTTAAGTTAGCAATCGATACCTTGAACCTGCTGTTAGGGTAACTACCATCATCTAACGCCTCAAGGCGGAATAGATCATACTCTGTGGCGCCATAAGGTTGTGAAATTATCATAGGCGTAGTTGCAGTCTTATATCTAGTGTCGAAACGACCAAATAATTGAGACCAATGTGCCTGCAAGTCAGACTCACCATCTTCTGTTGTACCGCCACCAAGGGCAGCGGCAACATCGGCATCATCGGTTACGGCCTGGCGACCTCTGCATAATGTTATACTGTCAGCTAGCGCAACAGGGGTTGAGTCAAGAATAACATCACCGCCATCATCATCACCATCAGTACTAAACGTTCGGCCTGCCATGGCAATTTCATCTTCAACAGCATAATCACACCATAGAACATGTTCATATTCCTGGAAACGTGATGGGTCTGTGTTTAAGATCTTTCCAATATATGCAGGTGAGGTTGGGTTTAACGAGGCGGAGAGGATTCTTAATCCTTCAAAATTGTCGTCAAGTCCAAAATTTTCACCAGCAGATGAAGAAATGATAAGCTTAAAAATACCATCATCATCTGGAGTGATCTGTTGATCACCCACAGTCGTTATGTGGGTGACTGGATCATCACCTGTAATAATAATCCTAGAGCCGGATGCAACCATAATACTTGCGCGAAGCAAGTTGACTGTACCTAAAACGTTAGGTGTTCCACCATCACTATCATGATCCCAGTCCGAAGGGTCAAAAGAATCATTATCAGTAAAGATTGGGAATCCTTCTGCCTCTCTTGGTCGTACAGTGTGGCGTGCAACTAAGAATTGAATACCACCTTGTAAATCGTCATCGGTATCTTCGCCCCCAGGTAAACTGGCGACTGCAACACCTTCGATGTTAACATCAATACCATCATTAACCTGTACAGAAAAGCCGGCGTTCTTTACGATGCCGTAGCTCTCAGTATTGCTAATCTCAGTCCCTGATTCATTTGATCCAGCGCCTAAAACACGCATGTAGGTAACGGCCTTACGGTGCTTCAGAAATTCTCTGACAGCATAAGGTCCGAAACGGTCTGGATCAAGACCACCAAATTTTGTTTCAAAGTCCGCAAAAGATCCTACAGTCACTGGTACAAAGGCAGGCCCTCTTGTTGCAGTCCCGATAATTCCTGCAGGGGTGCCAGTTGGCGATTGTTTTCTCGCGGATAAGTCTATTTCCTGTTCAAAAAATCCAGGTGATCGGAATGTCTGTTCGGCCATTAGAAGATTCTCCTTGGACTTGTGTCACTCTTTACTAAGTATTGGGTACGAAACCAAACTTCTTGATTATCACGTGCTCGTAGCATTAAATTTCCCCTAAGTCTTTGGTAAGGCCCTCTCGATAGACGGTCTCACCTTTTCTTTGATTTCTAGATTTAACTCTCACAACTTTTGTTACCTTCTTTCCAGTAAATGGATCATACGAAATTCGTAGCATTTGTTGGGCTCCCCCACTTGCAGAAAAACCCCCGATAGCAGCTTCAATTTTTTCTGGAGGGGCAGCCCCTCTTTTTGAATTCATGCTGCTTGGCCTGTTGTCAACTGCAGCCACTGAGGCTCCTGGCTGATCAACACCGGCTATTCTGAGTGTTGATGCCACCCCATCGGCTCCTATCGCTTGACCGGGTAAAGGTTCATCTGCTAATGCAAAATCATTTAATATATATGAATTCACATCCGAAGATGCCACTCCACCTTGCACTGGATCTACAGGAACTCCAGAAGTTTGTGTCGACGCAAAGGCAATCTCAGGCGCAGAAACATACTTTCGGAGAGCATTGGATGAACCTGGAAAATCTGGTACTACCAAATAACCAGGTACTTTAATATTGAAACTAAGTTTAACTAGTCTCTCTTCGTCTGTGAAGTCATCATAGTTTGTCCCCGGTGTAATTGCAGAATCAACTGTTGCAACAAACCAATATCCTTTATCAGTCTCAATCCTAAATTGGCGAGCATGATTGTTATGGTAGGATGACAACAAGGCAGATAACATATCATTTATCTGTTGCGTATACTGGGCCCAAAATGTGACTTCATAGTTGCTAGTAAAAAACTTGACTGGGGGCATTTCAATTATTTCAAATATATTTGCACCTAGTTTCGCTTTTACATGCATACCAGATCTAGTGTCTTCGTCTGGCAATTGATCAACCCGACGGGTTGCTAATGTTCCATCGTTAGTACCTTCACCTTCGCCGTCAGCAAGATGACTTGGGTGATCTGCACTATCTTGAAATTTTAATTTTCTCTTATTTAATAATCGCTGGTATTTTGGGTCGTCCTTGCTTAGTTTTTTCTTTATAACAGCCGGGCCACCCTGGCCTGGACCCATACCCATGTCTGGCGATTGATTAATCTCTGTTCTCATAATTGAGACTAGCGGAAGTATTAAAGCACCCGATTTATCGCGTAATGGCTTCTTTCTCCGAAGCACTGCAAAACGCTCACCGGTTGCAAAAATAACTGGAATTCTATTTATATTGTTTTCAAACTCATAAAATAATGGTATATCACTATTAAATAAGTTAAAGAGGGCCCTATCAACATCCTCTATAGTACAGGATGGTAAGAATTCGTCGACAGCAACATTCTGCCCTTCAAATCCAAGGCCCTTTGAAACCTTATCTGCTTTTACTTTATCATATCTAGTTGACATAGTTCACCTATTCGTCTCCGTAGAATGCAGAATCAGTTGTGGCTGTTGTGCCTTTGGAGGATACCTCCTGTGGGCCGTCGAGTGGTGCGTCAAGTTTGCCATCCTCTTGAAGCTGGCGTTTATCCCCAGTCTTCCCTAAGCTATTCTCCTCTGCACCTCGTTGCTGAACGAACGTTTCTTGTACAGCATCTTGCTCATCGATCGTTTCAGACGTTGGGCCTAAAGGTTGTACATTGATTTGCCCTTTACGAGCTTGCTTACCAGTTAGCTTATATCCTGTCTGGTGTTCAACCTGACCATAGACATTTTTATCAGCGATAACGGACGTTATTTCAAAGAATAATTGTCCGAAACTGAAGTAATCACCGCTTTGTACTTTAAAGTCCTTATCTAATAGATCACGTGCGTGAAGGTAGACTTCAATCGTCGCAATCTCTTCAGAACCGAACCTTGTAGTCTTAAACGTTTCAGGTTGCCATTCAACCAAAGCGTCTAGCTCAACAGGGGGATTGAATACTTTTTCCGGGGCTTCCTCATATACATCATGTACGCTAGTTAGATCTTCGCGTATTTTATAATAGAAAATCTTTTGCCCTATTACATCCTTCGTGATCTCTTTAGTTAGATCGGATATATAGTCAATCTCTCTCGGTGTTACAAAAAGTCGTGCCATCTTCTAATTCCTATCCTACAATAATTGCTTTCCCACCAGGAACTGGCATATGGCTTAAGATTTTTCGCATATTCTCTACAGTCGCTGCTTCATCTTCAATCATCTTGCTGTACGTTAGTCCAGCAAGCAACTCTTTGAGCTGCTCTTGCATTTGCGTTTTTTCTTCGCGGCCCTGTGATACAAGGTCTGAGCCATTAAGCTGCAAGTCCCCACCGGGGATTGGAACCGAACCAAACTTGGAACGTACTAAACCTAATAATTCTTTTGATAAAGCTAAACAATACTGGCGAATCCATTGACGGCCCATGGAGTTAATCTTCTCATACGAAAGGTTTCCATAAGGAACATTCGACAAGTTACTCACGCCGTAAATGGAGTCATCCTGGATATCAGGATTGAATGGGTCCGGACTAAACGCAACTCTAATCCAGAGTTTCTTTGGATTATCCCCTGTTGGGGTCGGGAAAATACGGATATTAGCACCAGACGTTCTGTATGAATAATTAGACCGCCTAACCCTATTGGACAGCTTCATCTGCCCGCCACGTAATACATCTTCAAATATTGGTAGAACGTAGAAAACTGTTTCCGGAGTAAATGACTCAAACGAAAACTCGTTATTTAAGTAGTTGATTGCTGACGTTGTGTCAAAGAAACGATATTGCGCTTGCGGAGAGTAATGACATATCTCCATAATTTTCATCTTTGTCTTAGGATCACCATCAGGGGATTGAAGACTAAAAAGCGTGTCACCATCTTCATTTACTAAATCAGTGTACATATCATAATCTTGCTTATCAGTTACTAATTGTATAGATCCTGAATAATGGTTATATGATCCACCTATGCCTGCATCGTGTGCATAAGGTGCAGCTCTTCGAAGCATAAACTCGAGGTTCTCCATCGGGAATGTTTGTTCTTTTCCAGACGGGCCGGTATATTCAACTCTATCTTCACCTTGGCCTGGCTGACCTTTAACAACTTGCCTAAATGAATCTACACTACCCGTGGGTATACCCAAGAGATTCATCAATTGAGATGATGCTGCATGTTCGTTAATGATGCTGCTGTATTCTAAAAATGATTCTTCAAAACAAGCCCATACCTGCTTCTTAGTTAGCTCAACGCTAAGAATGTCATCGCCAAGCTTTCTCTTAACAAAAGTCACCATAGCATCAGCTTCTCTTTGAAACGCAATGTCAGCGTCAAAGAACCCGAATGGAGTAGGTGCCAATGTATTTATAAATGTTGCCATGTTACTTTCTCCAGCTAAGGCCGTTGTACAGTATTAAATATACGGCTCGGATCCAGACATTCCACACAGTTGTATGGAGCTCGTGAAAAAGTTGGGATGCTTGTGCAAATATTACACACAGGCGCTCAGAAAAAATTTGAAAAAAAATAAAAAAGGCGGGCATTGCTGCCCGCCTTAGTTACAAATTAAGAACTCTTAATGTTTATGCGATCCCAACGGACCCCTCATTCTTAAGTACTCCCCAACCAAGCCCTGTTGAGAGTAGGTACAAGGCCTCTGCATCTGCATTGAATGTCGCAGTTTTCGAGACTCCAGCATGATCACTATATGACATAGCAATTATACCAACGCCGCTTTGGATAACGAGCTTCTTTGCGCCAGCCGGAGCATTAGCTAAAGTACATGTGCATGTTTCGCTACCTGTATTACCAATAACTGATGTTCCGAAAGCCTGAACTGCAGAACCATTGTCACCAGTACCGTCTGTATATGTAACGGTCCAATCATCATCAAGGCCATCCTCACCAGTTCCAAGGTTTCTTAAATCACCTTCGCTGGTATGAAGAGTATCCCCTAATGACCCATCGATTGATCCAACAGGAAGTACTTCAATCGTCACAACGGACCCATCATCGGTTACAGCAAACTTGGTACCAACAGCATCAGCACCGAGGCCAGCAGTGTCAGCAGCTCCATCCGGTACTTCATCGGTATCAGCCGGACCAAGTACAGCCGTACAAATGGTTGTATCACCATCAGCTACAGTATCACTATAATCTAGACCAGTAGCGTTATTGGCAGTCGTTAGACGTGCTGTGATTGCATTACAAACCTTAACGAGTGTATTAAGTTGTGCAGGACTCTCGCTAAGCCGAATACTGTTTGCAACAGCTAGGTCGGCGGGTGTAGGGTCTGTCGTATCAGCAGAACCACCATCAAACCAAACATAAAATCTTTCGTCTGGGGTTGCTATTCTGAAATATTTTCCAGTAATGTCGATGGCGGAATCACCATCACCACCATCGGCGACATCCGGAGTTACAGTAATGGACGCGCCACCGGCGACGGACTCTGACTCCATTAAAATTGGGGCATCATTCACCTGAAAACCTGTACCAGCTTCCTGAAGGATACCCTTTGCATTACTAAATGTTACTTTAGGCATTTTCTTTCTCCTTTAGTTAGTTGGTTATGGGGTGGTTTCTTCAGCAACGATGACCCATGCATCACCGGTCCATAGAAGGTGAAGATAATCGCCGGCTGCAGTGAGGTTATCACCAATTTGAGCCGGGTCGGAATTATTAACGGTCAATGCACCAACACCGCCGGCGTAAACAATTGTCTTTAATTGACCTGCAGCATCACCATCAGGAAGTACTGTTGTTTCTGCATCGCCGCCTGTTGTGATTGAAGATACCCCAAAATTTTGCAAGCTTTCGCCGTCTGCTTCATCAGCGGCGAGCGTTTCGATTTCTTCTAAGACAGGGGCATCATTTACCTGAAAACCTGTGCCTGATTCTACGACTAATCCCTTAGCCGAACTATAAGTTACTTTTGCCATGATCTTTCTCCTTTTTGCATTGCATGATTCCGAAGCGCTGGCAAGTCAGCTGATCAAAAATGCTCCGGGCCTACTATTATGTATTGCAAGCAAATATAAACTGATCCATGTATATTGTATCACAGGTATGGCAATTTTGCACGAAATAAAAAAAAGGGGCAGTCCGAAGACTGCCCCTTAGTAATAAAGACTAACCCGTTCAGATTAGATGACGTTCATATCCAGTACGGTAACAGTACCGTAGAAGTCGGAACGAACCATCTTCTTACCATATCGAGTCATGACACCCTTACGTGGGGTGAAGTCCTCTGGCTGGAAGATAGTTGGGGTAACAATGAGTGGTACGTACGGAGCGTAAACGTAACCGGTCTCAAGATAGCTGCCACCCTTGTATCCAACAAGGATCTTGTTGCGTGGGAAGTATGGGTCCTTATAAACCGTAAAACGATTTGAAAGGGTACCAACCTTATCCGCGCCGATTGTCATCGGGGAACCGACCTGTCCGTCACCATCAAGGCTATAGGAGGGTCTGTACATTACGGAAGACTCGAGGATTGTTGCAACATCAGGTCCAACGACGATGAAGTTTGCAGAACCACGAAGAGTCTTGCGGTGAATTGCGTTAGCGGCGTCGATAACTGTCTCAGTAAGAGTCTCATACCACTCACGAACCGTACCGGTGAAGGCAGGGCCAGGAGTAAGCGAAGATGTACTAGAAACTTCGGCGCCGGTTTCCTTGTTGACAAACTTACCAGGTGAACGCGACCAGAAGAGGTTTGCGCCATTACCCTGGACCAGAAGGTCATTAAGGATTTCGCGATCGATTTCAAGAGCAATCTGCTCAGAAAGAATCTGTGTAAGCTCAACCTCAGCGTCAAGGCTGTGATAAGCGTTAAGATCTTGTGCAAGCTCTGGGGACCACTTGGCCTTGAGCTTACGTGACTGAGCTGTTACTGCAAGAGATTCAATCTTAATATCGATTTCTGGCATAACATTGTTGCCGTTCTCGCCATCACCTTCCATGGAAGGAATAACAAGCGAACTAGCGTCATTAGCAGGTGAGTCGAACCCAGCACCAATAACATGCGATAGAGTAAGACCGATGTGAGCATCAGCAAGATCACCTACTGCGGTGCTGATTGCAGTAGCACCAGCAGATGCCTTTCTAACAATCATCTTGCAAACTAGTTCACCAGCAGCTGCACTTGCATCATCACCACGAGCAGCAAAAGCATTTGCGGTGAAGTTGTTACTAGCATCTAAAGTACCAAGCTCGTTTAAGCGACGTAAATTAGCTGCTGTCCCTGCTTGCATTCCGGCGGGAATGGTAGAGAGACCTGCATGTGCACCAGGTGTACCAGTTAATGCTAACGCAGTAACTTGAGTTGTATCAAGGTTTGCGATCGTGCTTCGCATTGGGACATAAACAACACCCCACGCTTCACCAAGATCACCATCGATACGATTAGAAACCTCTGGGTCGAAACCAAGAAGTCGGCCATCAGCACCAGTAGTTGCAAGATCATTACCTGCAGCTAGTGCGCCACCTGCATGAGCACCTTGAGCGGTTACTTGCAATGAGTGGGTGGCGCCTAGGGCACCAGCACCGGCTGTTGATGTGTCGCCATCGTTGCTGACAGATACCTCAAACTGGACGTCAATCGTTGCAGCACGATCTGTACAAGCGATTGAGTGGCGCTTTGAGTAGGCTGAACCGGCAAGATCATACTGACCACCGGAGCCAAGAGATCCACTCTGAATTCCTTTACCAGCTGGTCCATTATATAAGGACTCTTCGGCATTGGCTACCCCACCCTGATCTGTACCATAGGTGTAATCAAGGTAAAAGAGTAATCCGGAAGGAAGGCTCATTGGTTGAATGCTAACAAGATCATTAGCGATAAGGCCGCCGAATACTCGGCGAACAATTGGGAAAGCTACGTTGGAAAAACCACGTACCTTGCCGGCATCACCCATAGCACCTGCAGCAGAGCCAAGAGTACTTGCCTCACGCAGGACTTGAGATGCCTGATTTTCTAACATACATGCCATGTTCTCGCGGTTTACACCATCGAGTCCACGGAGGAGCCCTGTGCGGCTCCACTTTTCGACCAACCGTCGGTTCTGAGTGCCGAGATGACGTGCTCTGATGCCTTCGGTTAGTTGTTCTAAACTAAAAGACTTTGACATTTTGTAATCTCCTTATTGATTTAATATCGTTGTGTCAAAACTGGAATACGATAACTTACTTGCTACCTAATCCAGCAAGTACTGCCCAACGATCTACCTCAACACCACTCTTGGCCGCAGCAGCGGACCGGGTTGATTTGGAAGATGAGCCACCGCGCAGTGCGCGACTCTCAGTTAAAGAACGACCGGATGTCGTACTCTTCTTGAGAGAAGCAGTGAGGCTCTGATATAGCAACTTGGCTTCCCTAAGTGTCTTAGCCTTATCAAGGGCTTCAACAATGGCACGCTGTTGCTTTGGCGTAACATTACGGTTTTGCATAAGCTTATTTGCATAAAGCAGCTTAGCATTAAACAAGTTCATCTCAGTAAGTTGAGTGCGGAGGGAACCGACCGCTTTCTTATATTCAACTAACTGTCGAGAAAGAGCACGACTCTTACGGCTCTCATTTACTCTACGATTTCTTGAAACTTTACGATTTCTTGCAGCTCGTCGACGTCGATAACTCTCTGGCATCGCGTCACCCCCTGCAGGGCGTCCACCAGCATCAGGACTTGGTGCATCACCAAGTTCGTCAGCCAATGCATTTAGAAGTGTGTCTTCATCAACATCTACAAAAGAATCACCTTCTTCATCGCCGTCGCCGAAGTTATCAAGGACGGCAGCATCTACGCCTTCGCCTTCTCTAATTCTTTGTCGGCGCATGCGCTGAAGCTCACGTCGAAGCATTGTTTCGCTAATCTCTACGATTTCATCATCGTCAGAAACTGCAACATCAACAGAAATGCCGTCGTTCTCAAGGGCAAACTCATCGCCACCCTCTTCTTCGCCGCCAGCTTCCATTCCTTCGCCGCCTTCTTCACCTTCTTCATCACCAGGTGCTTCAATTTCTAATTCAAACTCAAGGTCGCTTAGCAGGGCATCAAGTTCCTCAGCTTCTTCTTCATCAGCTGGGGCCAAGACTACCTGAGCGTCAACCTCTTCGAGTTCTTCCTTTGTCTCTTCTTCTTTCTCTTCAGCCTCAAATAGGTTCAGAACGCTAAAGAGGTCCTTTTTATTATAAGCCATGTGCTTCATCTCCTTAAGTATAGATCGTGCTCGCCTACGAAGGCCGGTTTTATCGGACTCTCCTTCAGTAAGTATTGCATCATTGTACAAACTGAATGCTTCCCTGAGCAACTTCGTATAGTTTTTACGGATTATTGCCTGTTGGGAAGGTTGTAGATTGTTAATATTCAAACGTTCAAAAATTCGGCTTAGCTTTCGAACATTTTTTTCTAGATGCTGAATTCTCTTCAGCTTAGTCGATGCCTTTCGCTCATTTTGCAAAAGACTAGTTAAAGCTTCCGCCATTTGCTGGCTTAAGAGAATATCATCATCCTCGCCACCACCTTCGGCATCGCCTACGTGAAGATCAACGCTGCCGGTGTCAACGACAACCGAACCATCAGCCCCAATCTCTACATCCACATCTGCACCAGCTGGAACACTTACTGAAGGTTGTCCAGAGACACCTTCAGGTTCATCCACCATTGCTGGTACATCGAGTTCTGCTCCAGCGGAGGCCAATGCATCTAAATCAATAGTCATTGGCTCCTCTGCAGGTGGAGCTTCTCCCTCAATATCTGTACCCATTTCCTCAGGCATAGCGCCGAGGTCTTCAAGATCTTCATCAGACATGTCTAATGCTTCTTCATTTAAGAGCTCTCTTTCAATGAGCGCTCGAATCTTGGGTGTTACAGCGTTAATAATTTTATTCTTTGCATTTTGCTCAGCCATCTCTCTTAATTGCCTGGCTTCTGCAATAGCTTCTTGATAAAGGTTTGTTCCCATGCTTATCTCACCTTGAAATGCTAGTTCATAAATATATCGCTGGGTGTAAAAGTTACATACCAGCGTGCATCATTTATTATATGTATTCTCATCAACTCAACAGTTCCACAGACATTTTCAAGATTTTGTTGCATTTGTTCTTTCATTTGTTATCCTAACAATATCCACTGTAAGCATGAATTTGTAAATTTAATCTTGCGATTTGCTTTTTTCTTTGTGTTGTTCACTATGAATTGCGTTAATTAATTGCCTTAGTTTTAACATTACATCGTTTTCTGTCGGAGGTATATCATTAATTTCATAAGCTGGTGGTTCTTTTATTCCCATGTCCATCGGGGGTGGGCTTTTAGAGTATCCATGTTTGGTACCATAAGAAATATTTCCTGAGCCCCTAGAAGGATACTCAGGGCCTGCATGATGGTGTCCAGATACAGACCCACCCAATGCTACTTCTCTTCCTTTATATAAATCAGGAATCGGAACCATACTGTTTTTTGCAATACCTTCGCTTAACCGGGTATTTCCAGCTACAAAATAAAATGGATTATTTTTTTTATTTGACATAAAGTCCGTGATGTGATGTCCCATATTTGTCTTTCTTACAAATACGTCTATAGTTTCATCATCGATTTGTTCTTCTATATCATCATGATCATCAGGCTCGATATACGGAAACGTATCATGCTGCATTTTATGCACATGAAACTCAGGCTCGAGGCGACCATACCCCAAGCCTTTTCTATCATCATAATTACTTTTAACAGCAGATGTTGGTCGTTTGCTAAGATAGCTGCCAGACATTTAGCACCTTATCCTTTATTATACGAACCAATTGAGCCTTTGTGGCTCTTACCCATGATATATTTTTTAACTTTATGAGCTGATTGTCTTTTTGAAGACGCCATGGGATCTAGTGCAGAACCTTCCCCAATATATGGTGGGCGTGACGTCTTCATCTTTTCAAATCCATCAGGTGGATCTGGTAGATCGGCAGGATTTACACTTCCTACACCAGGACTAGCTGGGTTTGGAACATGTGGGCCAGCAGGTAGACCACCTGGTCCGGTCTCTACCTGGGAAAGAACAGGTGGTTTGTTTGGTGTTGTACCCTTATCATAATCGCGGCTGAATGATGAAAAGCAATATCCGTTCTCAACAACACCATCTAAAACATTTTCCTGAAAATGTTCTTGAATAAAATCCCGGGTCAACGATCCGTCATGAATCGGTGACCCGGGAAAAGATGCCTTCAAAGATTTTGTGTTCGAACGAGATAGTTCTTTCACACCACCAAGCTTACCATTCCCACCTTCAGGAGTATCTACTGTATTTTGATTGTGGCTTGGCATAGCTTATTACCTTATTATGATGGAGTCGACTTACCTAAGCCATAATCACCAAGTGTGTGAGTTGAAATCGCCTCAGAAGACTTTTTCGGGCTTAGCTGGGAACCTACTCCGGTACCCCATGTATCGCCGGCTTTTTCACCATATCCATCTGGTGGATCTTGTTGATCAGCTGGATTTTGACTTCCTGGTCCTGGTGATGTTGGGTTAGGAACCCAAGCGCTAGCGGGAAGTCCGCCTCCGCCTGTTTCAACATCGCCATATTCAGGGGCGTCAGAATAATCTCTATTTAAGATACCAAAGGTGTGACCTGCATCATTAACAGCACCATCGAGACAAAGCTCTTGGAACTGCTCCTTAATGCTATCAACTGTCATATCAGACGAATGAATAGGAGAGGCAGCAAAAATAGTTGACATCTGTTTACTGTCATGGCGTCCTTTGTCCTTATTAGAAACAACAGACTTAACAGTTACTTGTTTATGAGTTGGCATAATTAACTCCTTTTAGAATTACTTGCGACGTGCTGTACGTACAATACGTCCGCGAAGCTTCTTTTTAGCTTCATTTACTTTACGCAACTTTTTCTTCAACTTGCCTTCCTCAATTTTGAGAGCGGCCATAATATCGATATCTTTAGCAATGGTATCTGCTTCGTCACCGGCTTCTACTTCATCAGCAGTGACCTTAGCAGGATCATCAATTCCGGCCTCGATTGGGTCGGATTCTCTAAGCATTTTAGCTTTTTCTTCTAAAACAAGGCGCCGAAGCATCCTTGGTGTAAGTCTTTTAACTCGTCTTGACATGATTCTTAACTCCTATTCATAATAATTTACGAATCTATTATACATATTTCGCTTAAGCAGATTTTGACCTCTGTTTTACGGCATTGTTTTCTTTTCAGTGAAAGCTAAACTAGCCCAACGGTCAGTAGCTTCTCCGAATAAATCTTCTAGCTCAGCACCTTGGCCATGGCCTTCATTCACTAAATTGCTTCCACCGGCCACCTGTTGGCCGGTTTCGCCACCTAATTGATCTTGTAGCGTCGTCATCGCTGTATCCCTAAAAATACTTGTCATTATGGGATCGCTTGTTAAACCAGAAACCGTTTCATTGACAGCTGATTCAAATTTATCCACAGAAGGGCTGGAGACATTCATCGATGTAGATTTTCTTTTTGGCTTCCTTGCAGCCCTAGGGCTGGCCTGTGTACCAGAAGACTCATGAAGCAAACCTTCAGCTAGTATTTCCATTAAACACTCTTTAACGACATTCTTTAATTGATTTCTAGATACCTTCATTATGTCCCTTTAAGATATTACTGTACCAGCATCTCCGCCTGAGATACCTTCTATTCCTCGAAGATCTAATTTATAAGGATGTACAATCCCAGTAAGCTCTGCATATACTCTAGCGCTACCCGCTGACCCAGCAATATAAATTCTTCTACATCGTACATTCATATCAATTGTTTCGCCATCGGCGAGTGTATAATAATGAGAATTAGCTAGTACGGCAGAGTCTGGCCTGGCATCGGAGACATCATTATATGCAGCTAGCTCAGTATCAGTTAATACATCACCTCTAGCCGTTGGGGCAGGATCAAGAACGACCTGTGGATCTGCACCATTTTCGTCTGCACCCTCAAGATCTTCAGCAGGTACCATTAGTGAGCAAAAATAAACGAAGAGGTTATTTGCTGTTAAATTTTTGATAGTCACACGCTTGGTCACATAAGGAAATGTTATAGTAACATCATCACCCTTACAAAAATCATTTGCGGCGAAGCCTTCGGTGCTAATACCATCACCATTAGCGTGACCGTTATTTGGGGCGACCTCAATTACATACGGCCGGCCAGACATTTGATACTCGGCAACCGATCCAAGGCCTGGACCAGGATAGCTTTTTACGTGTGGTGCATTATTAGATCTGTCTTTATCATAATACGACATTCTTATTTCTCCCAATCCAGTATATCATTAAATAATCTATCAACTCTATCAGTTTTGTTAAAATGCTTTCGTAGATCTTTTTGTGATACCGATTTTCCTTCGGCCATCATAAATGCGCCTGGTGTTGAAGGCTCAGAAACAAAATCCCAACATATAAGCTGGAAGTCGTCTTGTACGACATCATAATCACCTTCATTTTTTGTTGAACCAACCCCACGGGAGGAAATTCCTAACGTCACACCAGATTCAACAAGGCTCTGGAGAATCTTTCCGCATGGTGTATCTAGCAACTCCACGTTGCCATAACATACACCGTCGTCCATCCATGCCTCCCTAATAATGTGTGACACGTTCTTAAGTTCAACGACAGACGAGTCAGGGTGATCACATTCACCTAGCGCTCGATTTTCTCGAATAAACTTTTGATAATTTCTTACTTCTCTCTCTAAGATAGGGAGAGGATATACACGGCCATTCTGATTGAGGGTATCTGCTTTTTGCAAAATTCCCTTCATGACAATCTTACCACCATGTTTGTCTTTTGACTCCTGGATCATCTCTTTCGTATATTCAAAAGCAGTCCAGGCTGTTAACAGCTTACTCATCATCAGCCTCCGTAATTTCCGACTTAAGTTGGGAGACTAGCAAAAACCTAGAAACGGTCTCATCATTAACGATAGCGATGTCTAAGCTATCTACAGCTGATTGGACTTTATTCATTTTCTCATTTAAGATAATATTCTTACAATTTTCGGAATAAAGTTCGAGCTCAGTGGTTAAACTTTCTTTTAGCTCATTCAAGTATCCCTTAAATTCTTTTGTCTCGCCATTTTGAGTACTAAACACATATTCCTTGATCAACGTCTGTTGTTCATCATTTAACTGTTGTCCGTATCTCTTATTAAATTTTTCTGTCATTAACCGTACCGTTAACGCACTTACGTCACCATCTGATAGTACTTCAAGTGGTTCGTCTTTCTTTTCGGACAATAACATATTGCAAACTTTATTCTCATAATCAGCAACACGTGCTAGGTGAGGTTGGGTCTGGTTGCGCCAATCGTTCAGCAATGTCTGGATCGTCGCATATTCCCTATATTCATTAATCCTTTGATTATAAAAGGTAGGATCTTCAAGTGAATAATTGATGTCCTTTATTAATGACGCCTTTTCTTTTCTTAGTTGTACCGAATCAAAATCTAAGGCAGCCTTTTTAGCTTCCTGTAGAATTCGTGTAGCTAAAGACTCTTTATCAACTGACGTTTTAACTAATGCATTAAAAAGTCTAAACTCTCTATACAGCTGGGTACCTGGTTGAAAGTGACCCCTAATGATACCTAAAGTAGTTTTATACTTCTCTGTATCATCGCTGATCAAAGATTCAGCCATCGTCCGTAGGAGCTGTTCATAGATAATACCAACATTTCTTTTTTTGTTGTGAGACTTACTCATTTACTCATTATCCTCTTGATTATCCAGTGCTATATCAAAATCAATATCATCATCTAGATCTTCTTGATTCTCCAAAATCATACGTTTACTAGTATTACCTATTGCGCTGGACAGTTTACTTAACGTAGATTCTATCTCTCTTGTCATTCTAGAGTGCTGTTGAATTTTATTGTCTAAAAAGTCACTCATCCCGGGAACTGACTGGCGAGAGCGACCAGCATTTTCACGAAATGGATCTTTGAAGAAGTCATTATCAAACGGCTTATTTGAAGTATCTTGTTTTCTGGTAGCACCCCCAGTTGAGGTCATGCTAAGAAAGTCAGGCATATGTGTTGAATCTGCACCAAAACGAACCTTGCGAGATTTCTTTATCGGTTCCCCAAATGCATTCCTGATTTGTGCCTGAGCTTTGGTAGGAGATTCTTCATCATCAATTGACAAAATGTGTACATTGTCATCATCGTCTTCTTCGTCGTCATCGTCATCACCTTCTCCTTTCGAGGGAAGTGCTGTTAATAACTCACCTGAAACTTTATCACCGGCAAAAAGATCATCCCCGCCAGCATCATCTTCTCCTCCGCCAGCATCATCTTCTGGCGCGTCTCCAAAGAGATCGCCTCCGCCGGCGCCACCGCCGGCGTCACCACCGGCTTCGGCACCGGGTGCTTGGGTAGCTTCAATTTCTAAGTCGCTAACCTTGTCAACTTTCTTTCCTTCTTCAATCTGCTTAATTTCCTGATCAGTGAGACCCATTACATTCTTTCGTATCCACCGGCGGTCGACCATCCCTTCCGGTGCTGTACCGGCTATCTCAAAACGTGCACGAATTAACTCTAGTTTTTGTTGCTGTGCAACTGAGGATGGGTTTGATAGTTGTAATTCGAAATCTAATAAGTCATCGCCTTCATACCCATGGGAAAATAAGTGAATCATAGCTAATTTATTTAACTCTGATAGTACTGTTTTCTGGATTCTCTGAATCGTCCTAGAAAACCTAATATCTTCTTGGGCCAAGGTTGCTTTCGAGCCCACATCTTCATCATATCCCAAATATGCTCGAGGAATCTTTAACGCAGCGAATAATTTCTTTTGGATATATTCAACATCCTCGATTGCTGTTGTATTCTGTCCACCTGCGAGAGTATCAATCTTTGTGCCTGATTCACCACCTCTAACAGGTAGAAAATAGTCTTCATCAACAGATAATGGATTATACCTTAGATCTACACGGCCGGTGTCTTTATCAACCACTGCCGACCTCTTGAGGCTAGTCTGTGCCTGTTCTAGGTATTCCGCAACATTCTCAGGAGGGACATTACCTACATCAATATAAAATACACGACGTTCAGGTGCCCTTATAACCCTATAGACTAACATAGCATCTTCAATCAAAATCAACTGGCGCCAGATTCTCCTTGCCGGCTCAAGTACGGAAGATCCATATGGTAGAAAAGCATCATTCCCTAATAGCCTAAAATGTGCAACTTGCCAGTTTTCTAAAATTTGATTACCTTGTGTAATCCACCTAAATCTTACTGCGGCTGGATCTTCTGGATCAAATCCTTCTTCTCGTTCCATTTCAGAAATTGGGATTGGATATGCATTAATAATTCCATATTCCGGTGAGACATCAGTACACAAAAAGAAATCGCCGTATTTACATAAATTTCGGACCCACATCGTTAGATTAAATTCAATGTTTAGCGTATCATAAAATACTATCTCAAGTAGTTCCTTAATTTTCCTATTGTCAGAGTGAATGTGTAGGTTGACGCCTTTCTCATTAACAGACGTCGTTTCTTCAGAGTAAATATCTAATGCAGCAGATATCTCCGGGGTTGCCTCCATCTCGCTGAAATCACTGTACCTTGACATCCTATCGAAGGATCCATACGTACTTAGGGTATTGTTGTAAAGATCATTATGGGCCTTGCCGAACATCTGCATAGATGAAGCAGCAGATGGTTTGTCATAACCTTTTACCCTTCTTTTAATTTGTGGACCCGCGCGGAATAACTGCGTTAATCTTTGAAACAGATTCGGATTCTTTTTTCTACTTGGCATCTTACCCTCTTTTCACCATCTAATATTAACTTGCATATGCAAAAAATAAATCTACTTAATCTAATAACCAGCTATAGTCTTCATATGGGTTTTCGTCTTCTGATCCAGAGGTAGGCCTGCTTTCATCTAAAACCCGGGGCTTGTATGGGTTTTCTGCAAACTGCCCTTGCTTCGGGAGCGAAGAATCCTTAAATGTATTTCTGTTTACTGCAAATGCATTTAGCATGGCTGCATTAATATCAACTGATTGTTTATTATAATTCGGGGAAGTATCATAAAGCCATACACCAATAGCCAAGGCCATGACGAGGTCATCATTCTGGCCTCTTTGCGCTTGTGCCTTATTACCTTTCCATATAAACGTCTTAAGCTCACTGTACAACCTGTCAGAGTATAGTTTGATATGGCCATTGCGTAAGACTTCTTCTAGCTTTGTTAAGATTTGGGCACGAGACTGGCCAGACGTTGTAAATCCAGCTTTATGAATGTTACTTTCGCCTGAATACATCGCTGCATATTTGTCTCGCTCCTTCTTATAATAAAGGTTTGGGTATCCAAGCTCAATAAGCTTCATAACTACAGCATAGCCATATGTGTTATTCTCTGGACATAATAGAGCCTTACCATATCTCATGCCGGCTTCATTTAATAATATCGCAAACTGGTCCGGCGGGATTTTGCCCTTATACTCTGCAACGACCTCTGATTCCATTATATCGATTACATGAAATGCTGAATAGTCACCTGCATCACCTCTAGCAATATCGGCAGAGACAATATATTTGTGTTCAGAAAGTGCATACTTCCACACCCATACCCCCATATCTGGGCCCCATTTTTCTAATGGAGGCCTTATTTGGGTTCTAATTTTCTCAATATGCTCAGCCTGCAAGAACGTATCACCAGAAGCAGCAAAATCGCATAACAGCTCTTGTGCGACTTGCTTTTGGGTCAGGTTTTTACTTTCGTTCTCGAACCACTCATCATCACGCTCAGGGTGCACATCCCAAGGAAGCTTAATCGGGTTAAACTCATTTTCTTTTGAGGCAGCCTTCATATACAGATCATAATATTGGCCACCGACACCGTTTGGTGTTGACAGTACAATTGCACGACCACCAGTAGATAGCGTAGGGTACAGGCCCATCCATAACTCATCGAAGTTTCGAACAAACGCTGCCTCATCTACGATTAGCAAGGTTAATGCCTCAGAACGACCTGCATCTTCTGACGTCGGAATTGCTTTTACGGAAGAACCATTTGAAAACTCAACCGATTGCTTGTTATTACTGACAATCTCTGGTAAAACCAGCCATGGTGGTAAACCTTTAAGCGCTACCTTTACCTTTTTTATGAAGTTCATCGCAACGCTAAGCTTCGTTGCGATGACAAGAATGTTCTTGTCTTTATAAAAAATTGCTAGCCATACAGCGTATGCAGCAGAGAGCGTCGAAATCCCTAGCTGTCTTGACTTCAAGATAACATTAAACCGATGAGCAACAAAGTCATCGATGCAGTCGTCCTGAAAGTCAAACGTGGCAAAAGGGATTAATCCGCGAGTAGGATGTTGGATCTTTACGTACTTATTAAAAAAGTACTTTGGATCCTTACCACACTTTATAATCTCTTTAACCTGGCGCTGTTTATTAACTGTGGCCATTGTTTACTGCACTCTTAAACTGCAGTTCCTGCGATAAATTGCAATCTTACGAGGGTTATGTACGGAAGTAGAAATAAGCTCAATATTATCCATATTCGTTACTTCTTCTAGCTTTAATGTGCTACCCGAAACTTCTTTATATCGCTTCTTGGTAGCATCTACCTTCGATGCAATAACCTGAATCGATTCATCAACTAATCTATCAACCTGCTGTCGTAGTGATTGCTCTGAGGCAAAATGTACGACAGTCTGGAATTTGATTTGAAGCTGATCATCTTCAAGGGCACATGTTAATGATCTTGTACCATCACCACTACTTTTACCCCATGTATAATTTACAATATCACCTAATTGATTTAATTCGTCTTTTGAAATCATGATTTATCTCCTGGATATCCTTCCTATCTAAATATCTAGATAGCGAACTATTTGACCTGATAGATGAAAGAAGGATAGTTATTTCTCTTGTTTAGCTCACTTTTAATTGTTTTTTGGTCAGGTCTCCACCCGTTAGACCAACCTTCGCTGTGAGGTACTGCCCAGGTTGTCTCGCAATTAATACAACACTTATTTCTACCATATGATAATACATCATCATGATCTCTCATTAGATACATACACACAGGGCACTCTAGCGGGACTACATTGGGTAGCTCAGAAGGCATAATAACTGAATAGTTTTTTAGCTTTCTAAGCTTTCTATCATTGGGAAGTGTTTTCCAGTTATCCACTCAGTGCCTCCGGTCCTGAACATTGTATTAGCGAGTTTTTACCTTGCTGCCTTATATCCAATACAACATCAACAATATCTTTAACACCATCTACATGCGAAATAACCAATATGTTCCTAAACCACCGCTTCAGGGATTTAAGCAACCTATTACATGCCTCAACATTCATAGCATCTAAAGCACCAAAGCCCTCATCAATTACTAGCAGGTTTGTCTTAGGAAGAGAACTGATATTTATCAGTGCAACCCGAATAGCTAAAGATGCCATCATTTTCTCCATACCGGAACCACATTCAATAATACGCCGCGAGTCCCCATAGTTTATGAAAATATCCATAGCATTGCTGTTCGGTTCTGCTTCAAGCTCTACTGTGAACCCAACGACATCCTGCAGAATCTTTGATATCTCTGAGTTGATGATTGGTAATTGAGAAGTGATAATCTGTAGTGGGATTCCTTTCTTAGAGACTGCATTCATAAAAAGCTCATATATCTTCCATTGTGACATTAGGCCCTTGAATTCATCTCTTTCAGTACCAAGACGTGCAATCTCAGATGTAAGCAAACCAATTGATTCAGACAGGCTCATACGCTGTGAGTCAAGCTCTGATACTACGCGCTTTAGATCATTAATTTTCTTTTTGATCAAGCTTACTTCTTCAGCAACAGATCCATCACTAACTCTAAGCCTCATGTCATTGAGTAACTTTTCTTCTTCTAGTATCAATGACTTTAAAGTTGTAATCTCAGTCGATAGTGAGTGTAAATTAACTGCCATCCCGGAGGCTTCTACTTTTAGATTCGACTCTTGAGACATAATCGAATCATACTTCTCTAACTTCTCCGCTAGGCCTTCTTTTTCTAAAACCTTAATCGACTTCTTTGTTGATCGTACATTTTCTAAAATAGTAGAGATTTTTTCTTTTTGCTCTACTAGAAGTTTATTGTGCTTATCTGACTTCTTGACATATTGACATTTCGGCAAGTGCTCAAAACAATCACATGGCTCTAGCTTTTTTGCTAGCTTTTTCTTACTTTCAAGTAACTGCTTCTCTAGATCACGTTGGTGCTCTAGCTCCTGTAACGTTTTCTCTAGATCTCTCTGGACCTCAAGACGCTCTCTTAGCTCGTCAATGGGGAACTGTTCTTTTATTTGAGATATTTTTTCTACCCTACTATTGACCTCATCGTATTCATGGCTAATGTTGGTATGGCGGAGGGATATCTCTGATAGTCTATTTTTTGATTCATCCAGTTTTCTTTGATGATCGGCCACATCCTCTGACGTCACTAAGTCTTTGTGCTTATGTGTTGCCAAGGATACGGTCAAATCCTGTAACTTCTTTCGCATTGTAGATAAATCATTATCTATTTCATCCCGCTCATTACTCTTTCTACCCATCGTCATATTTGATTGCATTATTAGATGGTCCCATTCATGATCAGGAGCATTCTTAATCAATGCCTTAATATGTGAAGAGTCATTAGATGCTGAACTTAGCATTTCTTCAAACATGTTCAGGTTTAAGAAGTTAGTAAGAACAGCTTTTCTCTGGGTGGCCTTATATTTTATGAAATTATTCATCTCACCTTGGCTGGCCATTGATGTTAACAAAAAGTCATCAGCAGTTCCAACCAGTTTTCTAATAACCTTTTCTGTCTCTGTTCTTTGTGAGCCGCTTAAATCTTGCGTTACATTACCAGCTGCATCAATTTTGAACAAGTTTAAGTGTGTTACAGCATGCAATTTCCCTGCACGTGTTTCATGTTTTGTTGACTGTCTTTCAATCCTATATAACTGGCCGTTGATCGACATATCTACAGATCCTTGACAGTATCCTTTTCTGGAATTTATGATATGAAGGTTCTTTATAGACCCCCTGTCTGTCGTATTAAATAAGGTATACATTAATGATCCGGGGATTGAAGACTTCCCTGACCTATTTGGGCCGAATAGTCCGACGATACCATTTAGATCATCAAAATTAATATAATTTCCCTTGCCGTAAGAAAATGTATTATCAAACCTAAATTTCTTTACTGACCACTTGACGTTTCTAGCTGCATCGCCATTTGATATTTGTGGTACGTATTTATTTATTAGTTCGTCTAATGCTAACCATTCTTCATCATCTAAATCAATTTCTGAATAGTATTCTCTCATTAGTTTTGAGTGTGTCTTTGCATCACGAAGGTCATCCTTGAATAACTCACCGTTGCCAAGATTGATAACAGATGTATTCTCTGTGTCAATGTCATTCTTATAGACAATCTCTGTAGCATCTTTAAACTCTTTAAGAGCAGAGTGCAGCTGCTTTATCTCATGCTGCGATAATTGCTGATTTGTCCGGACTCGAAACCTTGAGCCGTCTGGATGTTTTTCTGCTTCGTCAAGGGTCGATTGCACATCATCTACCCAATCGATCGTTACAAATGGCTTTGTGTGGGGTACCTCATAAAAAGTTGACCTAAAATTGTCTTTGTCTTCAATTTCCCAAAATAAGAACCCCTTACCCGGGTCTTCACCATAATTCTGTTGAATTGTTGAACCTGGATATGCAATTCTTTTTTCGTGATCGAGGTATTGAAGCTTGTGAATGTCACCTAAGAAAGTAAACTCATAATCCTTGAAAAACTCTACATTTACCTCACCATCAATTTTCCAATTGATATCAGTATGAGAACCCTCAACGCCTCCGTGGAATGTTGCGATGTTGATCTCACCAGGTACCGGCTGAACTTCATCCCAGGAATCCATATCAAAACATGAAAACACACACCAGTTAAATCCAGGAATGCCAACCGGATATGTACCAGAGTCCTTATAGAGGAATAAACGAGGATTATTTAGCGCTGAAATAATGGGGCTAATCGCATCCTGCCTGTCCTTATTCATCATTAGGCCGTCGTGATTACCTAATATGATATGTGTAGGGGCAATCTCTGCTAGTCCTGTAAACCACCAGTTTAGAATATCAATTAGCTCAGGAGAAATCCCCTGCGTCTTTGAATGAACGATGTCGCCACCAACAAAAATAGCATCTGGATTCAGGCTTTTTGCTTTCTCAAAAAAAGCTTGAAATGATTCGCGGTATTCATCATGGCGAGTTAAGCCCCTAAAATGAATATCTGATATATGTACACACTTAAAACTCATTCAAATCCCAACTTATAATAGTGAACCACTTTTTATCGAACCGATTAAATGATATAAACGGTCTGTCGATCTCCATGGCTTAGCAGTCTTTTTAGCATGTAAGAAATCGATTTTACTCATTTCGCCGACATCGCTAAACTGTCCAAGGTCTAAAACTCTAACCTGAATTCCATATGAAGATAACAATTTACAATACTTTTGTGTCTTATCATTCATATCAGAATCTAGGGCTAATAAGACTGGAGTCTTATTTTTTATAATCTTCCGGAATACTGCATACTCTTCAGAGAAATGTGAACCCAGAAGGCATGTTGAGTTGCTATCACATTTCGTAAGATCCATAGGGCCTTCGACAAGTGTTAGCTCTTTAGACCAATCGATGTTTATCTCATTAAAGATAACATTTTTCTTTGAAACCTTAGCATTCAAATACTTCATCTTATTCTCGTCTTTATCAATTGTTCGGGCCACGAAGTAATTTAGATCACCGACGTCATTAAACGATGGCATAATAAGTCGTCTTCTAAACTTTCCTTTAGTACATGTACCAAGTTTAAAGTACCAAAAGTCACGGTTCGTCAAATTTCTAGATCTTGCATACCTAATTGTCTCTTGAACATCAGGATCTCTCAAAGAAACGCTAGTAGCTAAAAGCTTAAACCCATCCGGAGGTATTACTACTTCTTCTTCCTGAGTGTCTGTCGCAACAAATTTCTTTTTACCAGCAAATTTATTTTCATACTCATGCAGATGACCAGGAAAATATTTCCTCAACATACCATGAAGTGTTCGACCTCTTAAATCACAAACCCAACAATGAAACTGGTCACTGTCTATTTTGATAATTAGTTTTTTCTTTGAAGAAACGCCATATGATCCACATCTAGGGTTGGGGCAACACACAGCAACGTTAAGGCCATCAGTGCCAACGACACATGTGCCAAACATCTTGTTCAAAAACCTAATTTTATCGCTCACAGTAGACATCTTAATTTAATATACCCAAGGAACGTATAAGTGTTCATTGTAACAAGAAAAATATTGAATTTTTATTTTACAACTAGTTTCTGTCTTGACTAGCTATTTTTGACCCTGCCATGGCGATGACATATGCATCTGCGGAGTCGAAACAACCAGGATCTAAAATCTTTGTATCTTTTCGAGGGCCGCTCTTTAAAGTCTTGAGGGGCCAGCGGTATGTAACCTTATTGTCTACCCAGTCGAAAACCTGCTCTTTAGTAGGCTTTCCACCTTTTTTCTTCGAGATTATCTTAAGCCCAACTGCTTTCCTAGCTACATTTACATTAATATATTCAGGGGGGCAGGTAAACTCTTGTTGGGCAAGATAACTTATAATACCATTAAACCTCGCTAAGGTAAGAAGTGTTTTTGCAGACGAGAAACCCGGTCGGAATGCTTGAAGATTTTCTTCTATGTACACACTAGTTATTCTATATTGGGTATGTAATGAAGACAGCCTCTCTAGGACTACCTGGGCCTTGTGGTAGGATGATAACTTATTACTAAGGGGAATATATCCCATATCAACAAATGACCCCTCAGAGGTTACTATACACCAACCGGTACAACTAGTCGAAATATCTAATCCTAAACTATAATTCACTAAAAATCTACCTTAACCCTAAATGTCAAATTGTCAGCATCACGTTTCATGATTGGCTGAGCTAAATTAGTCCTTGCTACAATATTAAGGTTCTCGTCATGAAAGTTCAACCCAGTAACATAAACAAATTCAGTGTTCTCTTCGCTAGCAAATGTCGAGGCTTGGAGAGATTCATATCTTGGATTAGAACTTGAATTAATTTGGCCGGCTTGACATGGTACCATGACTTCCATTATGTGGATATTATGATGACCTTCTAGATTAACTTCAAACTGCTCTTTGCCAAAATATGGAATGCAAGGATTATGCACTATTGCAATGCCTTCTTCATATATTATATTCCCCACGCTTGACCATGTAGGATGAGGAGACTCGGCATCAGCCCTATATAAGCAACCATGGCCGTTGTCTCTTAGCGTAACCTTTACCTTACCACCAGAGCCGGTTAAGTCATGATCAATTAATTCGAATGTCTTCCCGGTTATCTTTTTTCCATAAAATAAATTAGATACATCAAAAAATACAACTTCATTTGATGAAGTATCCCTAGTCCTCTGTAGTATTGCTAATACTGAGCCAGGTGCAACACCTGGATTTTCAGGTGTGGAACCAGCAACGGTTGCAAATATAGAATCACTACTAGTATCATCATCCCCAGACGAATCAACTGCAATCAGTCCTGGGTACATCATTTCTTCAGGAACCATATTACGTAAAGACACAAGACCATAATCAATTGAACCATAATCATTAATGAATTTTGAGGTTTCATGAGTAGAATCTGGCTTAGACTCATAACTTCCTGATGCTAGAATCGTAAAGTCCGGTATAAACTTGCCGTTGTCACAAGGAAGTATAGAAAGATTCCTTTTCCTGATTGAAGAATCTTCATTCAAGAATTCATTTGCCTCTTTTTCTTCCTGTGTAGTAGTATCAATGGTAGAACCGGTTAGGTTCATTAGGAGCGGGTACTCACCTTTTACAAATTCTCTAGAGAAATTCTCCAAATTCAGTAGGTGGCCGCCGACGCCAAACGACATTGCCACGTTAAATGGATCGTCTGTTGTTGATTTCATAGTCTGGAATGGCGTCAACATCACTTCCCTTTCACGGGTTTCTTTAACGAAAAATGGAGGGAGATAAAATAACAGAAATTCCTCTAGTTCTTCAATCCCGTCCTTTTGGGTCGACCAGATCTGAGGCAGGGTTCTGTATTCATTCCATATTTTGACTTCATGGATTTCTGCGTTCAGTGGATGACGTAATTGATACTGGTTCGGCTCTAATGGATCCGGATCTTCAGCTGTCCACCCAGACTCAGAGTCAACGTCGTCTAAGCGGCCCCATGTAACACCATGCTTCTCTGCAGCTTCATAGCTAAAGAACCCTTGAACATATTGAGTATTGTTTGAATCTAGAGTTAAAACCTGATTGTACACATAAGTTGCATCATGCTCTGCGCATGCAGCACCTAAGTTTGCATGCAGTGATTGTGATAAAACCGGAGTATACTCAAGGTCAGGTATTGTGTAATTCGTTAGCGCGTCAAAATATGTTTCTCTAAGCTCAGAGTCAGTGACTGCTGGATCACCTAATGCAACAGGTATATCTTCGGCAAATACTTCAATACCAGAGCTGTTTGTCCATATACCGACCTGAGGTGTACCGGGAGCAGCGGACGGGTGATCACCTTTTTCCTGAATATACCATGCATATTCTTCTGATACGTGATCTCCTTCTATGGTTGGATTACCATCAGCGTCTAAATAAGACGTAAGCTGACTGTATGACGCTCCATTTTTTCCTTCAAAGTAATTTCCTACAAACAATGCTGCAGGATCTGCCTCAATATCTGTGTCGCTATTAGAAGTACCGGGAACAACACCTTCTGGTGTAAAGTCATCATATGCCCATGGCTCAACATCACCAAACTCTTGAGGTATGCTTAAGTCTAGAATGCCTAAACCATCGTCGTCTGGCAGATTAAACTCAGAGTCAATTTTCCCATCTATTATAATTTGAGCCTTGCCATCGTCAATTAGCTCTGTACCATACCGAATAACGACATGATACCAGTGGTTCCTCAATAGTGAATTATCTGTAGAGAGATATACCTTGTTTGAAGATTCGACCTGTTCGAGTGTTGCATCAATGATGCCATCGTCATCAGGATCTGAGTTTTCCCAAGTTTCAGTACTATAATCATAATACTTGGTATATCCATACTCTCCATTTTCTAGATATGGAATATGGGAGGGGGGAATATCTGCGGACGAGCTTAACTGTAGCATTATACGGAATGCATCTGGATGACCAGCGGGGTCGATATGGCTACCGGTGACCAAGCTTATCGCATAGCTAGATGACATATGAAGAATTGTTCCCGCGTTAAACTGGTGTGAGTGATCTCTATCAACAACAACATGATCTCGGCCCCCGTCTAAATCAAGTTCAGATATATCAGTAGAATATACTGTTGGGCTTCCTACGGAGTTCCATGAAAAAGTATTAGCATTTGTATTTGCAAATGCATCACGTGCATCTTCATCGACTTCAGTTGCTAGCTCATACTTCTTTACCCACTCCCATGTTGTCAATACTGTAATACCATCTACGTCTAAAGACTCAACAAATGGTGGCGCAGCGTCAACAGTCGTTGACCAAGTCATTTCATCCCAAGCGCCGTACACAAGAGGATCATCAACAATACCGTTGCCATCCGGATCAGCATCAAGTGGATCTGCATTGGTATTATCTGCTAACCTATAAAACCCAGTGTACCCAAACGATGCTGCACTGCCTAAATTACCAGAACCGTCGTCCCACTCAGTAACCTCTTCCCAAGCCCACCAAGAAAAATATTCTTGCTGTGTTGTCTCAATTTGAATTGTTCCTGGATTGCCTTCCCAGCCCGGGATTAGCGTCTGAACCCATACTTGGCCATAAACCTTAGTTGGCTCATATGTCATGACTGCTTCATAGCCCTGGCCTGATGCCCATGATATTTGTTCTATTATCGTCGGGCTTGAAGCATCAATAGCATAATCAATAAGTAGAGGAGAATGACCTCGGGTGACATGTGTCATCCAGCCAAGTTCATCAGGAACCAAAAGTGTGTATGGGTCTAGAGGATCTATATCTTCATACCCTGCACCATACTCTCGATATGAGGCCCAAGCAGCTTCTGACCACGTGGCAGCTGAACTAGCACCCGGGTATGTTCTTAAATTTGATGTGCCGGCGTCAATGTCATCCAGAATTTCATCATCATTAGTATATGGTAACATTGTGTCCGGATCGGTCCACCCCGTTGCAATCCTATAGTCTGTTACATCAACTGATGGGTCGTACCAGTACTGATTTCCATTAACATCGACAGTGCCATCGACATCTTCACCAGTTTCGTTATTATAATAACCAGTATAGCCATGGGCTTCAGCTGTGTCAAATGTTAGTCCGGAATCGACCGACCACCCCTGTATTTCGCCATAACCAACTGATTGTGCAGTTATTCCTGGGGCTGCGTCCCAAAGCAATGTGCCAGCGGATGTGGCTTGATAACTATTTATTGTTGCTGAAGGGTCATCTGGAAAGTCTTTTATAACAGATTCAAAAACATTGTATTCGTTCAAGCCATTGTCATCTGTCCATAAGTACTCTTCTGCTTCATTAACTTTCTGCTGACCGTCATTGTCAATAATCTCAATTCTCTCGGCCCAGCTCTTAAAATACTCATTTCCGTCGATGGTTTTTGCAATATTTACTGCGGTTGCATAATTGTCAAAGTCACCAACATCATCCTTCCCCACTGTCCAATCTGTCGCATTTTTAATATTACCTGGTGCTGTGAATGAAAACACCTGGTCGCCAGAAGAAACATGATCATTGCAGATGATACTACAATTCTTTATAATCGGGTTTCCGGACCTGAAATCGTAATCCGGAGCCTCATCACCCTTATCGGAAACCAAATTTTCAGGTTGTGTATAACTACCATCTGCAATTATTGCAGCATCGTTTGCGAACCCCCACCCGACTGCAGTATACCATACTTCTGGATCACCGGCGGTCTCATACCATAAATTATCACCTAGCTCGTCTGTTGCAAAGTCAGTATACCACGTGCTTTCGTGAGCGCCGCGGCCTCCCCCGTGGAAGTCAATGAATAATTGTTCCCAGTCTTTAACCACAAAGGAGCCTGAGGCATACGAATCCTCTTCATCAATAGTATACCTGGGGTTAATATAGAACTCAAAGGTGAATGAACCAGAGGGGCTGTAAGGTATTACACTTGGTTGTACTGTCTCATCTGTTATTGATGGATAGATGAATGCAGAATCAGGGGGTACTAGAGAAGACGTAAAGAAATTAATAGTGTTATAGTTAGTATATGCCCAGTGTAAACTTGGATGCTTTGTCCGATAATATGGGAATAGAACATCTTTAATAACATTCTTTCTTAATGTGTCACTAGTTACCTTAAATGATGGCTCAAACCTTGTAATTGAAACTGCAGTTTGCTTTCTAGATGAAACCTCTGAATCGTTTACTAGTCCCATATATCTGTCTAACATCACGTTTATTGATGTAGCAGAACCAGATGTCGCGACCTCTATATCAAAAACGTTATATGGAAATGTAGGCAGATCCTGATCACCTATCCCGTCAGCATCTAAATCTAGATCTAATAAAGTCGCACCGGTGAATGGGTTTGTTATGACCCCTGAAACAGGGGGTTCGCATATACCATATTGGGTATTTGTTACGGTTACGATCGAGTCGTTAGCAGATGATTCATATACAGCATTAAATGATGAGACGCTATTAATAGCTTCACATGTAGCAGATGCAACCATGTCCAGCGCAGACTCAACATTATATACGTCCGGAGGTAATGTCGGGTCACCAAGACCTTCAAGGTTATGAAGATCAACCATATGTAGGGTACCGTTTATCGGCAAGTCAGGCTTCTGCTTTGTATTTCCCCAATTGCTATTATAAAAATAGAATCTGCGGATTGTACCGTATGCTTCAGCTAAATCAAAATAAGCGTCTTGGATATATTTGTATGAAGAATGACCTAATAGATCCCTGTAATCAAATGAACCGGCGGTACCAGATGCACCATAAAATGTAGCATCAGTGTCTTCGGTTTGAAACTTAAGTTCAGTAACTTGCTGGATCTGAACAGGGTCTGATAATGATGCAGAAGCTATCATGGCATTTCGAAATGCCTCTACTGAATCATCACCAAAGACATCTTCGCCAGAATCGCTAAATGCTTGTAGGGGCTGGGCTTCTTTTTCAAACTTTGAGCGCTCTGCAAAAACATGAACAGAGCCAGTTACACCCGTTTCTAGCCTGCTTCCTGAGGATGCAGACGAATAATGGCGCTTAGGACGAGTCTCTAATGTTAAGTTCTCAAACCATTCACTGCTTAAACCGAATATCGCCATCTGACCACACCTGAGCTATCTTTATATGTCCCAACTGGAACAGATGCTTCCGTATTAACGTTGATTGCTGGAGCTATCGAAATATAGGACAAAAATAACATTACCACCTCGCCTTAGAAGTCTAATCTAACACGAATCGTAACATCCTTCTCATCATTCTTTTCGATTGGTCTAGACAACTTGGCGACTGCTAACAGATTATCATTAGCATCATACATTCCTACTGTCGTTGGGAATGTAAACGATCGCTGTGTATCTTCTTGGCCTTCGTCAATTACTACAATTCTATTCTCTTCGTCGACATATGTTGGGTTAGCAGAGTAATTAAATTCATCTGCAGTCGCACGACAAAAGATCAACGTAGAATTAATCGTAGTTACATTCTGAAATGTTATCGCGGTTAATGAGCCAGATTGAAATCTACATGTTGAAAAGTGATCAACAATATTATCAATAGAACCAGAGACTAAAAAGTCAGGAACAAACCTAGCATAGGGATTACCAGAGCCATAATCATCTCCTGTACCATCCATATATCCAGGGTTGACATCATCATCATCGCCAGAATCAAGCGCTGCGTTTGAATATTCTGAAAGTGTACCGGTAACAGGGTGGCCCAACCACCCATATCCTATACCAACTTGACCATTGGAAACTTGTACATCATAATTTGCCGATGTATCTCCTTCTGGGGCTGCCATAAGAGTTTCAACAATGTCTGAAGAATCTATTGCATTTCCGTCTGGTTCTGAAGCACCACCGTGGCTAATCCATGCGCTATTACATTTTATTGATGTAACAGACTCAGCACTCATACCATCAATAACGCCCATAACAGCCTGATCAGGATCAATTGCTCTATTGACATTAAAGACAGCAACGCCTGCATCATAAAATAAAAGGCCTACTTTTCTAGAAGTATCTGAGGAGTCTACAATGTCTGCAACCTCACCACCAAATGTAGATCTCTTACTAGTTGCTGCGCCTATGTCTGTAAAAATAGCTACAGAGCCTGTCGACGTCGTATTGAGGTTCGGGGTAATACCATCCGCCCAATAAGGAGGCGGATCAATTATATGTTCACCATCTGAATCTAATTCAAGTTCTGGATTCCCAACTGGGATCAAGTCCCTGTCAGTTAAGTCTTGCTCTCTCCAACACCGGTATGAGTTACCTGCTAGGGATGCAGACTGATAAAACCTCATGGCAAAAGTTTCTCTCTTAATCTTATCTCTAGCGAATAATCTTTTAAAGCATATAAAGAATGCATTATCTACACGGTCGCCTTCTTCCTCTGAACCAAATGGCGTAGAGAAATAAGCATCCGAGTCGCCCATTAATGATGCTGCAAACTGCTTGTAGATATCGACTTTTTCTCTCATCATCATTGATTCAGATGGAAATAATAGCTTTCCGGAGGCGTCCTCTGAGATTAAGGTATCTTGTACTGTTGAGCCACTAAAATACAAACCAACGGTCATATCCATGACAGCATTAGCACTTTGTAACGTGTGATCTTGATCATACACCGTCTGGAATAATGATGATGTTACGCCTTGGCCAATACCTCCTGTTACAAATACTTGAAATTCTCTTCGTGTATCAGAACCTGAGATGTCCTCTTGTATAATATCAACTAATTGATTTAGTGCCGAGCGGCTTGTCTTGATGTCTGCCGCTGAAATTTCTTTAAATGTTGCCATGACTTTCTATAACCCTCTTTAATTCTTAGAGATTTGAACTTCAAACTCTTTTACAGCACCTGACTGAATACCTACGATACTGATGACAGAAGAAATGACATTCTTGTCGCTAGCATTACCGTAAATAAGAAACTGCGAATCTGTCACTGATTTCGTTTCAACTGGTACCGTAACCCGGGAACCGCCGACTGAAGTTGTTGTCGGGTCACGGGTAACAATATACGTTGCAATATTGTCTGCATCAACATTATCAGGCGTCATACCACGCAGCTGTAAAAACCTGCTAGGTACCTTAATAATAAATGCTTGATCCCTAAGTTCAACATCAATTGTACTCTCGTTCTGAATTTCTTGAGTAACAGTCAGCGTCACGCTAGATCCGGATCCGGATCGTGACATTGATAACGTCGTTCCAGTTGAATCTAACCCATCGCCGGCTAATGCCAAACTTGGAAGTCTGATTAAGTTAGGATTTGAAACACTAACTAACTTATGTTTTAGTGCTAAGTTCCCGCTTGTTTGCGCCTCAAAAATCGGGGTATTTTTTTCTATTTTTTATTTCCCGACCGTTCGGCCAAATTTTTCAATTATTGTGTAATCAACCTCATCATCGCCTAACGCAAATTTTACAATAGAAAAAGAACCGTCATTTCTAGCTAAAAATGCTCGGCCTGTATCAGTTAAAACTGCATCTACTATGATGTTATTTGTTGAGTGATCTAAAAAACCCATCTACATGCTCCTCAGATAAATATATCGTTACTTGTTAGTCCGTAAATCATCTATTTCAATATCAACGACTTGGCTCTTCTGCCGGTCGGTGTTTATAATCTGTAATTTGTATGATCCACCTTCTTCTCTTGTTGTCCATAAATCTAGATCTTCATCGTCTTCGCCTTTGATAGATAAGTATTCCGGATCAAAGAATATCTTACAAGAAGTATGGCCACTATCTTTAATACAATCGCTCGTGAGGTTTATTTCACCGTTTGCAGGATCGACACCTTCGCTTAAATAAAAGTTGGGATACGGCTTTGGTGCACCAGAAGGAGAAATCATTTTTTTCATTAACTTATTTTTGGATTCATCAAACCAAACCAGAAACTGTGCAGAATAATTTGAACTAAAATCATGTGCATCAACACTACATAATGAATATATAGCATATGTCTCTTTAGTAAACTCTTCATCCCAATAAGTTGTCAAGGGATCTTGCATTTCAATGACACGGGACTTCCGAGGCATCTCGCTGCGGGGATCAGGTATCTCACTATCGTCAAAGTCATACTCTACTTGTAGCTCAAATGGATCATATACAGATTTTCTCTTAAAAACCTGAAATCTTTTTATATCTCTTTGAGGAACAACCGGAAAACTCCACATGACCATTAGTTTCTTGTCTTCATAATCCCATACAAAATCTAAATCGGCAGGTGGTGGGGGTGGCCTATATTCTCTACAACGTACTCTACTTTTTTTCGAAGATCTTGAAGAAATTAATCCAGAAATTGCATAAACTTGTGCTGTTTCCTCATCAACTGCTTGAAATTGACACATTGCAATTGCACGAATTGAGTATGAATAATATGAACCATATGTTATCTTAGTATCAACGGCAACACCGCTAGCGGAACCGGCAACGATTATTGGCTCACACTTCTTATACCGCCTATTTGGCTGCAGCTCCCACTTGTCGATTACGTAACCGATTATCTTTACTGCACTCTTAAACTCTCCAGGATTTACCCTGTCGATGGATATAGGAATGATATTAGGTGCATACTCATAATCTGAAATCATCCCAGGATTCCCATCTTTTCTAGCCTGTGCCTGGATATTAGCTGCATCTTTTATCTTATAAGATAGCTCATTCATAAAAGGTGATGTCGGATCCGCTACAGATTTTACCAGAATATCATGCAAAAACTTATCATTAATCTGGCTGTATTGTTTTATTGCCCTGAAGGTTTTTAGCCAACGAGGCCTGTAGTATCTTCTCCTACCAGAGCGGGTCCTATAATAATATACTGATCTGTACCTTAACCTACCCATCGCTTTGACGATCCATTTTCCTGCAACATAATCTCCGGTCATCTCATTTAACAGCTTTGCTGTATTAGCCCTAGTGTACTGCCAGCCTTTTTTCTTATGCCAATATGTCTTATCATACCCTAAGGACCGACCGCGGATTCTCATTGATAGACGTAACAACTTATGTGCCTTATAACCAATTGATCTATCTTGCAAGTTTAATGTAGAATATCCTTTACTAGCAACATCAATCTCTTTCTGGATCTTGTCTAAATTATCCTTTATTATTTTTTCTACATTCCCGGGGCGAGACAACTCTGCGACAAACTCATTATCAACACTCGAGTTTGTTCGGACATCTGCCGGATCAAATGAAAATTCTATCCAACGAGGTATTCTTTTTCTTAACGAATACTTTAAATCATTAGTTGAAACGCCATGGAGCCTGGCGTCACCACTATCATCTATTTTTTCGTCAGGAACAAAAAAGTTATATTTGAAGCGGGCTCTAAACCTCCATACCTCAGGAACGTCTAGGACTGTCAGTACTTTTGATGGGTATGAAATTGCCATTATGAATTATCATCCTCTGTCGTTAGTGTAGAAATAGTAATAAAGAAATCGTTAAATGAGCTATAGTTCTCAGACCTGCGACGTGGCTTAAGCTTTCGAATAGTATGGCCTGAGGCATCTTTTGTTTCTTCAGTCATGTCTATAAACTCTTTTCTTTCGGCTGCCGTTCTTCCCGCTAGCACTTCTGTTGTTGCAATCATATCAATCTCGAAATCATCAGGATCAACTGGAATCATTAGTACTCTATCAAATGTACGCGGGGCAAGAATTTGGTTAATCATCGCACAAGGCCCCAGAATTCTAGAAGCACATATCATTCTAAAATGCTGCATATGATATGATGACAAGCGAGGCTTTTTGCGAAAAAATCTTCTCCTTAGAAACCTAAACTTCTGATTTTGATACTTTTGCAGCTTCCAATTGTGTTTTCTTCTTTTCCGGTTTTCCTTGTTTATCCACTTATTTCGCTTCTTAACAACCTTGTTCCAAGCAGACCGGTATTTAGCTACCGTCTTTGTACGATATGGCGGTGGCGGTGGAGGAGCACTTTTGGAGCCCGGCGGGGGTGGCGGGTTGGCTCTATTACCTGATTTATGATATGTACCATGGCCGGCTAAATATCTTTGCCTTAGCACCAAAGATTGTTTATGTTGTATAGCTCTTGCATAGCGAGCTTTTCGGGCATTCCATAATCTGGTGTTTGCCTGGCCATGGGTTAAATATTTGTGTCTTCTATAATAACCCTTCTTTGTTCCTTTCTCTGCTATTCTTAGGTCTCTTGCTAGCCTAGATAACTGGGCCATGGTGGGACGTGTCCATATTTCTGAGTCTTTGAACGTTGCAACACGGGTTCGGGGATTATTCTGAATCTTTGTATTTAGCAACAAATTACCTGCTGGGATCGTTCCGGAGTATATCCACCACTTTGTTTTTTCATGAGCTTGTGCTAGCTGTAACATTTTTGCAGCATCTGCATCAACTAAAAGCTGGCCCCATTCCTCATGTTTTAAGAATGTATTTTCATCTAAAGTTAATCCATTGAGTAACCGATAATACAGATGAAGAAGCCTGTTGGTGATATGATTTTGAATCATATCAATACGTTTTTTATCTGGAATACCCCTGTATCTCCAATGCTTATACAGTTGCATAGCGGTCTTTTCGTAAAGACCATGCTCATTTGCCATCGTAAATTCAGTTGACTTAACCATGGCATCAAAATTCCATGTCCTGACCTTTCGCCGGCGACCGACGCGGGTAGCAGGTGCAATCTTCTTGAATGCTTCAGGCATTAAAAATACTGATCTATCATAAACAAATTTCTTTGGCCTGAAAACTATGTCTTCATATTCTAGATCGCGCTTGTGTACATGAACTTCAAAAACATCCTTAGCTTTGCTTAGCTCAGTATTATTCTTTTTACCCATTGTGTAGGGTGGGTTCTGGACTATATCAATTGTGTCCATAGGTATTCCAACCGTCATGACACGAATGTTTCCCCCAACCACACCTCGCATCTCTGGTGCATTAAGGAATGACTTAAGCGCAGCCATCTCTTCGGCCTCAATTATCATGTCTGCCGGAAGATAAGACGCATCGTTATCTTTTCTAGAGAGCTTCTTAGATGCAACCCGCTGGAGTGCTAACTGGTGAGGTGTTAATGACTTAAGTACATCTTGTCCAAACTGAGTTTTTGTTTTCCATGCCATGTACCTTCTAATCCTAGATGATTCTATGAACCTTCCGGATTGTTTATATTTCTTAGTTGCATTTAGCCCGAAATCTTCTTCTGCCGTATTAAAGAATGTCTTTACATTCGTAGCTGATGTACCTAACGAATTGCCTATTGATTGGAGGTGGCTTATTAATAGGTTCTTAAATTCTAGTTCATCTTCAAACGAATTTATGAATGACTGCATATCTGCAAAGACTGCTTCAGATGATGACGTATTAGATGCTGACTGTAGCGCATCTAACACTGAAAGTTTTCCTTCCATCATGTCACGTGACAAAACAACCTCCTCCGGTTGTTCGGCTGCATCTTCCCTTTCTTTTATCTGTTTAGCCCTTGATTGGGGATCTTGATTCATGGAAATAGAAAGTACGTCATTAAATGCCTTATATGACCTCTCGTTCGACTCTGCATTATACTTTACATAAATCATATTATTGTGGCGAACTAGTTCCGAATCTACGAACCTGGTATATAAAAGAGTGAATATCTCAAAAATTGCAGTTATTAGAGCATTTTCATCCCAATTATTATATTTTGTCAAGCGGTTGCTGTCCATGTATACACCACCGGCATCATCACGATCAGCTAGCTCTACGGCATCCTCCTGGATTTCTCTAGCAATCTTTATGATATGCGAAAATGGAGTATAGTATGATGAATATCCTTCAGCAGATTTCCTAAGCGCTGAGATCATTCCTGATGTTCTTAATTTTATTATTGATCTTGTATTTGTCTCAGCAGGTGGCCGTCTCTGATCATCCATTATTTTTCTAGCAGTTATTGCAGTCCACAGAGACGTCTTTTGCCACTTGCTAGCCATGCGATAGTATTCTTTTTTTCTCTCGGCCTCTTCCTCTTTGGCTGCTTTCTTTGCTTGTTTAAACAGCTTTCCAAATGATGATGTATTTTGTACCAGATTTATAGCAGTATTGGCCGATATATTATACGTCTTCTGGATCCATTCAGCAGTAGCTGGACCATGGGCACGGAAACCTCCAATATTGCGTAACTGCATCGATGGGTTGGGCGGCCGAGGTAATGGATCGTCAGCATCAGGCTCTAAAAAAGTCTCAGCGCCTGTGTCAATGACCAGCTGATCACGTGCATCGCGGACTTCAAGGGTAAACCTCAATAGCTTATGTCTCAGCCTAGGGTTCTCCCTAGACAGGTTCATTAGTGCAGCGACTATTAATTGCTGTTCATTTTTATGAGTAGGTGAGCAGGTTCCACGTGTGCAGTGAATGAATGCTTTAACAATTTTAAGGAAGATCGTACGAGCATGTAGGCGTTGGTCTGGATCCTGCATATTAAGTAATAGCTTTAAATATTCTGAAACATCATCCGTCGTAGCTTTTAATTCCGAACCAAATTCGAAAAATGGCTCAAAATCTAGGCCATCGTATAGGTTACCAAACCTCATTATGCCATCGACTAGGGCGGTTGAGCCTGACGTTGCAGTCATACCGTCTTTCGTTGAAAAATCGCGGGTTTCAAATGGTAAAATTAAACGATTCCTAGAATCATTTAATAAAACAAATGATGCTAAACTCCCACGCGGCCAGCCATCAGTTAAAATGTCTTTTCTAACCCTACCTAAAGCCCACCAATATGGATTATGCAAATCAACATTGAACCTCTTTCCGATACTAGTCCCAGTAAGGTAACCTATACCGGCGGATGTACACATTTCATTTGCAACCGTTGTCGTTAATACCCTTAATTTATCAGCATCATCAACAGGTAAAGATGCAATAAAACGTGAGTAATTGTTATATTGCGTTGCATCAAATTTATAAGACTTGCCGCGGCCGCCGCGGGACTTATATTCTCTGTTCCCTAATTTTTGAATTCTGAACTTATAGTATTTTGACTTCGGTATAATCCTGGTATTAATTGAAGTTGAGCTTTCATCTTCGGCTCGTTCAGTCTCCTTATCCGTTACTAGTCCAGGAGAATGATACCTACAAGCATAATACAGATCATAGATTATTTGCCCATAAACTTTACTATTACTAAACTTTTTATAACCCTCTTCAGAGAATCCTAGTTCATTAATAAACAAATCCTGTAGAGAAACGTTTTTTCCGGATGAAGTACCCAGCTCTGATTTCTTCGCATATAGTCTTGCGGTCGAGCCTCTCAATGATAGTGCATTATCTTTTATGTCTAAAGACTTCTTAGCACCTGAAAGTACTTGAAGAATTTTTTCTCTCCACTCAAGCCACATCTCTTCTTTCTCAGAGTAGTAGCCATATTTTTGCTCAAGGCGTGTATATACACCCCCAATGTCGGCAGATTTAAGGGCTTTTATTACCTCTTCAACATTCTCAATTTGAAGCTGGCGCATTGCCCACCTGAACTCTAACATTGATTCAATGTACCCTTTTCTACCAGACGTAGATCTTGCAGGCATCCAGTCAAATGATGCTATAAGCTCAGGGCGTAAACTTGAAATAGAGTGCTCTAATAAATAACTGTCCATTCCGGCCATGGAACCGATAGGAATGTTGCTCTTTGAAGACTTTGAATCGACATCTTCAGTAATTTTTTTCCTTGGCGGGTTATATAAGCGTACTGAGCTAAGATCACGAATTGAAAGAGACGCAGAGATGCCTGACTGTAGAGTTCGTGAAACAGAGCTTGACGGAATTCTCCTGTATACTGAATAATCGTTGGTTGATTGCTTTCTTCTGGTCTTCATCCTGCGGCTAACGTTGGCAAATGATACCTTGTTGTTATCAGCTAATGTGTCACCAGAAGATGATGAATCGCTAGCATCAGTAAACGATACTGATACCTTTTCAGTCCCAGTGGGCTGGGGTGCTGACAGTAAGTCATTCCCATTGTCTACAGGATCTGACTGAATATTCAATGTTGTATATCTTCGTTTATTCTTTATTGCCATTTTATGTTCCTACCACAAACGATGGTTCTGATGTTTCTAACGTTATGTCTTCCGCAGTCACCTCAGTGCCGTATGTATAATCAGCTAGGACAGGTATAATACTGTATTCTATCGTTCCAGGTTCACCTGATAGTTCTTTATCCCAAAAATAATACCTTCCGGAATATGATAAGTTATGTGTTGTTCCTACTGTCGACTTTACACCCTGGAACCTTGCCATCACAATAAAATGGTCAATGTCATCCTGGTCGCCAGTAATCGACCACATTAATAAAGTCTTATTTGTTCCAAGCCTACGTGCGTTGACCTTGTCAATCTCTGGCTTAAAATCTGGGATCGACGCATCGATTGCTGATTCTATACCTGTCCTACCTTCTATAAATTTATCTTGAGATTTCATTCTAGAGCGAGGGTTCACACCAAATGACTGGCCAGTTGACGGTAGCGTACCATTTCGTAAAGTTGAAGGGTTCATGAACTTTGATATTTTCTTTTGATATCTTTTTGCTGTCGTAACATCAATATCATCGCTTAGGGCCGTGTCAAATAACGTTTCTGCACTTCGCATTAATACCCTAACAATATATCTATAAGTCCTTCCTGCCTGCAAGGAAGAAACTCCTGTATACCTTCTTGAGGTTACATCATCTGCAAATTCCCCAGTACTAAGCACCCCGAATGTTTCTGTTTCTCCGGAAACACTGTCTTGACGCTGTACTAAGAAAGCAACAAGGTTATTAAGTTTCTCGCGATCAGACTGCACTTCGCTTATAAAACTTTTTTCTGCGCCGGCTGACTCTAAGGCCCCTATGATCGTTTCCATTCCTGTATCTGTAAATGAGGGCTCTATATTAAATGATACTGAAGCGTTACCAGTATCATCAGCCTGAATTGTTAGACCGGTTAGATTAACAACTATCCTTTCCTCTTCTGAAACTTCTTTATAGAACTCATGAATTTCAGTAATTTTTGACTGAACTTCGTTTCCATTTGGATATACCATAACGCATCTATATTCATATATGTGACCATGGCGGACTGAGGTGTCCTCGAATTCCAGGTCGACTGTATCAGAGTTTATAACCTGCGTTTGGTCCTCAGGTTCAGAGCCAACTATCCTTGATGAATCATCAAATCTTCTGGTTGTCGGCTTCGAGCTTAAGTCATCCGCCCTTATGTATAGTGCTATAGGGCCTTCGGGAATATTTGAAACTCTAACTATTACTTTATCACCTTGCGTTTGTGCAAATATTGAAACATGTGTTAATTCTTCAACTGATTTTTTCCCTAGGGACCTGTGTCTTCTTGGTTTTGCAACCGCATTCCGGAAAGCACTTGAGACCCTTTTCCTGGGCCCAACTGGAATAGCCCTGTAGATACAGGGTGAAGAGTTATTAATCCAGTCAACAACCCTCTTTGATCTGTCCTTCTTCGTTAGCCTTATCTTTCTTATAAGTTCATACTTTCTTGCATAGTTTGGTGAGTCTGGATTTAGATACTTTCTATATAACCATACCTCTGTGGCGACCCTATCAACTTGCCTAAGGTATACTACATTTTTTCCTACGCTTGATGAACGTGCTATCATTCTAGGTGCATAATCCGGAGTTAAGAATTCTTCTATCTCTGCATCATGATTAACAATCCTATGTTTAACATCAAGTACATCACCCTCAGAATTATATAGCTCTATTAAAAAATGGAGATTCTTTAAGCCCTTAATAGACTTACTTGGTAGCCTAATCTCCTCTGTTATTTCTGCCCAACGCTTTGATACTAACCTTGTTGTAACTTGTGTCTTACTAGGTAGTAATGATATTGAAGGTGCACGTTTATAGGACTTTTTCCTTAGGCTCCTGCGTAGGTAACTTCCCCACATGTTAGACTTAATTGACTTGTTACCATGAGATTGAATCATGAACCGGCGATTACCCCTGACCCACCCCTTAAGTGTGCGTTTTCGGCGGTTATTTCTCATATGGCGGCGGTGGGTGTATTTTCTGTTTGTCCCTTGAAGCGATGACATTAACGAATTAATCGGAAATGAAGCTTCCCCAACAGCCGATGGACATGTTGCATTCGAAAGAATAGACTTTAAAGCTGCTCTGCGCATTGTTCTGTCGCCACGAGTAGGTGGTTCAACCTTTGATACGCTTAGGTTTGCTTGAGAATCCAGGCTTCCTTTCTCAAGGTTAGCGGACGGTACCGCTAATATTTGTCTTTGTAGGCCTAAATACTTTTCTGCATTATCTGGATCTTTCTTGATCTTTTTTGCAATCTCATTATTAATATTGCTGCTAATGTCTGAGAATTTTACAGCTATTGGCTTTGATCTTGCTGTACGAATTCTATTTTTAAGTGTGGTGTCATACTCTTTTAAGCTTTTGACAGCCTCTGCTGCAGTAGTTACATTTTCAAATATATTTGAGCTAATGATAGGGTTGCTATCATAAACTGAAATTTTTACTAGTATTGCAGAATTTTTTATTGCCCTGGGAATGTTTGCCCAATAGCTAACGTCATATACGTACCTACCATATCGGTCAATACCATCGATGTCTGTAAAATCAGACCTAAGGTAGACTATATTTCGAACCTTTTCACTATTGAACTTCATAAAACATTACTCAAAAACTATCGTAAACATATTAACGTACGTTTGCATCCCATTGCCATCTTCAAATATCTTACCTGCAAAATATACATGTCTCCCAGCTGAGTTTGGATCTGTCTCAGACGGGAATTCCCCAAAATCTATTAATGCTAGCTTCTCAACATTATCCGGCTTGGTCTCTAAGAACTGCATTACTAGATTATTTTCTCTTGACGTATCTAGGTACTTTAGATCAACATATTCTTTGCCCGCTAATTGTTGCAATAACTCATCATATGTCATGATAGAATCTTGGTTCAAGCGGGCATAGTATCCAAGGGGTTCACCTTCTGCATACCCTGGCTTCGGCTTATTAACTGGAGGCATGTACCTATAAAATGGTAAATGCTGTAATCGCTGATCTTGGTGTAATGACTCAACCTTCTCTATCTCAATATCAGATATCTCATTGTCTTTAAAGGGTGCTTCATCTGTTATTGCAAACGTTACCCCGGCCGGGAAAACCTCGAAGCCGCTAGTGTCACTAAAAATGTCTTTAGTACCTATCACCTGTAGATCTTTAAAGTTATTAGCTGATGATTCGAGTAGTTCATATATTGCTTCAGGTACATTTGAACCAGTTATTTGCTGGTGTGCACGACCTGAAGCTCTGTATAGTTTACCTCTTCGAATTTTTATATCTGCCCCTTCAAATGGAAGAAACCTTCCCTCATCATCAGTTTCAAAAATTATCTGATCTTGAGGGCGATGGAAAGACTCTAGAAATATTCTATTGTCTGCATCATCTGCAGCATCATCATCATCTTGGCGATAGAATGTGTGCCTATCTGTGAATGTGACAAATTTAATCTTTAGATCGCCGGCGACAATTTGGCGTCGCCCTTCGCGGGTGATTTGAGTGTCCATCATTCTGGTTTTGCTGTTTAGTATACCGGCCATGCTTTATAACTATCCTCTTCCCAAAGTTTCTGAGCATGAAAGACATGCACTATAAGCGATTATGTTATAGTAAATCTAACACAAAACTATAGAACGGTATATCTAACTTTTATACGAGCAGAATAAACGGTAACAGTTATTTCTTCGTTTACGCCTCCAGCACCATCGGTATCAATACCTGTCATTTCACATAACAACCTAATTAATATTGCTGGATCACCAGAAGAGGGATAAGGAGATAGCCCTGCGTCAAAAGATAGCCCTGCATGTGTCTCTTCAATTACAGTTGTTGTTGCTGTGGTTGGTGCACCTGGAGGTTCGCTTGCCGAAAAATCAGTCCACGTTGTCCCATCTAAATACTGCAACTTAAATGTATATTCCCATGAATCTGATGCATCATCGGAATCGACGCTAATCTCTGCTACTAAGTCCCATGTTGTTGTGGATGTTGTAGAAGCTATATTATAATCATTCCATGGTTCCCATAGAGTACGCGCGAATTCGAGTGCATATGGACCGGGTGAAGATCCTATAGCAATCGTCTCAGTTACCTTAGATGAAAGTAAAGAAGTACTGAAAGAAAATGTATCTAGCGGCTGGAACCCTACACCTGAAGATCCTGTGGCACCGGCCGGTGGGGTTGGTATACCAAAATCAAACTGGGCTGCTGAGACTGTTCCTACATTTGTTACCGTAGGAGTAGATCCTTCTGGCAACATTGTCACGCTGCCAGCAGACAATGTTGCTGATGGCGTGTTTATTATCGATGTTTCACCGTCTGCAAATCCCAAAGTTACTGTACCGTCTCCGTTGTCAGTAATACTGGTTATCCCTGATCCTTGTGCACCTGTTAATCCTATAGGTCCTTGATCACCAGCCGGTCCAGTTGGGCCAGTTGCGCCTGTTGGGCCGCGGGTAGCTGATGATGTAGAAGAGAATGAAGCTATTTTCTTTATATCATCCTTAATTGAATCTAGATCTACCGAAACTGTTATTTGTCCCGGGCCTGGGTAACCGACATTTGAGCCTGACTGAATTAGTGTACCATATCCGGCAACGATGTAGGGCTTCCCTTCATTCGTTCTTAAGATACTGCCCCTTATTTCTCCGCCATTTTTACCAGAAGATTGAGTTACGATAATATTCCCACTCGAATCTTTTTTAACTGTGAAGAGTGACTTGTCTTGATCTCTTTTTGTAATTATCGGCATCTTAACCCTTAATAGTTGTGAACACTGTATTTAGTTCATCTTCATTTATAGGGTATTCTCTATTCCTTGGCCTACCGTCATCAAAGTAAGGAAGCGAAGAAGTACAAAATCTACTTAAATTCTGAGACCATGTTTTTTCTGGTGTTGTTAACACACCATCCTCTGAAACGAATCGGCACCTTACCGGGGCTGACGTTACTAGACTTCTTCCGGCCCATGGGCCTCTGGAAAACTTTCTATAAAATCTAGAATCTTTTCTTTGCTCTAGAAGATCCCTAAATTGACCGTATGAGTTATGGCTATAAACTGCATTTGTGTTTTCTGGTAATGCAGATCTTAATCCATACTTCCAGCCTCTAATCTTTGGTATCGCGCTAGGCCAATCATACCCATCTGAATATATTGTCACAATCTCGATGCTAGGGTTCTTTTGCCAGTTGTCTCCTGTTCCAAAATAAAATTTAAGGAAGTTCTCGCTAGTTTTAGCTGATATGTCATACCGGCTACCTATAGGTTGAGGAGAACCATCCCCAATTACTGTCAGCACAGGATATGAACTCCCTGTACTTAGTAGCGCACCATTTTCATCAACCGCTTCAAGCGTTGGATCATTTATTATGCTAGGCATATTAGAACCGGTTATTATGATTGAGCTAAACCCAGTTTGCTCAGTCGTCGTCTCAACAAACTCGCCGGTTTCATCATCCCACTCCGTAACATTCCATGATGTATTATCCTTGTTTGTTCTACCACGCTTGAGTGAAGAATACTTAGGTTCAAATGGGTATGAGCCCAACCAGTATGCATCGATTGTACTGTTTGTGTTTACATGGTATGGATCCACACCCTCCTGTATTGGGTCGCCATGCCAGTATTCTTCACCAGCAGGATCCTCAGGCGTCTTTCCGACCGCATAGGATTCAGTGTCTACTGCTTGTGCGGCGAAGGAAAAGAACCCTATGCCACCAGTCCAGCTCCAACGTATTGTTTGGTTATCATACTCTGCACCGGACTCATCAGTTAGATAAAACCCCGTTGTAGTTGGCAGCCCCATGATTGTAGAGTCTGCATCTTTTGTACTTCCATCCTGCGTATTTAAGACGGTAAAATAATCATCTCCATCATTATAGAATAACTCGAACTTATCGCTGTGTGATCCGCTGAGTGCTAGCATTGTTTCTCTAGCAATCGTCGACGCAGGAGCACCGGGAGGAACAGTATCAATAGTTACTAGTATTCCTGATGTCGTTGGTGGGGCGGGGGCCTGCCCGTTGTCATCGTCTAATTTATACCATATATTATAAGCGTTGTCTTTTGCATCATGAATTTGCATAAAACAACCATCGAGGGTATAGTCAGAGATTCTCTCAAACCCATCCTTTTCTTCTATAACAGGTAATTGCCGGCGGAATTGGTCGGGATTATTAGGCCTGAGATTCTGAATATACTCGCTTACGCCCGTTACTGATGATGATAATCCTATGTCGCCAGCTATAGCGCCTATATCATATCCATCACCCTCTGAGCTAGTGTCAACGGTAGTCGTTGCTAGTGTGCCAGCATCCGGAGTGCCCGAATCCGTGAAGGTTATTCTATCATTACTTATCTCTTGTACCATGCCCCAATTGTTATATGCTAATGGACCTTCTTCTCTAAGATCAGGTGCTAAATATTTACATGAAACAATTGCAGCGCTGTTTGTGCTAATATATCGATAATAATTTCTATACAGGGTTGATGAATCAATTTCGGGAGAATGATAATGTATACCTGGTATACCACCACCTTCAGTAGAATTACTAGTACCAGAAGGATCAGCTGCAGTCAGGCCACCTGAGATTGTTCGTACATATATGCTATATGTTGAATATCCTACCTTATACTCGGCATCTTCAAACGCATACACCCCAGGAGATGACTCAACCTCGAGTACTTCAAACATCGAGCTAGAATTAATTGCTGCACCCACGCGGTTTGCTAGCGCGTCTGCCGGCATGTACATATCGCCTGAAGGGTGTAAATCATCTTCATTTAATTTTATAGCATTTAAGTCAGAGGCACTACTGGAGCTCCAGCCGGTGATGTCGTCATTGTATTGTTTTTGAATTAGATCAAGAGAATCGTTAGCTGAGCCACCGGTACCATCTAGATCTACGTTATATTCTGATAATAGTGATGAAGGTATGCCGGGACTCCACCCGTTATCGCCTGTGTCCCACCCTTCGAGGCTTACTGTGATCACATTGTTTGAGGCCTCGGGTGATGCTACATCACCCCAGTCTAAGTGTACTACATGTAGATCACCATTAGCATCATAAATTGAGAAATATGTCTCTCGTAAATGGTTATCCTTATCAATCTCAGAAATAGTTTCTTTTGATGTTGTAAACATATAGTTTTGGCCGGCTGCATATGGTTTATATTCATATCTAGTGCCATCAACGGTCTGTGCTGGATCATAGCTTGAAGTTATATCTGCTAACTGATAAAACCATTTGCCCGGGCTAGTACCATTATTATGTGCTGCGTAAAGAAAGTCAGTCTTGACCTCGGTGGATATATACCATGGTACGGAGTGCAATTTAGCGTATGCTACTGTCTTATCACCACTAGTATTTGAATCAGGGGCATGTTCATAATATGGCAAGCTGTAGTTTCCATAAAGATAATCGGCAGTCCATAATCTAGAGAATGTTAGTTTTATAACGCCTTGAGGCAGATCCTCGTACCATCCCTCTTCACGGCACCTTATTATTGTCTTTTCAGGTACAACAACTTTCATATCACTTGGGCGAGGCTCGCCGAAACATAAAGATCTCTGTTTTGTGCCACCATTAAACCATGGGCTGCTCCACTCTAAAATACCATTTCCATTAAACCCGTGGTATGCTGCTGGAGATGCGACGACTGTGTCGTAGTACCGCTCGAAGGAATCGATAACTCTAACACCTCTGAGCATTGATCCACGAGATCCTTGTGAGTGCTCTGCTACAGAAGCTATTTTTCTGCGTGCTATATTTGAACCATAATCTACTCGGCGGCGTCCATTTTCCCTAGTAATAGAAAGTGTTTTTCTCCCATACCTTTCATTAATAGACATTGAGCCAGAAACAACATCATCGGTATATGCACCTGCATTATACCCTATATCTTCGAGTTCGAACTTGTCGTGGACAGGTGTCTCAAACTGGAGTGCTTCATGGATTGCATCTGATGTAAGGTTCTGGTTTAGATCGCCTTGTTTCTCTTTGCCGTCCTGGATGTAGGATCCAAAAAGTGTTATCTTCATCCTCGTCTGCCTAAACCCATGCCATTCATGCCAATCTTCTGCAGGCCACTCTATAGACCCGGGTGTACCTATCGGGACATCCAGTTTGTTGACACTGTTATCATGTGCGCCTGTATATTTGACTTCGGAGCCATCCCTAGTTGAGTACCTTAGATTTGAACCTAAGGTCATATGTGGGCCTGTTCCTTTAGTTGTTGCCCAACGATTATAAAATACCTCCGCAGACTGCCAGCCGAATACTAATTTATCATTCGGCATCAGGATGTACGGGCTATCTTGATTTTCTAGCTCAAATATATTCAGGTTAGAGTGATCATATCTTTTATGCTCATACCCAAAATCATAATATCTGTCAATTATATCCTTACCTGGGACTGCGTTGAATAATGCACGGGCTGATGCAATATCATTTTCCTGACCTGTTCTTGTTCCGTTATGGGACGTCTTATAGTAAGACATGTACCCATTGGTACCACCTCTTGTGCCAACAACATATGATAATCCATCATTATGTTTAATCGGTCGTTTTACTGTACCTTCCATAACATATGTACCTGAAACGAATAAATTAGTACTTGGTGATCCATCAAAGTCTAAAAACTCGTACCTGGGTGGCGTATATGATGTGCCATCAATTGGCTTTAAGACCTCTGACTTATAAGTAGCAAAAGTATTTACTTCACGTGACAAACCAGCCTCTAAAACATCATTTATGTCAATAGGCGATTCATTAACAGAACCATGAATCGTCCACTGGCCGTATGTAACCATGGTTCTTGCAGTATGTTTTCTTGGTACTTCATTACCAGAAGAGTCATAATCAATATTAAACCATTTGTCACCTTCAGATGAACCAAACCTAGCATTATATAGTTGCCCTATATCACCGTCAGTTAAACGAGAGTTCCACAATGAAACATCTGCCATTTTTCCATCAAACAACTGGCTCGGCCGGCGGTACCTAAAGGTCCTGTATGTCCTGGCGCCACGGCGGGTTGTCTTAAATCGGCGGAGCATCCTTGAATCATATTCTTGGCCGATTGAAACTCTGTCCATTTCATCAAACTCAAGACTATGTTCGCCATGTAGAGGAGAGTATACACCACCAACAGCGGAAAAATCGATACCAGGGACAGATGATACATCATCCAACTTTTGAAACCTCATCCAGTATACTGATGATCCTGAGTTTGTCGCTAAGCCGGTTTGAGCATCAGGGGTTCTCCACCCTGCTCCTCTCCATGGAGCCCAAATCCTAGAATCATATCCTGCTGCAGTAGCAGCTACACCCGGGCCTCCGGAGGCTGCATCACTGTCAAAGGCATATCTCCATATATCATTTTGGGATCCTGGCAATGCGTGATATGTTGCGAGGTGGCAACTCATCTTTTGGCCGTTGACATATATATTCCACACAGACCCATGGGCTGGATCTATATGGTGTGTAAACCCAACATGATGCCATTGATTATCATTAATCTCTGTAGAACCATTGTCACGTACGGTATCAGTTATAACCTTATACCATCCCCTAGTTGTTACATCATCAGCATCGATTGAGATTCCAGGAAGTGTACCAGGCGAAGCTGATGCACTAGTACGACATTTAAGTTTTAGCTCAGAAGTTGTGATTGTGTCATTTGCATCTGCCTGGACGTGGAGCTGTAACCTATACCCATCCGGCGTCACTCCTTTCATGCGAGCCTTGTCGGCTGTATCGATCATAAAGATTAACCGGTTATTTCCCAATTTTGTATTAATAGAGAAAATAACAGGATCATTAGACTCTATATCACCATCAACCTTTACCCATGTAAAAAATGAAAAGTCAGGATATGTAGAGTGATTTGCATTATGCCAAGATTCTATATCGGAAGGTACTGTCGGCCAGTACTCATTCGCACGTGGGAGTCTAGCATAAAATCTACTAGCACCAAAGTTCATACCATATCGATACTTATCAGGTGTTCTAGAGATTGTTTTATCATACTCCCATGGGCCATCGTCACACCACTCTGCACTACCTTGGATATATGCCGGTGCATTAACAGGGCCGGTTACCAACAGATTATTAAAATTGTTAGGATCAACTAAGTAGCGAGCAAGCAATTTACTTGATAGTTCATAATTCCCCTTGCTGTCTCTTATCTCAAAATCCTTCTCTAAAGGACAGTCAAAGAAATAAGGATTGTTACCATTAAGGGACACATCAACATTCTTACCGGCCTTGTATACACCACTATCCATGTGGTATATTGCCTTGGCATCAATACCATCTAGTGCTGTGGACCAGACTGCAAAATCAGAAAAGCTACCAGTGTAGAGATTATCGTATGATAATTCGCCGAGATCGACGTCATTGTCGTCATCCGCATCCTCCCAATCAACATCAGCTCCTAAAATAACGTAATCTGAGGATTCAAAATACCATGGGTAGGCAGGATTATATCCTATTGCAGACATTAGTTCTTCAGGCGTTAATGTAACACTTACCCCACCTATGACCTTTGACTCAAGGCCGACAAATGAGTATTGTAATGAAGCAGCTCGGGCCTGCCTGCTTGTCCAGGTATGTCCTGCGCCAGTACATGTTGCACTGTCATTTTCATGCGCAGGGTCACTAGCAGAACATGTTCCGTTAATTGTATCCCAATCAAATGACTCAGTCGCTGTATTCCATTTCCCATAATACGATTCATTTAAGGAGAGTGAACTAATACCGGCCTGCAATATATCCTCTACAGATATATTTGCTTCACCGATTGTTACAGCTTCAGCGGCCTCGGTCGAGTCGCCCTTACGCCAAAGTAATTCACCATCATCATTTGTAAGCTGAGGTAAATTATATTCTCCTATAAACTCACCATCAAGCCACAACTTAAATGATTGAGTCTCGCTTGAAAATGAAAAGACAGTGTGATGCCACAGACCGTCTGTTACTGCATCAGCACTTTTTGCTCTTGTGTAAACTCTCCCAAGACCATTATCAACTAGGAACCTTAATGTGCCGTCCTTATATATTGACAACCATATTTTATTGGGTGCGCCTTTGTTAGAAGCGATTGTTAACAAGTTTGAATATTTTGCACCCGGATTTGTCGTCTTAAACCACAGGCTCTTAGAAAAACTTGAAAATGAACCAGCAGACATATCAGTTATCATCCATGCATCTGGCCAACCTGAGGTGCCTGGTTGTACCCAACGGACAAACCATGGGGTGTTCCCACTTGAGTCAGCATTAAAATTATATGTGCTTGGATCTATAGTTGATGCATGATCTTGCCATATACCTTGCATTGAATAATCCGGATCATGCTCAATTATATTAACCCAGTCATCCGGATCTACGTATTCTGGTGATGAGATTGAATAACCATACTCATCGACAGCTGAGGCAACCTGAAATATTAATCCTTCATGGGCATATGTGTTGTTGTTATAGCTTTTGCCTTCCATACCAACATCAGGGGGCTCGTTAAGATTGACGTATTGATTTGCTACTGCCTGAATCAGCTTGTACCGCACAGTCGTGACACCATACAATTTATCGCCAAAATAAACCCTAACATTCTTTGTTATATCTTCAGACTGCCATGTCCCCGGTGCTGTCGGATCATTTGCAAAAGCAAAACCATAACCCCACGTTCCTGGCTGGTTATTGCTTGTAAAAGTCTCTAACTGTACAGGTGTACCGTCTGTGGGCCCAGAGTCTGAGTTCCAAAACCAGTCGCTTCCCGTTCCAGATGCATCTTGTGCTATAGTACTGGGTATACTTTCAAATGGATCTTTTCCTGCTAAGTCTCCAAGGCTGGAAAACATGTATGTCGTCGACTGCGACATTTTTGCTGATTTTGTATAATCACCATGAGGAGATGCTACTGGGAACGTATCCCATACAGTCGGTGCACCGGGAGGGAATTCCCATGGAGAATCTTCTGCTAACTCAATGCTTGACGCATTAATTATCTTTAACTCTGCTAGGTCGTCGGTATCACCATACCCAGAAGATGAGGCGTCATCGACCCCATCCATATTAAGATCTGCTTTTACGCATGAATTGAACCAGTAATTGCCGGTGCCATCGGTCTCTTTGGTATCAAACCTAAACCATGCAGTTAATGCGGATGATTCATCATAATCATAGCTCGATCCATCCCACATATACATGTTTTTTGACGGAACACTAGAGTTTTGTACAACATTCCTATCATATCTAGGTGGATACCACCTGCGGGAAGGTTCTGAGTTTGAGTTATACTCATAGTTCCCTATCCAGTCACGTTGATTTAATATAAAGAAACTATTGATGGCTGCTTTATTATTAAATTTCTCATCTTCATTGTACCGTCTAATCTTTCCGTCTGGGCCGACATCAAACATTATCGATCGACCTGAGTAGTCTGAGCCTTCGGACCAGTCGGCTTCAAATTCCAGCACAAACTTCTCTAATATAAAAGGTTTATCGATATAATTCGACATGTCTAACAATTGGCCTGGTGAGGCGTGAAACTTCGGGTGCATTGGAAAACCAAAATTACTAATTGGTAATGCTGCAGTCATAGAAGCAGATTGTATTATCTCTGTGCCCCTTGAAAAGCCTATGCATGCATTTTCGAAATATGTTTGCTGGAACTCAGCGTCTTTAAGTGTACCCCATGAACCTGCAAGGCCTGCATCGTATAATGAGTTTTCATTTACAAATTTGTCCCACTGATCCTTGGTTACATAGCCAGCAGCTAATGCCTGATCCCATGAAAGTGGTTGCCTTAATTCTTTTATGTGTCGGCCTGGGCCTATCTTTTCCCACTCTTTTGTCTCAAAGTTATAATAGACCATGGAATTATATTTTTGAGAGCCATAAGGTACCCCTTCATTCGTTGCATCGTAACCGAAGCTAGTGGGAGTGTCGGTTGGCAGCTCAATCGTGAATTGCATTTTACTACGGAGGGGGGAAGAAAAACCTTCAAATACATCAGGCGAAATTCCTTGTTCAAAAAACTCATTATCAATGTCTATATCAATTTGATCATCAATAAATGGGCCTTTCTTAAATACCGTTTGATCCTCTGTAAATCTTAAACCGGCGTCAGCAATTCCCTTCCTTGTTGCACCAATAGTTACTAGTCCTGATTCTATTAACGTTCTTTCATAGTCATCAGAATATACATTTGGTGTCATGACATTCGAGTTTAGCCATGGAGATTCAATATATGCAGGGAATACAAAGTTATGCTCGCTGTATTCTCTCCATGTTTGCTCATTCCATTCCGGGAGCGTACCGACTATTGGCAACCACCCAGTTCCCGGGTCTGCCATAAACTCGTCTTCCGTACGCCAACCCAATGATATATCAAATCTTTTTACCTCTGAGGTTGATTCATCAAACCAATATTCTCCATCATTGTATGTTGAACCATTTGTAGGGTCAGGTATACCATCATTATCATAATCTGGTAAGTAGTTCTCAGGATCCCAACCTGCAAGAAATGATGTAGTTATCTCATTAGAAGAGTTTCTATATAGTTTATTGTTGTTAATGTCTAGAGACAAATTTATGTCTGTCGTGGCAATAACGTTGTACCCGTCAGAAGAAAAATCATCATCCGGCCGGTTTGCCCAAAAAATGACATTCTCTACCGACTTTTGTGAACGAGCAGGAAGAGTCGTAGGGTATGAAACTAGGTGCCCATCCCCGCCTGAAAATGAACCTGTGACTTCGCCTTTTCCGCCCGGCGTGTACTTAGCTGAATTTGAAATATGAACCTTTGCCTGATTGTCGGCATGAATTTCAAGGTTCCCAACCTTACCAGGAATCGTTTGCCTTAATAGTACTCTATCTCCATCATGATGAGCTTCGATTTGTAGGCCGGAATTATTTACTGCCTTTGCAAATAATCCATTTATCTGGTTCCGGCTGCGTATTCTTCTACCGGATCTAACCTCAGTGTTTGCAGGGTTTGTTATTTTCCCCCTATTAAACTCAAAAGTTTCGCTAGTGGTGTCTTCAACATTTACTGTCCAACGATCACCGGTTGAGTGACCAGAAAATGATCCCCACTTCAACCTTATATTATTACCTGATGCATCTTCATTATCAATATCATCAAAATACCAAAATAGCCCTGTATAATTTATAACAAATTTTACCTGGCACTTACCCCATGAAACTGCAGAACCAGGTTTTATCTTAAACTGGATTGACTCTGTTGTGACGTTTATATCAGTTGTAGACAAGTGGGGTTCATTAGCCATATATTCATACTTGTTCCCGGGAACCTCTTCAGCAACGTGTTTTAATTCTTTCTCTGTAAATTTATGGCCATCTGCAAACGGTGCATAGGACATAACGCCATTCCACCGCCCATACGTCGCATCATATTCATACGTACCTGAATCTGATTCGCTGGCTCTATACCTCTGCGACGGCATCAACTCAAAAATAGTGTTTGAAACAGTCTCAGCGCTGCTTGAGGGATCTAAACCGTCGAATCTAACCCATGTAGGGGAAGAATCGCTGGGGTTGAGTGAATAATATATCGCATAATATTCGTCACTAGCATTAGGGTCTGCACCTACCCTAGATACATCGCCTCTTGCGTATACATCAATATCAAATTTTAAGGGTAGGGCGGAAGATGTAGTATCAATCTCATTTAGATCAATCACCTCCGTATATATAAATCCATCATCTTCTATATTCCCATATTTCGCGTTGGTAATCGTATAACTTTTCTTCGCATTACCGGTGCCAATATACATGTCAGGTGACCAGTCAGTCCAGTTATTCCTATACCGGTAATCTTCTAAATTTGCCTTACGCCACTTAAACTTATCAGGCTTAGGTAAACCGGTTAGGACCCACTGCCCTGTATTTACGGTCGTATTTTGATCATATACTAACTCCCCAGTCGTACCGTCTTCAGTCCCAGAGTCACTGTTCCATGGATTAGGCCAGGTGATCTTTATACCTTCAAGTTTTTTCTCTACGCTCTCTGTCATAGTACCTGCAACTAAATTGCAACCAGTAATAAACTCTGCGTCTGAAGTTATTGGCATTTCAAATTCTAGGGATGATACATCTGGGTCCGCTACATATCCGGTGCCTGGATCAACCTCAAGTAGTACACTAAATGTGCCCAGCGATGGATCAGCACCGCCTATTGCACTGGCAGGTTCATCAGAGCCGATTGCAGTAGAATGAGGAATTCCAATAGTACCAATAGATATTGTTAGCCTATAATCATACTCTGTAGAAAAACTATCAATCCCTGTATATGTAGGGTCACTCCACGAAATACCGGTCCATTGTCCGGACACTTCTGGATTGTCTGTGTCTTCAAAGGTACCTGAAAATGTGGGTGTAGGCCAAGTAGAAGATTCTACTATCTCGATTTCGTAAACTTGTTCTCTGATCAGCTCCGAATTTGATTCAACAACTAAATCATCAGTAACAGTACTTTTACCAGCTGTTGCAGGAAGCAAATCTATTGACCCTGCAGAGTCAAACAGTGTTATAGTACTAGCATCACGGGGGCGGGCATAGAAATATAACCATGCTGTTGCATATGCAGAGTCAAATATAATTGTTTTCGAGTCATCAAACGGGACGGCTGGTTCATTACCTGATATGCCACCTGGTCCGGAGCGGGATATTGATGGGTATGATAAGGGTTCACAATCATACTCATGTTGAATGACTCTGACCGGTTTATTCAGGAACCCGGAGGTCATTCCGAGACTAGGGTATACCTTATTATGATATACTGCCCTAACCGATTCTTCTGTTAATACATCATTCCAGACAACAAACTCATGAATTTCTCCATCTAGCAATCTAGATAGTGATGTGTCATCGGGTGCTGCATTACCAATTATACATGATGACTGGTACCCTCCGGATACTCCTAAGAATGCTCCAAGTGCCGGATTCGAATTTGAAGGGTGTTTCTCTGATAATTGACATTCTGATCCATTAATATAAATCTTTGCAGAATTATCACATGATGATGCGTCATGCACAGCCGCTATATGGAACCATACATTCGGCTCAAATATATTGCTGCTAGTTGTTGCAACATAGTCATTATCAGCATAATCGACGCGGTAGCCTATAGAATTTGTTCTATAACCCTCAGCATCATTTAACATACCTGTGTATGTAAATAATCTAATCCCATGACTACCGTATGTTGGATCCTGGCCTCCGAATTGTACTATCGTGCCACGATCACCTTCACCAGCTGAAACTATTTTTACCCAAGCAGCAAAAGAAAATCTAGATGTACCGGTGGTGCCTATTATATTATCCCACACAGTGCTATACCCAATATCAATATAAGGTATTTCAGATGAGCTATATGTTTGCAAAAACTCTACTGATGTATGTACAGTACCTGGGCCGTCGTCCGTTATTCTTCTCTTGATGTTTCCGTAATATGTACCGTCATATGAGCTATCTAAAGATGCATCAGCGACAGTAGTACCCGGGCTTATGCTGGATCCTTTGCTTTCAGAAAACTTATACCATGCGACTAGTGAACTAGCATCGCCGTCAGTATAGTGCAGGTCTCCAATCTCTGGAGAAGATACTTTATATGATTCTGTTAGTTCATAGCTTTCTAATCTACGAGGTATTTTGGGCATCTCTTTTGTCCTATCTCACGAGGCTATCAATATTATAATCTAAATTTAGCTATTGTTATCTGATTAATCATAACGTCGCTTGGTGTACATAATTTTACTTTCATACACAAATAATTAGGACTTTCGATAGAAAGTAGGCTTGTATTTACAAGACAAAAAAAAGACCCCGCCGGAGCGGGGCCTGACGTTTTACCGCCTGTTAACTTATTTTCCTCGGGGCTTACGCCCTTTCCTTGCTATCTCCCCCGCCTCTCGACAGGTTCGGTAATTGTTTAAGTCAACTCCTATTCCCATAGGGATTGGGTTGATGTAATTTTCCTGGATGAAAAATTAAAATATTGTCTCCAATATCCCAAACAGCAGGGTCTCTTGTTCTTGTACTTAATTTCTTGACCTGATGATTAAAAGTTTTAATAGAGCCTATTAAGCTCGCTGTAGAATTTTGAATTTGTAACTTATCACGAAGAAAATTTTATTCGTCACCGAACACAACCAACCGTAATTGAGTAATTCTATCCACAATTTCATTTATTCTTCATTCCCTTACTCTCGTTCCTCCTCCTAGCCCTGCTGCCGCTCCTAAACAAATGCGACAGCGCAAATAATCCCATGGTGTTCAACCAGTTGCCCAATTGTACATAGTTATCATAAGACAGTCTATCTTAATAAGAAAGCTATTGGAATCTTTACCTCCTCAGATTGCTAATGACCTGATCATATATATTGCACCGGAGTTATTTTTTCCAACCGCCAAACGTAATACTATCAGTTCCAGATGGCATATCGTTATATATCATTCCAGCAGCAGACGAAATGTGATCATGAGGACGCAATTCGCTAGTAGACATATTCATTGATGATACAACATCATTGACATGAGGGCCAGAAGAATATCCTCCACTAAAATTATTCCCTAATACGTTACCCTTAACATCTTCATTGTAGTGATGGAATGTTACGTCTGTATTTCCAGTGGGGCCTGGGCTACCTTGTATCAATCTTATACCACATAATTTGTCATGATAAAAATATGTGTTACGTTCCTCAAGTGTGGGGCTGAGTATGAACGTATTCAAAAACACATCACTGCTAGAGAATTTTACATATGGCATCCCGGTGTTCACAGTTGTTTTTATAAGGCCTGTTTCAAGCGTTGAAGTCGGGTCTTGGTACAAATTATTCCCTGCGCTATCTGTTGCATGTTGAGTTATATTATCATAAAGCATAGTGGCCGTTATATCAAGCGACGAATTGTTTATTTTCTCTGTCGTTGCCTGTAAAAGCTGTTTAAACGTTTTATGTCCACCGATGTCAACATTTTCATCCTGATCCATGGAAAACGTGCGAATGTCTGAGACGTCCGTTGGGACGCTTGAATAACCTGGTTCATGGATAGAAGGTATTACGTCCCGGTTGACTTTGTGATAGCCTAAGTTTCTGGAAGTTATCTTTAATGTGAAATGACCCCTAGACCAACCATTTTGAAGTGCTTCCTCAATAGGTGGTGAATCAGGATCATATGCATATTGGTTAAACCAGTCAGGCGTTATCTTTACAAGTCTCTCAGAATCATAATCTGCTGTAAACCATGTACCGGCAACAGGTTCGCCAGCTGGCCAGCCGTCGTCGGGAACACCTGCCGGTAAATCGATATCAATCAAGTCCCACATATCTTCATATGCAGGAGGCTTTATGTATTCACATATAAATACCTTTGATTGGTTCGGGTTTCTAAATTTCCTGACTGCACGAAGGGTTTTTGACATCAGCCTCTTGATAGAATCAGTATTATTGACTACAACCTCAATTAATTGTGGGTTTAGTTTCTCATAATTTTCCCAACCCTCAAAGGCATGCCACTGAAATTCATTTAGGTTTGCTTGCTCATAGCCGCCTGCAATAATCCATTCATCAAAATCTGAAATCCCATCGCCACTAGTATCTGCCGGATGAGGCAAACCCGTATATGCGGCTATCGTCTCGCCGGCGTCAGAGGTATATAATCCCTGGCCAAGGGTATCGATACTCATTGTTTGGGTATCCGGATCTGGATCCCAACCGGTACCTTTATCAAAATCGTCTGGTGGAATATCACCATCAGAGTCGTACTTGGGGCGGGCACACTGGATTGTTAACCCTGAATCATTGGACCACCGGGGTGGCTTTACAACTCGAGTTACATATATTTCCTCAGCAATCGCCCATTCACTCTCAGATGATGTACCAGGGTACCCTAGCTCAATAGCAGTCTTATAGCCAGATGTTACTTCATCATAATATAAAATTGTCTCTGAATCTATGTAGGCATCAAATTCAGGTGCGGTGCTACCCGGAATAGGTGTAGGGTCACCATCAGCGTTTAATTCTAGGGGATCAACAACGTTGAACCATACTGCATATCTTCCTCCGGAAACTGTATTAAGAACATGGTCTGTGCTTTCGTCTATTGCATCAGTTATAACAAAGTGTTTTCCTGCGTAATCCTCTACACTAGGGACAGATGTTGTTATATCGGAAGGTTCAACTAGATCAGGAACAAACTCATAATATAGTGCCCACTCTTCCTCGGTAAGATCTACAAACATTATATCATCTTTGTCGACATAAGGTGCAAAATCTGAGGCAGGTGTCGGCGCCGTTGAGTATGCCGCGAAACTGTTTGTGCCGTCCGTCCATAGCTTGTTTCCTAGCGTGTCTCTTTTTTGAAATGTATTATCAACATCAGGAAATCTTATGTAGTAAGTTTCAGGGCGTAGGATTGAGATTAGCTCTTCCCCATCATTCTCTAATATACCATCATTATCAAATTCAAAGCGCTTTTTACTGCCGGAAGAATCTTCTAATGTAAATGCCTGCCCATTTAATGTTCGGAGGTATTCTATTTCCCAATTAGGTGATGGCGTCCAGGTGTGGGCAGCACCCTCACATGCTGCTTGATCTGTATTATGTGCTGTAACCCCACTTGAACAAGATCCATACGTTTCATCTATTACCTGACCTGAATAGTTGAATACTAAAGAACCGGAAGCATATAGGCTACTATCGTCTAGATCTTTTAAGTTGTTAGTAACATGCTCTTTGTATGTTGTTTCTACAAACGGACTAATCTTAGATTCTTGCCAGGTTAGGTAACCAGGGAGGGGAGCACAGCCGACTGAATCTTCGTGGGTTTTAGCTATAGCCTCGAATTGCCATACATCACCTGAATTGTGGCCCTGGTTATTGTCAAAAACTGCATATAATCCATGATCTAGATCAAGCCTGCCCGCGCGTCGCGCGAAGAGAAACGACAATTTCACCGCATTAATCAGTCCGATATCAGCGGTGACCGCGGGGGAGGACCACACACGAAACTTAATCGTGGAGGCTGTAAAGAACGGTATTATGGGTGATGGGGTCGTGGGTGTAGATGAATAAGTCCAGTGGGGAGTCTGTGTGTATTCATGAGTTGCATCTTCGCCTGCAGGGTGCGAGTCATTATTCAATTGAATTATTCCACCATCATCAATATCTATCCATGCAGAGCCGTCATGAAACTGAATTTTATAATACTCGGTAGGGTCATTAATGTCGCCGCGGCCAAAGGCTTTAAGCGTAACAGCAGTGGTACCACCTGGAATTTCTAGAAATTGATATCCTGATACTGTCGTAGAGCCCAAGTTGGAGAATGTTAAAACAATCTCAGTCTCAGATGTTGATGTGTTTGATAACTCTATAGAGTCAGACCACACGCCGTCAGATTTCGACCATTGGAACTTGTCGTACGTAGATGATGATGATACCGGATATGCGGCAGCACAGCGAATAAAATATGTCTCAGCACCAGCACCAGCAGCAATAACGTAATCACCCAATATTGTCAAGTCATTTATCCCCGCACCATCAAATAACGGTGTACGTGTAAATCCTTCAACAGAAGGACTTGATTCCATATGTTCTACACCATCTTCATAAGGCTCAAAGTATGTCCTGTCGTTGTCAATGAATTGAGTTATAGGATTTGATCTTCTACGAGAATCTTCCGCTACGTCGGATTGTAGTATCCCCTTTATATCATGAGCAATAAAATATGCATCCGGTGAATTACGGGATGCTCTGCTCCTAATCTCTAGGGGTTCTAACACTCCATCATATTGATCCGGATCTTTCATGCTTACATTTGACATAATGACCGGGTATATGAGCGACCCAACATCATCCTGAATGTAAGCAACAGGGCCAGCTAAGCACTGTTCTATGCCATCATCATTCGTTTGCCGGTATCCCCTGCTAAGACTTTGCATGTCTTCATAAGGCAGAAATGCACTTACGACTTTTGTGATACCAGGTTGGGTTGGTGTATATGGTTCCTCAGAAACACTTACATTTAATGATGTATCAGCATCTGGGTGCGTTACATCTTGAACTGGAGGTAATACTGTACCTGCTATCGTATTTGTGATGTCAACATAAAAGTCAGTATCACCATCATCAACTAGCGAAATAGTAAATGCATCTTCTGAAGATGTAGTAGGTAAACTTATGTTGTCATTTTCGTCAAATACGTCGGTATTGATAATACCATGCGCGAGGCACGTAATACGAACAACAGACGAATCTTCATCTGAAATTTCTGCTACAAAATAATCATTTATATTTCCTGCTACAATTGCCTGATAAACAGGGTTTCCAGCATTATCGGTGTTTACCTGTACGTACTTTTTACCAGAATCATATTTGCTGCTGTTAATTCTATCAACCAACCTCTGGGCAACAATGCCAGCAGTATCGTAGCTATCAATAGAAACCCGTATAGAACCACCATTATAAGAAACGTCAGGATTATTATCGGCATCCACAGCAAAGACTGGGTCTAGTAGTCCATCATCACCAGGATCAGCAGAAAGTTGTGCTGTGTCGAACCAAACATAAAAGTTTTTATTTGGGTGAGGCAAATAGAAATATGCTGCTTGTGCTATTTTATGAGTGAATGACTTAACAGCTATATAGCCTTCATTACCCATCCATTCTAGCTCTGTTATATCTTCCCAACCAGGAGAATCATAATTAAACCATAAGGCCGGGTCCATTTCATCATCTTCTTTCCCTTCAGCCCGGGACGTCGTTATTATAGTCCTCCCGGCAACTGTAACATCATTAGCCCATAGTGTGTGATTATCTGAATCGTAGTTGTTATTTGTTGGAGAAAGAACATCAAACCCTACTAAATCAGCAGAAAATTCCTCAACTGATGATTCTAGTCTTTTCCATATTAATTTTCCATCCACTTCCTTCTGCGGGATGTTTGTAAATAGTTCGGTAATGTTCGGTTCATAATTAGATACATCTACGCTTCCACCTTTTACTCTCCACGTAGCGCCGGGGGCATCTAAATCATAGTCTAGCCATGTCTGCTCAGTATAATCGAATAGCTTCCCTGTTTTCTCTTCAGCAACACAATTAATATCATATGTACCGTAATTATAGACAATTCTTTTCTCTGCAGTGAATCTTTGGCTAATCAATGCGCTGTCGGAAACAGCAAAGACTAAAGAGTCGCATGTATAGTCTCTATCCCTATCCGGTAAATCGATCCCGGGGCGCAAGAGTTCAACATCAACCGGTGCGTTGCCTTTGTGGGGTGAAACATTATCTAAATCTGTGGTCTCTGGCAAAACTGGCGGAGGCGTTATTATTGGGCCGTAATCTCGCTGCATAACACGAATTATATTTTGGTTTGCAGGGGTTGATGTCATAAATGGAACTATAAACTGTTCGCTATTATGAATCTCTTGATTGGTAAGATATGCCATTGTACGGTCAATGGATTGCGGGTAGCATTTTACCTCTAATGTATGTCCATATGTTGTAGCAGTCTCAAGATGCGCGGCATAACCCTCCGGTAATGAATAGGACCATAGGTCATAAAACTTTGTTGTTGCTGTTGAGGTAGGCATTGTAGGTATCTTTGTAATGCCGGCAACATTATACCATATTAAGTGAGGCGAATTTGCGTCAACGCCGACATACGGCTTATAGTTGTCATTCCACTCAGAGACTACGATGCCTTCATCATCTACCTGCCCTATCTCATAAACTGTTAGCCCTTCGTCATTAGACCATAGCTGGTTACTAGCATCGATAGTGAACCCAAGATCTGCATGTGTGAAGGGATCTTCTAGGATTACTGCTGGATACCAGTATCTAGTAGGATTAAATAGAAATATAAAGTTGCCAACATAATGTGATGTTATATTATCATCGTCAAGAACACGTTGACAGTAACCTAGACTTCCATGGGTCCTTAACCAGCATTGAAAATCTGTTGGTAGGTCGCCACTATCCTCTGAAACCTGTACCTTTCCTGGCTTTTGCAGGTTAACTTGAACTATAAAGTTATCGTTATCATCAAGTACTGCAGTGACATCATCATCAACTTTTGCACCCTGGTAGAATGGATGAGCTGGATTTAATAGGGCAGCTGGAATATTGCGGTTTAGCCTCTCAATAATCTTAAGCGTAACATCTTTTGCCTTATCATACCGATTAATGTGTACAAATACAAGATCAGGAGTTTGCCGGGCCTTTAGATCACCGGTATCAACATCAGTTGGTATGGGTGAAATTGCTGCCGGCAGAGAGCTATTAAAGGGTGTAGCACCTAAGACATCAGTGACATTAAATTTGATACAAAAGCATCGGAAATCAAAATCATATATAGTAAACCATCTATTGTGAAGGGCATCCTCATATGGTGTATATCCTTCCCTCAGCAACCATGTTATTTCGTCTATTGCAGCTAACTCGTAGCCATGCCATGTCATCCAGCCTGATACTTCTAGAGGTGTCGGGACAGACGTGATTGGGTCAACTAATATATTACCGTTGATATCTGTTGACATCCTAGATGGCAACACATCCGGAATTTCATCCTCATCAATGTCTGGTGACCAGCCAACATTCTCAGGTACCGTATAAGATCCAGAACCAGAACCAATTAGGGACCATAATGTGCTGCCTGAACTGTTGACAGAAGTGGGCCAGACAACGGCACCACCATCAGGATGTACATCTGTTGCTGCAACCATTGTTATACCATTATCATTCGACCAGTAAGATTCTCCTGTGGAAGGGGTCTCTATTACTGACATTGCATCAACGTTATAAATTTCATACAATGCTTTCTGTGTTTCAACATCATTTCCAGAAAGTTCAAGCTTTGATAGTTCTCTAGCAGAGACGTCTATCCCTAGCCCAGATGATAGTGCTGGACGTGGATCTTTATCATCATACTTTTTGATGTCATTTGTTTGGGTGTTACCAAAATTAAACCAAAAATGATTTTTCCGATCTTTCATTTCTTTTTCATGAAGATCATATATCGTAAAGTAAGGGCCTACAGATCCGTCATCTGATATCGTTGAGGGTTTCCAACCTCGCTCAATGGGATCAGGCGTTTGTGATATATCTAGGCCGTTTTTTGCGTCTAATGTGTCTGCTTGGGCCCATGAATAATTTTTCTTATTCTCTAAAATACTATCATACAGCTGGGTATTATACTTCTCAGTCCTTGGCTTCACCGATGAAGTAGCCGTCCAGGGTTCTTTCCCAGGTTCAAGATTATATTGTTCCCCGATATAGGGCCCATCTGGACTTTGTAGCGGAACTATCTCAACTGTAGCAACTTGCTGCTGCCATTGGGTCATGACATCAAAGTCATTATGAAACTTTGGTTGACCGAAATCTCTTTGTTCTACGCGGTGGTCAGGATATATTTGTATTTTACCCGCAGCTTCCTGCATAGCAGTTATTGCAGCTTCTGGCTTTAGAGACCTAACCTTAAATTCCCATATGGGTGCCTCAACATTAGGATCTGTACCGTCTGAGTACCCTGTTTGAGCAGGTAGCTTAATATATACACCATCTGCTAACGGTTGATATGTCGTTTGAATTATCCCGGTGGGTGCACCTATATTTCTTTCTGTGCCCTCTATAGGGACCAACGTAATCCCATTAGAGTCGTCGAAGTCACCCTGTGACCAGCGAATCTGCTGAGTACCTGCGACTATAGTCCATGAATCTCCGATAGTGTGCTTCTGTTCTGCGCCATAATATACATCTTCAAATCCATCATAATCAAAACGTATAACAATTCTGTTGTCACCATCTTCAAGGACGTTACCATCATTTGACAAAATAACATCACCATCTGCTGATGTTGTTATTAACTCATCATTCTTATACCACTTTATTGTATCAGCAGATCCTTCACTTGCGGTTGCTATCTCAACCTTATAGATTGCTATTCCTTGTGAGCTATCATAGGAACCACTAGCTACTATTATATTTTCTTCACCTTCGGATGTCGTTTCTGTTATGTTCTCAAGTACTACATTTAAGTCATTTAATCCTGAGGAACCTGAGACTGGCATGAAGATTGGGTGGGAAATTGTAAAAACGTCATCATCATCCGGATCGGCAACCTGAACTCTGAATGTTGCATCAAATTCGCCTTCATACGATCCTGATACTTCTAATTTCATTATCCCGGGATCTTGGATGTCAAATAACTCTACAAACTTATCAAAGTCATGATCATAAGAAAAAACAGGAAATATTGCTGCCGGCACAGGGACTATTGAACCGGGCCCAAGCCCCATCATGGAATCATCAAAATAAACGTCTGAATCCGGGGCGTTGCCATCAACTACAATTCTAGATCTAGTACCAGCAGAAAACTTTGGAAGCATTCCTGTTAGCTGATCTTTAATTGTAACTACGCTTACACCTTGTCGAAAAGCAATTGACTCGTCAACAGAGCCAGATGGGGGTGTTGCTGTTGTCATAATTAAAACCTCTTAACCTTACCTACAAACTGTTGTAACGTCATGGTACCTTTAAGCCCATGGCGGTTCTTATCACCAAGGTATACATCACTATAGTTATACGACATCTTTGCTCTCTCTAACATGTGCGACTCAATAACGAAGTTAACTCCCATAAAATGAGTTTTTCTGGGTATTAATTTTCTTAACAAAAGTCCTATAGCATTATCAAACCACTTAAAGAACTCAAAGAAAGATCTGATATTTACTTTTCCAGTTAACCTATTGAAATATACTTCTCTTAAGAATTCTAAGTCAGGATAACTTTGGGTAAACACATTCTCTGGTGCACCGAGCACATTATCTAACGAATCAAGTGTTGCAAATATCTTAATAATATCATCATTTAGCGCTTGGTACGATGATATATCGATACTAAACCTAGTATCATCTGATGGTGTTTCACTGGGTTGGATGCTATGAACCGGAGCAACATCAGTTTGGAATTCTTCTATATTATGTGTATACTCAAACCCACGAACCCTAACCTTGTTATCAACTGCTTGTTCATCAAACTTTGCATCAATTGTGCCATAATCAAATCTTTCTGGTTTTATATTTGAAATCTCTGACTCGAAGCCGTAGCCCATCATGTGAAAACTCATTTCATCTTCCACAGATGAATCTCTCCATAATGCACCCCGAGAGCCGGAGACGGTACTTTGTGAGAAATCGAACATCTCCATCCACCCCAATGCTGTCATTGAAGCTGCATTGTATGCTTTATCAGCAGCCTCATCTTCAATTGAGGCAGTTACTTGCTGGTCAAAGGATATGTCAATTCTCAGTCTTTCCCATGAACCTGAAGGTACTGTTGCAAAGTTGAAGTTCTTAGAAGGATCTTCTACACCAACAGAAAATGGATTTCTTACATGCTCTTTAAACTCAGCTGTTGTTAACGCCTTTGACCAAAATCTAAACTGTGCAATTTCACCAGAAAAATTTGTTACCGTAGGATCTGAAGCTTCATCTGCAGTATTTAGTCCTAATAAGCCAACATCTGCAGATGAAGGCAATGATTGTGAGCCTATCGCAATAAATGGCCCCCATGTATTTTTACTAACGTCCGTATCTGACCAGAACGTTTTGTTATCTTCATGTAAGGTCTCTTGAAAATACGCTCTATCTTCATGGTACTCTCTAACCTCACCCCTAAAATTTCTAGAAACTCTAAGAAAGTATGATGATGATACCTCTGACTGGATCTGGTCAGCACGTTCCCGGCCATATGCAATGTTCCACTGTTGCCCGTTAAATAGATTACAGCCAGTTACTTCTAGGACCATTTGTTTTGCTGGAGTGCCGGCACTTAACTCGGGACGGACTGTCCACCTGACTGTTCCGTCATCAACAATTATCTCTTCTCCAGTTTCTTCATCCCATGCTGGTTCTCTCATTGCAACTAGGTTCGATAGAACAACATGGCTGTCATCAGGGCCGAATGTCGACTGGATCCTCATTAAGCTTTGTGTCACAGGGTAGAATGTTAATGTCGGGCGGTCGTACTTATAAATAGCCTCGACTGTAAACGAGCCTGATGTGAATAGTCCGTCATCCGGAGTGTAGTCAAATCCGTGGAAAGAGCCATTTTCTTTAACAAAAAGTGACTCTTCGGCAGAAAGATCCGGGTGGTGGTGATTTATGACACCTAACTCTCCGCCTGAAAAATTGGGAGCTGAAAAGTATGGTTTGTCATAATACACAGGTACATACCCATGAATTGCTGCATACCCTGCTTCTGTTTGATCAATCGTCACAGCTTCATATGGCGCGCCCATGTCTGGATCCCCGAAAACGCCCCCGGGAACTCCATAACTTGGGTGATCTTCATAAGTAATGTAAACACCGGTAATAAGGTGTTTCCATACGCCAATTTCAGCGGTACCGTCATTGTTCCACGTCATCATTTGAGGATTAGATGAATAGCCAAGATCACTTAGTGGTGCTTGGTATATTTCATCCGGGCCTACCCAAAGTGGGTTGCCATCGATATCCGTTAATTGCGCTCTTGATCCATCATTATTATCTTTTCGTTTCCAAAGCTTAGCACCAAACTCGTCGACAGCCTGTATAAGGCCATTCCATGGCATGAGGTCATCTCCGTCGTACTGTAATAGTTCTACCGGATAATTTCCTGCCCTGCCCCCACGAGGTTGATAGAGCCTCACGATACCATCTCCATCCTCAGAGACATTATATGCCTTGAATCCTGAGCTAGTTGATATCGTCTCCGTTATTTTTTGAGCTATATCAATCCTGTCTAATATCCCTACGATATTTATCTCTACATAAGAATCATCATCAATAGAACTATCATTAGTTGTAATAAACTGGTAGTACGTAATTGTTTCATCAATATCTTTTAGCTTTAATATCTTTCTATCTAACAATGAAGAATCAGAAAGATAATCAAATGACTCTGTGTTAATAGGGCCGCCTAGCTCGGTGTCACCCAGGGTTATATTACCAGGTAAACTGTAGTCTAATGAAATGATTGTTTCGGCGACCGGAATATTCGTGTCGGGAGGGCACGGGCCGACCTCTACCCTTGATCCTGACAAAAAGGGTGACATAATAAATGGTGTAATAAATGGGGACTTAAGATAATCAGTTGCCGTAGTTCCCAAACTATCTATTACAGGATCAGCATCCCATGGGTTTATATTTGTGGGGGCACCGCCAGAATCAAATGGCGCATCTAGATATGAAAATGAATTACCGATACCCGGGGCTGGGCGGTGTTCGTTAACCCCCGCCATTGTACCAGAAAAATCTAGCATAGCTGCAACCTCTACACGGTTACGTCGGACATCATTAAGTGTCTTTGTTCTTGATCCACCATACTCTCTAAACCTGAATAGTTTGTCTGGCGAAATTCCCATTGAAAGCATTAACGCTCTGATTCCATGTTTAGTTCCTTTGGACTGCAAGATTTCATTTACGTTAACTAGAACTCTTCTCCAAATTTGATTCTGTACAAACTGTAGGCCCATGTCAGACAAACCCTGATCAGGGGTAAGGTTTTCCCCATCCTTATATTGTTCTAAAGAGGCGTCAGAAAAACACCTTGGTAACTCGAACCCATATTGGTTTGCTAGATATGGAAGAAATGCATCGGCGATTGTGTCTTCAGAATCATAGTCTACATGCATTAAATTTGAAAAGTTGTCCAAAAACATTTTCATTTCATCAAAATACCTAGCCCAAGTATACAGCATTGATGATATTATCTGTGGTTGTCCTAGTTGGCCAAGCCCGGGCATTGCTCTTCCTTGGGTATATGTGTATTCATCCCTGAGGTATGCTTCTATATTTTCAAACCCTTCTTGAGATTGTGCTTCCATTAAATAATGTTGTGGTATTAACTTTGTAATCATGTTCGGATTATTTACGTCATACCAATTCGCGTCATCTAACATTTCACAGTTTAGAGCCTTTACGTCTTCTTGGCTTGGAAACAATACAGGGTTCAGCTCTTTTTTCTCTAGGGTCATTGGGCTGGCAACGGTATCATCCGGATCACCCGCGGTAGCATCTGCGGGGTTCTTATTAATCTCGTTGTCTCTACATTCTAATTGAAAATTCTTAATCCTAGAATGTAACCCGGAACCAGAAGAATCTAACACTAGATCATTTGATTCATATTCTCCCCATGGTTCATTAAAACGAAAACATAGTTTAAGATCTCCGGGGGTATCTGAAAATACGTTACGTGGGGTTAGATCTTTTAATATCGACTCAGATCTTGTGCTGTGCCAGATACGAAATTCATCTAATGATCCGGAAAACGTCTGCGTAGGGATAAAACATCCACGAAGCTTTGCAGAGAGTCGGTTGTCAAGTGCCTCTGATGGTATTACAGCTGGTATACCGGTGGCTGGGTCGTATCTGTCGGGTGCCAAAGAATAATCAGTACCTGGTAACCAAAGAGTCTCATCAATTGTTTCCCATCCGCCCTGAAAGTGTGTTGCACCGGATCCTATTAATAATGGTGATACATGAAAAGAGTGTGGTGTTAATGAAGTATTAACGTCAGCTTCGTCAATTGCCGTTGAAAATGTTGCCATATTATAACTACGTTCTGAAGTTGTGGCTAGCTTTCCGTCTAGATACATCTTGATATTGTTTTGACCATACGTCCTATCATATGTTGCACAAACATGAGCCCAACGGCCCTTAGGTATCTCCATTGATGCGCTTAAATGATTACTTCCAGAAGATGATATGAACACCATGTCACACACTTCTAACCCTCGAGGGTCTTCTTCTAAGACAGCATCATAACCACGCCACTCAGCCCAGCGCTCTTCGCCCCACTGTGAAGCATTTGGGTCGTTTGCTGCGCAGTCCGGACGGGGGTCAGTCCATGTCTCTCCAGCTGTGAAACATGAGGCCTCACTAGTGAAAGCTCCATCGGAACACGTTCCTGTACTATTGTCATAGAATCCAGTGAAACCTAGTGCTTCGGCCGAGTCAATAGTTGCTCCGGTATCCCATTGTAATGCGCCGGATGAATCTACGGTTTGAATTTCGCGGTTCTTCAGTCTTGAGTCTAGTAAACCTAATGTAAAACCGGTAGTACCGAACACGTCAAGCTTCTGGCATATTACTTGGTTCTCATTATACTCATCTGGAAAGTCTGCAATTCCATCTTCATCATAGTCGCGGCCTTTTCCAATAGGAATAAATATCTGTGTTTCAAAAGATATAGATTCTTCACCTGGATCAAGTATGACATTACCACGTTTTTGTGTTAGGCTAGGAAACATCGCGCCGGCGCGGTCATTTATTGCAATATGTGTACCTTCCGCAACTGCGCCGAAAAAGTTTAAGGCACCTATGTTCTTTGGGAATAAATCAAAAACGTAACGTTCAAAACCTGTAAGCCTATCAAAAAACTTCTCTAACTCTTCTTTTGTTCCGTCAAACGGGTATGCATTAATAATAGAATCAAATGCAACGTTGACCTTTGCTTCTGCTGAATTGAAAAATGTATGATTTTCAAATTTTGTCCAGTCAATATTCAGTTGCTGGGTCGACTTAAGTCCCGTGCCGGGATTATCAAACTTAAATGATCTATGATCAATTACGCTACCAGACATGTCTGACATTGTTTGATTTTCAATCCTGCCGGCTCCACCTATTATTCTGCGCACAACCGCAGGAGTGAATATTCTCGACTTACTAGTAATAGCCATTATAGATCAACCCTAAATCTTGTACCTTTGCACTCATAAACAATCTCATTACCATCAGTAACAATTAGCAAGTCAATTGTGTAAGAGCGGCCAGGGAATAAAGAACTCATCATAACCTCAAAATACATACCGGCTGAATCCGTTGAGACGCGGGTTCCATTTTTGTCGTTCTCAAATGGAATGATGAGGTCACCGGAAATCGTGTCTCTAATCCTATAATACATCTCATCAAATATAATGCTTTCAGCCTCTAATGCAATTTTGGATGAACCAAGGTTTTGGTTATGATCCTTAGCAAAGACCCGGAACTTTGCTCGTTCTGTCGTTTTATATGCCGGTTTTGTATTTAATAAAGAGAAAGTTAGATTTCTCGACGTTGCGTTATATGCTGACCTCGTTGAGGTATTCATTTCCAACGTCCCTGTAAGAAGTGTAATATCAGTACCAGAACCATCAGACTCTGTATTTCCTGACCATGTGGTAGCAAAAGTAATAGAGCCACTAGCGATTATATGATCTTGTAAAGTTGTAGAGTTTCCTTCTTGGTATCTAGATATATCAAAATCGGAGTCTGTCACAGTCCCGGCGTCAGGTTCAGATGATGGCTCACCGCTAGTGTCTAATGTTACATGTACAACACCCAAGCTAAAAACTGCGGCTGAAAATCCTGCAACATCATTTATTGCTGTTGCTGTTGCAGTCGCGATGTCTGTGGATATATCACCAGACACTATTGTTATCTGTATAGGGTTTGCTAGCCCAACAGGCGCTACATCTGCATCTTCACCAAACCAAAAATTATATGTTGTACCCGGGGCTGCTTCGTTGTCAGTAATTGAAAAATAAAGACCCAATAGATTATTGCTGTCTTCATCATGATCTACTAGCTCTACCCTAATTATCTCTGCTTGTGATGATACTTCTCGGGTCCCGTCAATAACCGGTATCGTAAATGATGCTTCATACCTACCGGCTTGTTCAACATCTTCTGTACCCCATGCTGTGAGCCGAGGGGCATCAACTGTCGCAGAGTATGATCCAGTAGAGTATGTAAGCTCGAGCTTGTCGGGGGGCCCTGACAGTTCGTAGTCTTCGGCAAACGCCAATGTACCCCTAACTGTATTTTGAAACTGTAGCTTCGTCGGAGCATCAAATATTGCATTCTTACTATTATCTCGAAAAGAATCATTCCATGAAATTGTTAAACGTGGCCGAAGATACTGGTTTAAGGCATGCCGAGATGCAAACCTCTTGAGAAAATATGTCTTTCCATCTTGTTCTTCTAACTCAGAAAACGATATTCTGAACCCATTTGAATCTATTGTTGGACTATCACCTATCATTTCTTTTATGATGCTTGTAACATCAAAAGTAAATGGCTCAGTACCCTCTATAAACTCCTTTGAAACATACATTTCAGCAGAAGCATCAGATGAGCTACAGTACACATCTAAATTAGCTATACCTATATTGCCTTTTGCATCAGCCCCGGGAGAGTTCCACAATATTGGTTCCCCAGAATATGAAGCGGTCACAAAGTTACAAATGTCTAGATCACTAAATGCGCCGGTGTCTCTACCTCCACCCTCCGTAAATGATTGTGCTAATGGAAATACTTCAACATTAAAATTGGTAGGTGCCATCTGGCCGTCGAGAATATCATAAAGATAAAGTGTTGCCGTAAAATCACTGTGAGATGAATCTAGCGTTGCCATTTCATCTAAGATATCCAGATCAAAATCAATAAAGATCCTAGAAAGCTCAACTGCAGTGTCAGGAATAAGATCATTATCTGTATCTAGATTGAATGTACCGGCTTTGTTTCCTTGTTGGGTTACTGTGACTGTAAAGTCTGAATCTGCAACAGTACCTGAAGAAGCGTTTTTGACTATGCCTGTGGGATCTATAGTTAATTCAACTTCACCTAAGTCTTTGTCTATTGCAGTAAAAGCCCCAACTGCGTCGAGTGCTACCTGTGCTGTGGCTGCTATGGTTTCCTTTGAATCGCCAGATGTGACTGTTATTTCAATAGGTGTGGCCGAGTCAACCGCCGGATCATTCCCGGCTGCACCTACATTAAACCATGCATAGTATTTCGTGTCTGACTGATCATATAATATAAAGTAAAGACCATCAAGGTTTTCTTCACTAATATCATGGTCACAAAATACTATTGACAGGACTTCACTTTGGTTGACTGCCTCTATAGCAGGAAGGGATGACTCTCCATATAATTTGAATAAATCTAGTGTACCTGCGGTGCCGACATTAGCGTCAGAGGTTCTAAATCGGTTACTCAGAATCTTGTTCTGGATGTAGGTGTCTTTGCTTGCTGTTATATTCAGATACATTCTTTTTTAGCTCCTTAAGATGCATTTCCAATGATGTCATATTTAGGGTATCTCATCTCAAAAATTGAACCAGGAGGCCCGACAATAAGTCCTTTTGCAGTGTTTGAATCAACATCAAAGCTCATGCCGCTATATAACCTATCTTCAACAACACCCCGAAGTGTTGTAACGTTAATGCTGGTCATTGTTAGGACTCCATCTGTATTAATAATAAGGTTCATCAAATCAACCAGGATGATTGGTTGATCTATTTGAAACATCTTTATATCTAATGCTGATTTCAATTTTGCAATAATTTGTTGAACTACCATTATCTTATTATACTTCGGATTAACGACTACATCAAAATCTACCCTGAAGTTTATTATTTGTGCATCTAATATTTCTATGGCATCTGAAATTAGCCTGAATTCATTCAAATAAGTTCTAAGGTTTTTCTTTAGTGTATCAGGTGCAGTACAAAGATTTCTTTTCTTATCCCTGCAGACCACATATAGCTCAGCTGCAAGAGGGTTATTTGGGTTCTGGTGTATTCCTGCCCTGAAGACTCTTCCAAATTTTGATGGAAGTGTGTAAATTCTTGCTAATAGGTCTTCTTTACTCACAACTCTAGACTGCATAGATTTTACTGCAGGTATTTGAGCTCGTAGTTCTTCAATATCAGGAGCGGGTGCACCACCGGCACCTGGATTTACATTGGTAACCCTTAACTTTGTCTTCATTAGGTTCATCTCAACAATTTCTTCAGGTGATGGGCTTTCTAGCATGGGCCACTTTACATGTAATGTTGGAATTGATCTTATTCTACCAGGCATGACATTATGATTAATGCCTCCGCCGTACCGATATCTGATCGTAAGTGTTGTATTTTTGGGTGCCATGCCTAATGTTTGCGTTTCAAGCATCGAGCTTGGATCAATCGAAAATCTAGAAAACATTGTTTTCCCATAAAGGGGTAATGATAAATCGCTAGGATCAGGAATTATATCATCATCCAATGAGTCTGCGTCGCCTCCCCCAAACTGTAACTTTGTTGTCTTTGTAGCAACATTCGGAACAACTATGAACCGATATGGCGCTGGTACAATTTCTAGATTTTTCTCAACTAGCTCATAATCATCATCTAAATTTACTATACCTCTAAAAACTGTGTCTTGAGATAATGATTCTACTTCATAGTACTCGTTTCCGTCAGAATCAGTAACTTGCAAAATTTCAGTTATGCTTTGTCTAGCAAGAGAAATTCGCCTGAATGGTTTGTGAGGGCCCGTTATATTAAATGACTCTGTTGCTTCTTTCCCGGATATACAAACAACTTCCCTCTCAACTTCGAATATCAGTGGGTTTCCATTCTCATCTGACTCTGATACTGCTGAGCTAGCTATTAAGCTACCGTTACGGTCTTTTTCCCACATGTATAAATCTTCTACAGTCACGAACGTTACACCACCTCCCCCAACAATTGTACCTTCACCGATGGTCGGCAACAATCCTTGGTGCGGGACATACTCACCATCTTCAAGATTTGAAGGAACAAAGGCAGTGAACTTGACACTAACAACTGCTGGACTAACACCATATTGTTTCACACCGGCAGCGCGCAGGTGACGTTGAATATTTTTCGTCTCAACTGCGGTTTCCCAGTTCAATTCGTTGAATTGGTGATCCAAATAGAAAGACATTGTGTCTCCCACCATCGCAGCCATATCTAAAAATAGGCCACCAACTGATGCTTCACTGAAATCTCTTATCCGGTCGCCGAAATATGATTTAGCATAATCATATAGCTCAGCTCTAAATGAATCAAAATCCCGCGCAACGTAGGATCTATTTCTATTCTTCTTTATTTGATTATTAATTTTTTGTTTAACACGGCTCATTTATTATCATCCTGTCGAGTATAATAGTACTTCAATTGCTTTGTCGACAACGCCAAGTTTCGGGATATCATATATGACCCTAACCCCCAACTTGCCTGTGTGTTCATTATCATGGTGGTCCGTAAATGTCTCAAATGTCTTAAGCGCAATAAACGGAATGTATTTTCTGGTAGCTATTGATATTCTGCGGATTGCTTCACGGTCACCATTCTCAGAGCCAATCTCGTGAGTAAGCTCACTGAGGTTTGCACCGAAGTCATAAAACCCAAGCCTGTCGCCATGATTGGTCAGAATAAGATTTCTAAAATTATCATGGATTTGGTCTGCTAAATTTTTATGCATCTTTAAAAGACCATCATCACCAGGACCTATCTCTAAAGGGGTCTTTATACCAATTGGTATGAGGTTATCATCCCACCTGGTTCTATTCTCTTTATAAAATTCGTCCTTAACACCTACTGAACGAAAGTCATAAACTCTAGAACTTTGGTTTTGGACATTACAACTATCGTTACCTGACATGTGTCTACCTTTTAAGTTACCTACTAACTAATTATCATCTTGGGGAGAATATGAGTTAATTCTTAGCCATAGAAATCGTCCCCTCGACCAGGTTTCCATCCAGATCTTTTTAAGCCAGCAGAAGCTTCTGCATCTGCTGCTGCTTGTCGAGCAGCTCTTTCTGCTGCAGCTTCTTTAGCAGCCAAACGATTTAGGGCTTCCTCTCCTTTGGCTCGTTTCTCTTCGTCAGACATCATTTCTGTAGCTACTGCATCTTTTCCGGCAGTGTCTAATATTCCGTCTACGTCAGGAACGTCGTGACCAGCAGCCTCTAGAGCAGATAAGATAGGTCCCATGGCACCTAGTATCAACATAATAGGTAATACTAGCAAACCAATGAAACAAATTGCTAAATCAAGCAACCCTAATGTTGGGATCATTAATGCAGGAATATCCAGTGCTGCGCCAATTGCAGGCAAAACTAAATCAAGTAGCCCATCAAAAGAAAGATCTGGAATATCAAATTTTAGAAGACCTACGGCAAAATCTATGGGCAAGGTTAACAACCCAAAAACTAATGCACCTAATGCAGGTAGCTCAGGCATATCCAGATCACCTATTATCCCTATATCAGGAATTGGAATCGGGGGCATACCCGGTGCTATTAACTTGAAAGGTAATGCAGGTAGCTCAGCAGCTAAACCTGGTAGCTCTAAAAACCCAGGGATATCTACATCTAAAACGATATTTAACATAGGGAGAAAGGGTGCTATTGAACCTAAAGCAAGCTTAAGCATTAAGTTGCATATACCAAATGGTTCATAACCCTCTCCATCTGGTGGGGGCTCTGGGCACTCTAAGGGCATGCATGCCGCGGCGGCACCGACGGCAGCATCAAATGGTTCGGCAACTGCTCCTGGTACTGACATCTTTACTCCTTACAGCAATTTCGCGACTTTTGAACGTGCGTCGTCCATATCGGCCTTCAACTCAGCTACATGTGCTGCTAGTTGAGGCATTATGACTGGTGCACCAAGATTGGATATAGAAGAGCCCACATCTGCCAGAAGTGCATTAGCAAACTTATCAATAGCTGCAATAAATAAGTCTCCTAAAAGCATTGGCTCAGTCGCACCAACGCCTAAAGCAACCTGATTGCCGGCACCAAAGTCTTTTTCAATACCGGAACCAATTACAACCTTAGGCCCGTCGATCATAATAACACCATCGGGCCTGATCGTAATTATTCCCCTACCTTCGCCGGCCTCGTCATCTTTCTTGCCTTCTTTAACAATTGTTATTGATCCTTGAATCGGGGGATCCTGGTCCATATCTTGGCGGGCAATAAGACGAATCTCATCTGACTTTGCAATAATAGCAGCCTGGCCAATGCCATCAGCAAACTCTTTCAAGAAAACATTGGGTGCTGTAGCTGCACTATTGCTAAGAGGATTTCCTACATTCTTATCATCCAAAGCCTTAGGCATATCTGGGTACTCTATACTAAAATTAAAGTCCGGAAGTGTATTCATGGACACATAGATTCTAGATGCGTCATTAAAGAAATCCGGGTCACCTTCAGCAGGGTTAGATAATCTATTCTCTGTATTGTCAGAGTCATTGCCAGCACCAATCGGATTTTTGTCAACTTCATCATAGTTTCTGACGTTTGTTATAACTCTTGGTGCTGTTAACTCAGCATCGGCGTCCGGGTCGGCTAAGTATCTCCCTCTGCCGGCGATGATATCGATAGTTCCAGAAAATGTTCTTTCATTTTTGTCAGCCGGACCTTCATCTTCCGGAGGAGAGTCATATTCTGCTTGAGCAAGAGAAGGACCTGTAGAAGTTGCCGAAGACCATTCTGCTTTTGCGGCGTCTGGAATGGTGTCCTTCGTGAAGCCGCGATCTTCACCTAAAGAGATCAATGTATTATTTGAACCCTGGATTACTAAATCCCCGGGGCGCTTTGTCCAGCGGGGAACGGGCTCAAGTGTAACTGACTGCATACCCATTGAACCTGAATATATTTGTTCAAACTTTCCTTCCGTACGAAATCTTGTTTTTCCCGGGACACCGGCGCCGTCTGGAAAACCTACACCACGGTCGTCCTCATCCGGAGGATCAACTTCTCTCTCATCAGGATTTGAAGTGAGTGCGCCATATGCCCTGTCCGAATGTGTATAGTTTAGATCATCAATAAAGTCTGGCTCGGATATTCTGCATATCCAATAACCAATAGAAGATGCAGCACCTTTGGGATCCTCTACGAAAACCCAAACGTGTTCTCCTGGTTTAACAGGCATTCCAAGATACGGCGGAAAGAATGGAAAGCATACCATATGAGAATCATCTTCCTTTGATCCTTGGCCGGCATGAACAATTTGTACAATACATGTGTTTCTAGGGGCTACGTCGAGAAGCGATTCATCTTTAAGAATGCTAGCAAGATCTGACATTTGGTCTTCATCAAAAATTGAAGGATCATGAATAACATCAATGACCACACCTCTATATAGGGATGGAAGCCCCGGGGCATCTGCATTTTGTTTCGCAATTATGGCACCGGCAGAGGCAACACTCTCTCCGGACAATCGGCCGATTGCATCATCTTGTGACATGATTAACCCTCATTAATTTGAGAAAATAGATCATCCGGGTCTATTTTCTCAGACCTTTCTTCTGCCTTGCTTATAAGCTCAGCTAGTTTCAAAATCTGTTCATTTGATTTGCTCATTCTCTCTAAGTATTTCGAGAGCGTAGGGCCCATGGTTGAATGTTCATATGCACCACCCATCATCTCTGATTTTGCTTCGTCTAATAATAGCTGGGCTTGTTCTCTATCTGATAACGCATTTTCATAAATCTCTTTCCAGAGAAGCTTCTTCTTATCATCTGATTTTTCAATCGAGTTAAGTAGATCGGAAAACTGTCTTATCTTATCTTCTGACTTCGAGACCTTTTCTAACATTTTGTCTTCACTCATTATAGCTCCTAAAATATATCAAACTTCTTATCTGGGCCCCTGACTAATGACCGATAATGTTTTCTGATTATTGACATTGCTACGGAGAGTTGCTTGGGCGTTAAACCAGATATATCCCTTACATACACAAAAATTGCACGCTTATTTAAGAAATCTAATTGATCAACCGTCTCAAAAACAGTTATAACTGCATCAATACACTTCTTTTCATTCTCGCCAGAAACACGGGTTTGAATTTCTTTAAGCACTTCCATTATTTCATTTTTGAAATTTTGCTTTATCATCTCCTCATCAGGAGGCAATATAATATCATGAGATGCATATGTTTGTTTATCGCGTCTAGACATACCTTCTTGGTGGTCAACGCTAACATGCCGGCGTTCACTCTTAATTCTTCTTCTAGAATTAATGATTAGCCAGTTCTTTGCAACAACATTAAAATATGAAAATGCTTTTGTACCCTTATCTGGGTTCCATTTGTGTATTGTTTCAAACAGAAAAGAAACACAGTCATTCTTAAGATGCTCATATGGCTCACCTGGAGAAATAAAGCCATATATGAAAATTAAATTCTGAGCTAGCTTTTCAAATGCTGGAAGAATTTTTTCAAGATAAAGCTTGTTTTTTTCTTCTAAGCTGTCTGAGTTTTGGTATTGTATTATTGCGTCTTGGGTTTCTAAATTGAAATAATTTTTACTACCTGACTTTCGACGCCGAATAATTCTTTTTGGTTTTGGTTTGGTCAACTTCTTTATCCTTCTTCTGCATCGTCAGCCCCTATATCAGAATATCGAACGTTAACTGAATCCACCAATGTATTTGCAACATCTAGTATTGCTGCCCTAGACCTCTTAATGTCATGATGTACGCGACGTATCTCTGCACTATCATGAAATAAAGGTATGTCTAAAATCTTATTCACGGACTCTTCCCTCTCATCTAATATATCCAACGCTTCTTCTATAGAATCTTGCATATTTAGTATTTTAATGCCAAATTTTATATTGTAATATATTGATGCAATTAGCATTGCCGTTTGAACGGCTGCTATCGTCCCTAAGATCCAAACTATCATAACTAAATTAATCCATCAAATACTTCGTTATACCTTCTACAAATTTGCTTATGAGAAAACTCTTCCAGTAGTACAGCGCTTAAATCGGTTGCCCACTCTTGCGGAAGAGAATTTGATTCATAAAACTTTCTAAGACGCTGTTTTGCATCTTTTTCAACTGGCTCAGCCCATTTCATTCCTGGCAAAAATATTCTACCATCTACTCTAGATTTGTGAATTTCCTGTAGGCTGTAGCCCACCTTAATGAATTTACCTCTATTTAGAAAATCTAAATGGCCTGACCAGTTTGTAGCTATCACAGGGAGACCGGATGCTGCAGCCTCCAAAAGTGGGAGGCCATACCCTTCTCCGCGCGTGAATGAAACTAATGCCTTGACCTTTTGATTCCTGTACAAAGACGCAACTTCTTCTTGTGTAAATGTACCATGTACAAAATGAATTTTGGGATATTGCCCTGTCCTAACCTCATTTATAAGTGACGTCAAAAGTTTCTCAGTTACGACTTTGTCAATTTTAGTATTTTTTCCAGAATTTGTCTTTATTATAATACCAACGTCTTTGTCATCCTTAAATTCTTCGCATAACCATTTGATGCTATTAAACATATTCTTTCTATCATTATGCGGATTATTTCCTGTCAACTGCCCGAATAAAAGAAAGTTAAAACTAGTATCAATTGGCAAATCTAATGGTACAGGATCTTTAGAAATAGCATCATAATAAGATTCATGAACGACATGCAGGGGGACACTTAAGCTTCCTGTATTTTTAATACAAGTTCTTACATGTTCAGAAGGAACAATCACCATATCCATCTGGTTTGAATTCATAATCCAATGAGGGTTGCATTGATCGGTTTCGACAAATGCTGAAACACCAACGTTCTTTTTTGCTAGTGAAGGATCCCACTCATTAGGTAATTGGACCTGGATTGAAACATCAGGCTTGGCTGTTGTTGCCACTGATCTTTTCATTATCTCCCCGACTAAGCCACCCTCATCATCTTGGTTAATCATCCAACTAGTCATACCCCATGGCACTACCTGCGTTACCACATTTACGTTCTGCGTTAATAACCATTTGAATATTTGCCTGGAATGTGTTCCATAACCAGAATAACTTAATAAAGGAGCTCTAATTACTACTGTCTTCATTTATACCCCTATAACGTCTTGCATGACCATGGTTGATACCGGTCTTTCCAGTTTGATATTGTATCATTCATTGTATCGTGCCATAAATCAACTGTTGTTTGATAATTGAATTCTGAGTCGACATAGCGGAATGCTTTTTGCCCTAATTCTTTTCTTTTCTCAGGCCCGAGTAGGTACATTTTTTCAATAGCATCTGCTATGGATGTATGTGAAACTAAATCTTCATATATGTACGGCACTTGTTGTGATCCAACTAAAGTCTTAAGTTCAACATCAATCGCAACTCCATTCTCAGAACCATCGCGGTGGTCAACAACTTGCCGAGTTAAACCCCCCGTTTTGACTGCGATTATTGGTTTACCTACCTGCATAGCCTCAAGTGTTGCTAGGCCGAAGCCCTCAGCATAACTGACATTAATACATGTATCTGATATGTTATGCAAGACATTAATTTGCTCAAAATCTAATCTGTCTTTTGAGAAAACAACACTATCTCTTATTCCTAGCATGTCTGCTACTTCATATAGATTTTGACCTTCACGGTCTGTTGGATCTGTGTGTAAAAGTAGTGATGCCTTATTTGTGCCATGATTTTTTTCAAGGCGGTCCATAAACTCTTTCCATGCCCATAATAAATCGCCGGCGCGTTTTCGGCGTGCATTACGATTAATCCAAAAGACAACAAAGTGATCTAAACGTTTTTCGCCCAACACTTGTTTCTTAAATTTTGATACCTCTAAGGGTGGTAGGGAACGATATATATCGCCTGGTAATGCATGAGGAATAAAGTTTACACGATCAGGAACAATCTCTTTGCACACCTCATATGTAAGGTGAGAATGACAATTTAGCAAATCCGTTGATTCATATAATACGCTGTTGAACTTTGGGGTTGGGCGATTATCCCATACATGCCAGTAAGCTATAGGGCAGACTTGGTGTATTTCATCTTCCATTTCCCAAGCCCAGATAAAGAAACGAGGATCAGTAAATAATAAAAGTAGATCAGGTTTTTCAGTTGCTAAAGTAACACGTAATAATTCAGGAGTACCAAAACCATCAATAGGGCGGATAATAAAATCATCATTAACATGTACAGTGTCATAGTTATCATGCTTCATTGCTGCACCGAATTGACGAAAGGTCCACTCATTTTTTTTGAGCAGACCATTTATCAGGTGACGGGTTTGAACACCTACACCACTAGTGCTTAAAGCATGATCAGATAATACTAATACTTTCTTTTTCTTCAAGATACACTCTCACATTCTTATTGGAATTGTATACCGCCGGCTCATGACATAAACTAGTCATCAACAACTGCTCTACCAATCATATTCTCCCAATCTCTCTCTGCTTGAGGTCGAACATCTAGATTCTTTTCCCAAACTGCTGTCAGGACGTTGGGGTTTATATTCAGGTCTTGTGCAACAAACCTAATTGCGTTTAGATCCTTAGGAAAGCAATGGCCACCAAAGCCCAAGCTTCCGTCAGGACCAGGAACTGAAAGATGGGATTTACCAATACGATTGTCATATAATGCATATTCAACTACCTTGTCAAAATCAATATCCATGCCGTCACAGACCTGTTTCATTTCATTTGCAAATGATACCTTCGTTGCAAGAAAACAATTAATGAAATACTTTACTGTCTCTGCGACATTCGCGCCGGTCTTAATAATAGGAACATCAGGGAACGCTCGGCGGTACATTGTCTTTACTTTGGTTGAAGCCGGTCTAGGCCCCCCGATAATAATTCTATTCTGGTTCTTAAAGTCATCAAAGCTGTTAGCTTCAGTTAAAAACTCAGGATTAAAAATGATAGTAACATTTGAATACCGATCATTAAGACGGTCTGTCGTGCCTGGTTCAATTGTAGATTTAATTACAGCAATCACCTTCTTGTTAAGGCGGCGGTTTGCATCATTAATCTCTGAAATTGCATCTTCTACAATCCTAGTATCACACCGCCCAGACTGTTTCATAGGAGTAGGCAAGCAAACAAAGACAACTTCATCTACACGATCAACTAGCTCTGAGATGGTTTCACATGTTGAATTCTTGGATGGATCAATATCACATGTTTCGACATTAAATGCATGATTCATACCTTCTCTAATAGCAGAGCCAACGAAGCCTTGCCCAATAATACCAATAGTTTTTTTCATTTTTTCCTCTTAAAGTTCGTCGCCAGGACAATGTGGCGTGTTTTTGAAGTCACAAAATTTACATGCATTCCCGCGATTTTTGGGGAAAAACCCCCGCCTAACCGTCGAAATCATGCTAGATACAAGCTTATCAGCTTTTTCCTGAGTCTTAGGGCCTACGGAGACTTTTATAAATTCACATGTGCGCCCTGGCTTGGCACCACGTTTTAATAAAACAAACCCGCAGTATACATCCTTGGGATCAACATTCAACTTACGGCTCCAATAATTCTTATATAGAGCAATTTGTGCCTGTGTTAAAAAGCTTCGCTTTTTATCAGAGTTCCACCCTCTAGCATTCGCGGTTTTCCAGTCAATTATATAACACTTAAGGTTACCCTTTTTATCCCTACACTTAATGATTGCATCGATATAACCCTTATATGTCATAGAGTCATCGCGGTAAACGGACTCCATTAGTGGATACTCAGCAGCTACTGTTTCCCATCCAGGAAACTCTTTTTCCATAAAATCGGGTAAGTCTGTAATACAATTCTTCGCCCAATCAACCCAGTCGTCAATCTTATTATGCCGGTATTTCCAGCCTTGTGCGGATGAGCGGGCAGTCATCCCGTCAATAAATTCTTTTGAATCGAAACCCTTTTCTTCCCAAGCAGCCCTTAAGGCAACCTCAGTTTCATCTAAAATAAGTTCGCGGGTTTTTAAGAAATGTTCACAAGCTTCATGAACGATCGTTCCGTAATCTAAATACGGAGACTCGTCAAACGTTTGTAACTTATCGATATACAAGAGCTTATGACGGAAAGGGCACTCTTTCCAGTTCCGGACTTCAGAATAGGAAACGTGCCCTTTATTTGTTGGAAAATTCGTCATATTATAGTATAACGCTCCAGTCATAAATGTTCAGTTATTTCTTCCAAAAACTATAAAGATTTTTTTCAACCTCATATTCAAAATACTCAACGTTACGATTGGGCTGTGTTTGTGCCCAAGCATACATTTCCCTAACTGTAGCTTCAAGGTCTGTATTATCAACAAACCCTAATCCTTCTTGGGCTTTTGTATGATCTGAATATGCTGTATGTACTTCATTTCGTTTTTCGAGATGTACCAAATCGACATTATTCCCAAACTCAGCAGCTACCTTTTGTACAGTAAGAGCTGCATCATTAATTGTCCAGTACTTATCTGCACCGATATTAAAGGTCTCGCCATGGAAGTCGTCCATTAGTAATTCGAATGGCTTCATGTAAAAGCTAATATCAGAAAATGCCCGAACCTGAGTGCCGTCGCCAAAAATCGTAAGGGATTCATTATTCATCGACTGACGAATCCAGATACCAATTACATTTCGATATCGGTCCCAGATATTTTGGTATACACCAACTACATTATGAGGGCGTACAATGGAGTAATTAAGCCCGAAGTGATCCTTAGCTAATGCAAGATCCATCTCTACAGCATATTTTGCAATGCCATACGGATCTTCAGGGGTCTGTGGTTGCGTCTCTACAAAGGGAGGCGTACCTTCACCATAAACTGCCATTGATGAAGTAAAGATAATCTTTTCAACTTCATTATTGATACATGCATTAATAACATTCGAAGAACAAACAACGTTGTTCGTATAGTTAAAGCTTCGAATATATGGGCTTAAACCTTCAGCAGCATAAGCAGCAAAATGATATACATAATCTGGTTTATGATCTGCAAAAATCTTATTAACAGCAGGAGCATCATTCAAATCAGCTTCATAAAAAACTGAATCTGGATCGACACTGGACTCATAACCTCCAAATAGATTATCAATACCTACAACAGTATATCCTTTACCGGTTAAATAGCGTGAAAAATTAGCACCCAAAAGCCCGGCTGCACCGGTAATTAAAACTGTTTTACTCATCTAAAGTTCTCCTAAGTAGATTCAATTGAATTATACAACATTAATATTAGAAGTTCAACCTACAAATCCACGATTTCTCAAAAATAATGATTCAGTTTGTTGTTGCATGGAGTCAGGAGAAAGCATGTCTACGTCAGGACTTATATTGTAGTGATAAGCACATATCGGTAAGTAAGATCTCCCGAGCTCTAATTGTCGACATTGATGAAGTATCGGAAGATAAATTGCTTGATCTGCAACTCGCTTAAAATATTCACCCTGAGCATTGTAGAAGTTTTCCATATCGATATCATTTATTAGATATTTTCGGAACGTCTTAAGGTGAGAACTTACCCACTCTGTCTCATATACATCAACATCTTTTGCTATGGGCTTTGAACCGCCCGAGATTGTAAAACCCCAACGTTGATTTGTCCATACCGCACCAATGGGTTTCTCTGGATGGTTATATTGTTCATTAATAAGGGTAAATGCATCCATATCGCATAACCAGTCATCACCATCAACATGACATATAATATCATTATCGTCTGCCATACTAATTCCCGTTAGTATATTAGGAAGAGCATGATATTGATTATCATTTTCAATTACGGTCACTTTATCTTTTGCGTTGGCAAACTTTTCTAGAAAACGATGTATCTCAGAAACAGTACCGTCAGTAGAATTATCATCAATTATAACTACTGACCAATTGGTATGGGTTTGGGCCCATATTGAATATAGACAACGTGCAACATACTCTTCTGCATTCCTCACAGGAATGACTACCTTAAAATGATTATTCAATCTCATCACCTTCAATCATAAGAGTCGGATGGGATATATCAAGGCCTAAGTCAGGGGTTGGCTTCTTGAAGTCGACCTTTTCATGAAAAACCCAACCCCCCATCTTTTCGCCAAGTTGAGCTGCGAGGCGGGTAATATCTTTATTTGTAACCTTGGACCATGACTTATCAAAAAACATGTTATTTTCTGGCGTGTCTTCCTGGGGAATATTATAAAGGCTCTGCCAATGTTGCGACCAGTAATCACGATATGTTTTAATTTTTCTTTCTAGATTATACCACGAATAATGATAAGAAACAGGCAGCATTTCAATATTTTTTTGAAACCACTGCTTATATTTTTCATGGGCGTCTGCATTGTTTCCTAATGCTGCAACTCTAAGATTATGAGCTTCTTCAATATAGAAAGATGCATGTGGAATTAACTCGTTAGTATCCTTATGAATATAGTCACAACCATCAGTTCCAGGAAGGGCATGTAAATATCCATGTTCATCATGTGTTTGCAGCGGCTTTGGAATTCCATGGGTGATCTCTGGTTTGTTTCTAGAAACCCTCCATTTCCATGGTGTTACATCCATACGCGTCTTTCCTTTATCACCCCAAAATTCCACGACCGGGAGGGAAATTAGATCAACCTCTTGAGGAAACACAGTTAAGAGCCGTCGGATTTTCTCATAATCATTTTCATGGATCACTTCATCTGCATCTTGCTGCCAGCAATATTTCATTGTACATGTACTTCGTGCTTTGGCTTTTTGAGCCCCATCAAAGACAGCAAATCGTGGGTGATCCCAATCTCTTTTAACTAAACTAACCTTAAGTCGCGGTTCATTTTTTGCCATGGATAGTAATTGTTCATACGTACCGTCATCTGAACCTCCATCAACAACCACCACTTCATCACAGAAGCCTAACATTGATTTAATTGATTGGACCCATGGATAACCACCGGTGATGCAATTAAGGGTGGTTGTGTAGCCGCTCAAGGTAGGATTATAGTTCATTGCATACTTGATACCATTCCAGAATCTTTCCCGGGCTCCAAATAGGTATGCCTGAGTGTCAAACGTATCTTCAGTATCAAACCAGATTTCATCCTTATGTTGCACATTGTCATTAAGCACCAGCTTACAACCGAGTAGTTTGGCCTCAATCACAATCCGCGGACATGTATCTGCACCAGCAGGTAAGAATACTAAACCCTCTGCTTTCGAAAGCTTTTCAAGGACGTCGCCATATTCTAGGTTTTGTATTAACTCATACTCTAGATCATTATCGATGCAATGTTGAATTGCTGCATCTGTACCTTTAACCCATGAAGTACTTCCTAGTACTAACCACCCGCTGCGATCTGATTCTTTATTCTGTTCAGAGAGGTAATTAACTGCAGTAAAAAATTTCTCTGAGAATACTGAGCTAAGTACTGTGTTGTCTTTTTCTGAAAGGAATGGAAAATGATCTAGATATATACCTTGCTGCGCTTCTGACATCCACCATATACTTTTAGCACCACACATGAAGGCTGATATCATCTTTCCATGGATATCATTATGACAGTCGCATGAACCGGTCTCATTAATATGTTTCTGAGGTGATCTAAATTTACAGTATTTATAGTCATACTCTAGAATAGAGTAACTGAGATTAGCAACAATGGAAGGGATCAAACTGAGATCCATATGCGCATAATTTCCAAATACCCAGTGTTTATCCATACCTTGCTGAAGTACTTCAGGGGTAATCTGGTTAGAATGTAATTTATAAACAGAAAATGGAGAAGATTCAATCAAAGCCTCAGAGGTAAGTTCAGCACCCCCTTGAAGATCTTCTACAAAAAAATCTGAGACAAAAACTATGTCTGAATCTGGGGTTAAATCGGTATTCCCATCTTCAGTAAATGGACTGTTAAACATGTACTATTCTCCTACCCGGTAACAATGATCAGCTTATGAAGAAGGTACAGTGAAAAAAAAAGATGTACAATTGCTTATACAAATTTCCTTTACAGCCCTATTATAAATAACTGGATCTGAATCTGAATCAGTACTGAATCTGAATAACTGTTAATCAGTATTCTATTAATATTAGATCAGCTTACTTTATTAATAGATCTATAGATCAGTATTGAATCAGTATATTAACTAGCTTTAAGGGAGTCCGGGTAAGTTAAGTTGGATTCCATTCCCGTCTTGTACGTTCGCAGCGTTAATGGCATTTACTTTAACTGCCACAGCTGCATCAGCCTTC